GAAACAAAACAACTTAAGAGAACATTATGAAAGTTAAAAACTTAGAGTCACTAAAAGAATTAATCTTTAATGAAGATGTTGTAACTATCCCGTTAGGTTTTACTTATACAGGGTCAGACTGTTACGGGTGCTATCAAGACTTGGTTACAAAAGAGATCTATGTTAGACACTCAGAGAATAGCTTTTATAAATACAATTCTGTAGAAGAAACTATTGCAGAATATAAAGAATTAGGTTATCTAGTTAGTTTTAATTTATTGGATAAATGAATAGTTGCTTTGTTGGGTCGTTTTATAATAAAATGCCTCTTAACAAGGTAATTTAATTTAACTTAAAGAGGGTAATAAAATGACTAATAATAATGAACAGATGTACTTATTGAATGAAAACAGATTTAATAAACCAGCTTTGAATGCCGAAACTAAAGAAGAAATGAAAGGATTAATTAGTCTAGGTTATGGTAATTTTGTAAGAGTACTTGATGACATCTTTGTAACATATATATCTATAGATCCAATTAGTTGGGAAAAAGAAAGTGTTAGGATGTACAAGGCTTATTTAAACTCAGACATTTTTTAAATAAAGGGTTGCTTTGTTGGAGCATTTTAAATAAAAATGCTTCTTAACAAGACAATTTAATTTTTGAGAGAATATTATGAAAAATAAACACTCTTCTAAGCGCCTAGAGCGTCTATTCAAGTTAACAGATACATTACAAGAGAGGACACTTAGAACTAAGTATCTTTTAACCAAACAGGGGCTTTCTAAGGGTGCAGAATTGTATAAGCCGAGGGCTATTGTTAAAACGGTTATTGTGAGGGGCTAAGTATGAAAATTAATCTAGGGTGTGACGAGTTTACAGCAGATTATTGAGCCTAATCCACATTTTCATTCAGGGACTAAAATGTATAACCCAAGGTCTAGCTAGCTTTTTCATTCAATAGCTGATTCTAGAAAGGATAATTTCTATAGAGAAAATGGTTTTCATTTGACAGGGGATTCTGCAGGAATTAAGGATTTATGAGATAATCTCAATTTTTCTAAATGTTAATTGTTTGTTGTTAGATGTTAATAAATTGTTAACAAGGCTAACAGGAGTTAACAATTTTAAAATGTTAATCTATTGTGACAAACAATTAACATTTTATTAACAATTACATACATTGAAAACAGGTTACGAATGATGGGGAAAGAATTGTTAAAAGTCAATACTTAATTAGAGGTAAATTAAAATGTACGTTTTATATGATGGTATGCAAGAATCAAGCCAAGATGTTAAAATATACTGCCCTACGTTAAAGGGTGATTTCTATCTAAGCCCGTGGTTTGCGAGTTACCCAGTTTGGGATAATGATAATTTCTTTTTTATAGAGGGGTTAGGGAATGATGAGTTAAGACTATCTACAATGTTAGAGTTCTAGTAAGTATCATGCCAAAAAGATTAATTTTGTTAGAATAGTTTAGTCCAGAAAATCACCTGTATATAACAAAAATACATATACTGCTGAGACGTCCTGAGAGCCATTCTGAGGGGTTTTTGTGTTTACCCTAACATTGACAGTTTGAAGAGGAGATCTCAATTCGCCAATATATTGGCGGTGGACATTTGACAAAGTGGCACAGTATTTGCCAGTAAGGGTATTGAGAACAATTCTCATCAAAAAGTGTGCCAAAAATAAATTAAAATAATTTGTTGAAAGGGGTTGCCTGTTTTCAAAATTTAGTGCTAAGATCACCCCATCAAGGCAATAAAGCTTTTAACATATTCTATATAGGAATCATTATCATGTTATCACTAAATGAAAAAGCAGCTCACTCAGTAACATACTTTGAAGCATTGCAAGCTAACCCAGATAATACAAAACAGTTTGCTATTGAAAAGCTAGGGTATTCAAAAGGTGAAGCTGAAGAAGTGGTGAAAGTATGGTGTGATTGTTTTGTAGAATTATCTAACGTTATGGAATGGGATCAGATTGTAGAGCTATCACAGGAAACAATCACTGAAGAAGAGATCGCCAAGTCACAAAAACAAGATACAACAAAGTCAATTGTTAAGCAATTTATGAGTGACTGGGACAAAGAGTATAAAGCGATAAAGAGAGTTCAGAAATTACAAGAGGATCTAGACTGGGTTTATAAAACAGAAAAACCATATGAAAGAATTGCTAACAGTTTGAAGCTATGGAAACAAAAACACACCGATGCTTTCCAAGTGATTAAAGACAAAGTGGTAAAAGGATTGTATACAGAATCAACACTTGATAAGGCTATCGAATTGCACGGAAAGAATGATCTGGGGTATGTAATAGACTGTTTTATGGACATGTTAGAAGAGGCATAAAACCTTTTCTTTTATAACTTTTTATTCTAAGTGAATTTGCTGAAGAGGGTTGCACTGCCCCCAGAATTTGCTATTATTTATATCAAGCAAGGGGGAACAGAGATACACCCCCTCCAAACGAGAATTATTATCAAATAGGAATATTAAGATGAATAAGCAAGAAACATACCAAATTATCGAACGTTTTTCTAAATTAGTAGATAAATATGAAAACAAACCAAAGTGGCACACTCTTTGCAAGGATGTAGTTTTCTGTGCGGAGTCTCTAGCACAACAAATCAATCTTGGCAAGGATAAATTTGAAATAAAAGAATATGTTGAAGATGTTAATAATGCAATTGAGAATTGTTATCAACAAGAAATAATTTAAAATAAATGTGTTTTGAGGGTTGACACCCTCAACCAGTTTGCTATTATATACACATAGACAAGGCGAACAACAAACAGGAAAAAACATTATGCTTAAATTCAAAAAACACTTTGCGGGTCGTTATATTGCAACACTAGGAACAGCAGTTATAGTAGTTGAGAAGCTGGAAGGGGAGTGGACATCATACCTTGAAGGGGACATGACAAGGGACACACAAGAGTTCTACCATACAAAAAAGCAAGCTATTGAAACAGTTAACTGCTATGCAAGTAATCCTGACAATGTGAAGGAATGGCAAGAATACTTAACTGAAGAAGAGGTAAAAGTTTTTCAAATCTAAATAAGAATCATTATCAACAAATGCCACTGTAAAATGTGGCATTCTTTTTGCATACTAAATGTTATGTTATAACATAACAAAATCTCTATTCACTTAATGAATAATTCCCACCTATAGCAAGTATCTAGCAAGCTACGTGCCAACTTGATTTTACTAAAACACACTCCCTCTGAAAGCCTTATAAATAAAGGGCTAGAGACTTACGTCCTCAAAAGCAATTCCTGAGCATATGCAACACTACCCAATACACTAGCTCAGGTTAATTAACCTTGCTCATACAGGCTCTCTCAAGGCGTTATATCTATATAAAACACTTTGGCACAGTATGTGCATATGAATAAACCTTGCATATGTATGCAAAAAGTGAATAATTGAGAATAGTTTGCATTTAAAGGTTAATGCATACCTATGCACAAATTGTGCATAAATATCTACCCATTATCTACTACGTAGATGCAAGTAGTTCTCATTTACAAACAGTTATTAACCATAGGTTAAATGATAATTATTCTTATTACACTAGAACACACATAAATCTAAATGATAATCATTACTAAATACGAATAGTTATCATTAATAAACTCTAATAATATCAATAATCTAAATGAGAATTGTTTTTATTTGCAATGTGCAAATGAGAAGTGTTATTGTTTAAGAATTAATCTTATTTAGAAATGTTAGCGTTTGTTAACATAAATAGTAATTATTCTTATTTAGATTACTTTATTAATCTTTTTAATGAGAATGATTCGTATTAATTGATAAATTAAAATGTGGTATGTTGTTTGCATGTAATGCAAGAAGGATACCTCTTTGTTGCTATGCAACATATATGCCAAACTACCTTGAAAGCCTTTATTTATATAGCCATGGCTATATGAGAGTGATTGTTATTTGCAATTGCAAATTAAAGTAGAATGTTATGTTACATAGTAACAAAAGGGGGATATTCGTCAACCTTGTTGACAAAGACAGGGTATTGTGAGAAGGGATAATTGGGGAAGGGGATTGCTGTAGTGGGAGTTGTGGGGGAGAGGGGTTTAACAAACCACGAACACTAACACGACAACAACACAAGACCATTCACCTACTGTTACATAGTAACAAAAGTAAACACCATCTATTGCGTAGCAATAAAAGTACACTCTCTGTTAACATCGTTAACAAATATATAACCTTTCAAACAATAATCCTCTCACAAGCAATAATATCTCTGATGTAAATTAATTGTTAATAAAAGGTATGTTCTCGTTAACGTAGTTAACAAAGTGTAAACCCCCTTTACAAAATACAACTATTCATCATATCTATGATAAGAAGTATTATATTCATCTAACTAATACGACATAATATAGAATATGTTAAATATAGATGAGAATGATTCTTGTTTGGAGGGAATACTTATTCAATAGGAATTGTTGTTATTTGAGAGGGATTCTCATCAACTACGTTGATAAAAGAGATACTTGTTGAGAGGGGTTCTTATTTGAGGGAGTAGGATATTTTATACGGAAAGTAGGTTGTTATGTTATAGTATAACAAACGTTGAGCAATGCTCACTTTACTTTCCACTTTTCCATAAATATCATTTACTTACAGATATTCTTCTCCAGATATTTCCACCCTCATACAAGGATATTTCTCCCCCCAAAATTTTATTTTTGTAATATAGGATATTTTTATATACTCCGTATATAGAGTGTGGTATGCTTTAAAAGGAGGTTAGTATTTTTATTATTTTTAGTATATTTACTAAAGGCAAGCCTATTTTTCCTTAATTAAAACAATAACTTACAGAGAGGTTTAGACAAAATAATTTCATTTTGTAGGAGATATTTTTAATGGTTGTATATATTTGAAAGTATGTTATTATTAAGAGTAGGATATTTTATTTTTAAAACACACTTAACAGAGGAGAAATATTTTTGAAGATAGAACTTATTGATTACATGATGGGTACAGGTAAGAGTAGTTATATTTTGGACAAGGTAGTTGATTGGAGTAATGAAGGTCTTTATGAACAGTTTATCTATATAAGTCCATTACTAAGTGAAGTAGGTGGTAAACGTAAAGAGAAAGGTAAAGGTTTCTTAAGAGGAAGAGTTCAAGAGAAAGCAGATTGTATGGACTTTAGATACCCTCTTAATATATCAAGTTCAAAACTAGATAGTTTTAGAGATTTACTTTTAAAAGGTAGTAATATTAGTGCTACACACAATGTATTTACAAACCTAACACCTTTAGATGTAGACCTTATTAAGGAGAGGAAGAATGTTCTCATCATTGATGAGGAAGTACAAGCTTTAGATACATATACAGATTTAGGTGTAAAGCATTTACAAGTATTAATCAATGGTGGACAGGTTTATAAGGATGAAACTAACAGGTTATGTTGGAATCACAGATTGTTTCCGCAAACAGAAGATTTCCTAAATAACCCTTCAGAAGATACATACTCTAAAAACGATTTACAGTTATCTAAATTCATTAATTTGTGTGATGGTGGTTACCTTCATTCGGTGAATGATAAGATTATGATCTGGGAATACCCTATTAGTGTTCTAGAAGCTTTTGATAAAGTTATTGTCATGACTTATATGTTTGAAGCTAGTCCTATGTACTCTTGGTGTAGGATGAATAACGTTGATATTGTCAGACTAGATATACCAGAACTTAAATCCAGAGAGGATGAGATAAAAGCGTCTCTAAAGGATTTAGTAACTGTAGTAGAAACCAGTAAGATGAAGACAATAGAGAATTTTGGGTATAGTTATTCTTGGTGGAAAGGTACAGGTAGTAACAAAACTTACACAGCAAAGGTTAAAAATGTTTTAGAGGATTGTGTACAGAACCAATTAAAAGGTTTAAGTTACAAGGACTATATATTCACCTGCCCAGAGAATAGTTTCCCCAAAATTAAGGGTAAGAGATACAGCAGGAGTGACTGGTTGTATAGTGATTGTAAAGCTACCAACGATTATGCAGACAAGAAGGTTATGTTCTACCTTTACAGTAAGTTCCCTAATGTGTTTATTAGCCCTTTTTGTAAAGAGAAAGGTGTGAGTATTGACGAAGACATGTATGCCCTCAGTTCTATGCTACAGTGGTTGTGGAGAGGGTGTATCAGGAAAGGAGAACCTATGAAAGTGGTGATATTAAGTAAGAGAATGAGGGATTTGTTTAAGGAGTGGTTGGATGGAGAATAAATACTATGTCTACCAAGTTGTTCACGAAGGAGAAGTAATCTATGTGGGTAAGGGTAAAGGTGGCAGATACAAACACGCAACCTCAGGTAAAAGTCATAATTATAAACTAAATGAATTCCATTTTAAACATAAGCTCCTTGGAGATGTGTTGCCAGAAGTTGACATTATAAAGTATTTTGAAGAAGAGAAGGATGCTTTAGCTTACGAGTCAAAACTTATACTAGAACACTACCCTTATTGTAACATACAGAAGAAAGAGAACGCATTAGATTTGTTTAAGGTCGAGCCTGTTAAAGATGGTGGTACGGAAGGACAAGATTATGTCCCTGTATATGAGGAAGGTGGGACAGAAAAGGAAGAGTTGGTTTTTCTTCCCACTACTGTAGAAGATGTGGATGATTTAATGAAGAAAAGATATGAAATCTATCTCGAAAACACAGAACTTCTACGACCAAATACTTATCGGACATTCTTGAGTAGTCTTTTGTTCAACAAATCTTTGAAGTGGCGCGATATATCGCACCTCATTGAGGAATTGGTAGAATCTATCCCAGATATGAGGAAAGATAATGGTGGACATAATAAGAGGGAGTTTGCAATTAAGTATGGTTTGTCTGAAAAAGAGGCTAAGTGTATTAACAACAGGACAAATTATCTTAAAAAGAAAGGTAAACCTGTAACAGAAGAAGATTTATTAAAGACATTAGAAAAGTTTAGGAGGAAAAATGGAAAATAAGTATTATGTGTATACGGTTAGTGTTGACAATGAAGTGGTTTATGTAGGTAAAGGTAAGAATGACAGAGCTGAGCACGTAACATCAGGTTGCAGTCACAACAAAGGATTGAATGAACTTTATTTTAGACATAAGTTGTTAGGAGAAGATTTACCCTTGGTAGAAATTTATTCCTCAGTGTCAGAAAATGTTGCACTAGCAGAAGAGCATTTGCTTGTGAAACGCTATAATCCACGATGTAACTCAGCACTTAAAAATACTGATGTTAAACTTTATAATCATTGGGATGATGGAGATATTCTTAGGTATATGGAAGAAAATTGGGACACTAGATCTTTCAGAGACATACCTGAATCGACAGGATTGAGTAATGACCAAAAAGATTGGATTTACGAGAATATTTGTGGACACGAGATTCTTTATGACGAGGAAATACTTTCTATAGCGGTATCTCATAGTAATCTATACGGGAAAGAGATAAGTTGTGAGTTTGTAAGAGCATTGTCTCAAGTTAGGGATACTAGAGAAGGGAGGTAGAATCCCTTCCCATCCCACCTATGTGTTTTGAGTAATTACAGATAACAAAAAGGAGGCTCACGCCTCCTCTACAACCTCCATCACATCTCCCAAACATTCCCTAATCTTTCGGAACAAAGACTTTCTATTACTAAGTTTTACACTCTCAGAATAACCTACACAGAAACCATGATTAGCTCCTAAAGTTTCCGTCACCTTAACACCATTAACTTCAACTAAATATATCCAAGGTATGTTTCCTTTCAATTCAATATCTATACCTATAGAGTTCAATCTCCTTTTTAACCTAGTTAAAGGGTGTGTGTGGAACGTATTCACCTCATCACCAACTTCAAGGTTTCTATAATTACTGGACACTTTTGTAAACCTTTCACATTTAGATTGTAAATAGTATTCTTTATAAGCTCCGAACCTTGTAGGAATGGTTTCTATTGCTGTTACATAGAATTTCATATCACCTCCTCTCCAAACCTTCTTTCATACTCAAATTTAAATTTTCCAATCAATACTTCATCTAAGGTAGTATCTTTACAAAACTTCTCTACTTCCCAAGCAGCTATGACATATTTAATATCGTGATACAACCCTTCGTCCACCCATTCGAAAGAGTACTCCATTGCATCAATGTCTGCAAATTTACTACGTGTAGAAAGGGTTACATCTTGGTTGCTGTATTCGTTACAAGCTTTAATAATTTTTAATGTATCGATATTCATTTAGTTTCTCCTACAACAAATATTTCTAAAATTTTCTCTTTTGTATAATAACCTTCGCCATAATATCCCATTCCAACAATCCAATCTTCACAAAGTTCTTGTCTTCTAATAGACTTCTTGTGTTCAGGGAATAATTCATCAAACACTCTAAATAATTTTTCCCGTTGTTGCTTGTTGAACTGTGATAATCTTACAGGGTTATCTTTGTGAAGGTGTTTATGGTAGTAAATACTCATCTAGTCCTCCTACCAAATCTTACTTAGGAATTTATCCCTGATGATATCAAATCCTTCGGGAAAACTGCAAGTACTATCTCCAACTCTTCTGAAATATTCTTGGATAGAAATTTCCTCTTGTTCCCAAGAATACTCGTAATTGGTTCTATCCCAACCATCAGGGTCAAGGACAATAATTTCTTTGACAATAGATTGCCACTCTTTAGATGTTTTGTTTCCTGTTAACATCACACCATCTCCCAGAAAGTAATATCTTTAGGTACAGGGCATTCTCCCCAATCAAAGAATTTATCTTGGTATCCCATAACCTCCGTCACAATATCCCCTCTTTCATCCAACCAAACTTCTTCGTATCTTCTAGAGTTTGTGGTTGTACAAGTGTATGCCACTACATAAAACTTATCTTGTTCAAGGTGTGCTTCGTCAATTTGTTTCATTTTCTTCCTCCAATTCTTTAGCCCTCTTAGCCAATTCTCCTGTTGCAATCAATGTATTCTCAGGAAGGTGCTTAATTAAGGTAATTCTGACTCCCTGATAAGTTATTTCTCCACAACTCAAGTTGTAAGTGTTCAACTTATCGAAGACATCTTGTGAGGCGTAGAATTCTCCTTGAGGAGGTACATAGTCTACGGTATTGTTTTCAAAATGTGTCATACTTTCTCCTTCAATGTTGGAGGTGATTTAAGTTTAACAGTTTCTATAGATCTGTCTATATCTTTTAACAGTCTTTCTTTGATGGTAATAAACTTCTTATCTATATCTTCTGAAGTCATCTCCTTATCTGATAACAATTGCCCTTCTACTTGATCCAGTATAATTTTAAAATCTTTAAGGGAATCTTCAACCCCTGATAACCACATCTCCTTTGAACCTGCAGGGCAATATATGTCTGAACTATCTACTACAATAGTTCCATTTCCTACCTCCCCTATATAAATATCTCCTTTGTCGAACATTGCATTTGCATCCTCCATTAAACAACCCATATAAACACTTTCCCCCTTTTCTGTTTGCTTTTTGAATAATTCGTTTATATTTTCTGACATCTCTAGGTTGTAAGTGCATATGAAGTTTTTGTCAACCTCACTTACAAAGAAACCAATTCTGTTACTTGGACACTTCTCCATAAGATTATTGAGTTTTTTAATCCAGCCCGCTTCAGCCCTTGTCAGTTTACTCATATTCCAGTCATCTCCTCGATCAATCTCATACTATCTTCACCACTTCATATCCTAATTCTTTAGCTTCTCTTAAGAAACGATTTTCTTCTGAATACTTGGCAACTTCTTGAGTGATTCTACTTTTCTTTAACACATATTTGGTGATAGATTCTTCATCTCCGTCAAACCACTTTCTTACAATATCGTAAGGGATAATAATATTTGAGCTAGAGTAAAAACCATCGTAATCATCTTCATATTCCAACACAATCTGAACAGAAGTGTTGTTGAATTCTACAAATGTAACTGTCTCACCATAACCTACTCGGAAAGGATTATAATCGTGAAAAGAAGTATTCCTACTTTCAAGAGTAACACCACTCAGGAAATCACATAACTCTTGAAAAACACCCTCCACTTTTGACAAAGTTTCTTGTGCTGAAAGGTATTCTTGTTTAAGAGTTTCTATATCTGTCATAAACCTATTCTCCTATTTATCAATATAAACAATAACATTATCTGGTAGTGATTCTAGCAAAGGTAATATTTCCTGTAAAGATCTTTTTCCATGATTTATTGCTGGACAGGGAAGATGGAATATCCAGTCAGGTCTTCTCTCGGCATACCATTTTAATTGGCGAACACTTTCTTCAACTACGTTGAGAGGACTTTCCTTTTGCCAATGAATCTTTGTTTGAAAAGCCCCTATCCACTGTTGTCCGTGTTGAATAAACTTCACCCCAAAGATTTCTTGATCATCAATAGCCTCTCCGAAAAGTTTATCTATGTTGGAATATGTATCTCTTACAACACGAGCCGTTCCTCTTCCCATAACTAATTTGCCAGATTTTGTTAGAGTGGAATTAGCTGTGAAGAGGAAGATTTCTTTCCCGACATATCCGCTTTTGTAAATGAGTCTTTTGTTTTTAATCTTCACTATTTAATCCCCAACTTACCTTTAACATATTCAATAAACAAACCTCCTGAAATAGAAGCCTCTTTGACTTTAGTTTCCAACTCCTCCCGAAGTTTTCTCTCTCGGTTAAGTGCTTGTTGGAGTTGTTGCATTTCTTCTCTTGCGGATTTATTTTCTATGATACGTTCATACCTATTCAGGTCTTCTACTACTTGATCTTCCATCCAATCTAAGGCAATCATCAGATTTTTGTAAGCAGAGCTTCTTCCTAGAAATGTTTCTTCTCTTCTTAGTGCATAACTAACATCATTAAGTTTCCACAAAATCTTATCAAGTGATTTCCTTTTCTCAGCTAACCTTTCTTCTCTACGTTTCTTTCGTAAGTCTGTGTTGTCTGTCATAACAATCCATACCTCTCATAAATTTCTCTAACTTGTTCGTTTTCTAGGTCAGGAGGGTAGCTGTAATCAAAACCAAAACCTTGTGTGTATGAATAAATTATCATAGCTTCGTACAACTCAGCCGCCTTTGTCTTGGTAGGGTTCTTTAGTAATTCAAAGCAATGGTCGTCTAAAACAAAACCCCCTGATAGGTCGTAAACATCATTGCCGTGATACTCTTTCAAAAACTCATAATCTTTTCTTGCTTGTTGGTATCTTTTAGTCATAAAGGTGTCTCCGCTGTAACTGCAATTATTAATCTGTCTCCTTCACAAGCAAAAAATACGTCTTCTATATCAGTATTCTCTGCCATAACATCTTCGTCTTTATAGCTTACGGTAACAGTCATATCTAACCCTTTTAAGAGGTCATACATAAACCATTCAGGTTCTTTAGTATTATTGTTTACATGATTAATTACTAAACCTTCTAAAGTATTGTCCTCTAAAACTGGTTCTAAAGTAGTTTCTGCCACTTCAAGTCTAATTCCGTCTTGGTAAAGGTAGTGTCGTATAGTAGGTTGATTTAAGTCAGGAACACCTTCAATCATTACATAACCATGCTCCTCAACATACCACCCTTCAATTTCTCTTCCCGTATCTAATTCTAGACCTTTGTGTTTAATTTTAGTCATTACCAATCATCCTCTCTATATCTTCGTAAATTTCTATCTTGAATTCTACTTAACTTATTTAAATTGTCAAACTCTTTTTCTTTCTGACGTAACCTTTCTCGAAGCATTTCATTTTCCAGTAAGAGGTTTGTTTCCTTTTGAGAAGGTGATCTTTTGTTCCAAGCTTCTATCACTTTCTTGATTATAATATCACAAGATTCTTTATCTAAGTTATCCGACCAAAATAGTTCAGAAGAAGCTTCACAACCATTACACTCTACTTGAGCATTGTCTATGCTCCAGCTAATATCCATAGAAGATTCGCAATTTAAGTCTACATCTTCACTCCCACAAAAAGGACATGGTAAAAGTTTTTCCATCATAATCTCCCTTCAATATCCACCACATCGGTATCACATTCAATCCAGACTCTTCCTCCACAACCTAGAGGCTTGTCTGGAGAATATATCACCCTTGCCACAACAACTCCTTCGTGAATAATATCCAACTCGTTAAAGTAATTATTCTCTTTATAAGTTTTACTTGTGATAACAGGTTTTCTTTCTTCAGGAGAACATTTTATATTGTGGCGAATGTTATGTTGATTAATGTGTATAATGTTTTTCACTATTCCACCTCCTCCAACTTAATATCATACCCAACAACGTATACCATTAAAGAAGAATCTTCGAATCTTAAGTGTATATGTGTAGGGCAGATTGCTTGTTTCATACCTGTCACGTTTTCAAAAACTTCTACCACTTCATTGTCTTTTAATTTAGTAACTTTTAACATAACTATTCCTCCAATAATTCAATATCATCGCCAAAACTTAACACTTCATCAGTATCCCAAGCATATTCGTTAGGAGCTTTCTTGTCAAGCTTAATTACGTAATAGTCCTCTTCATAAGTGTCTATTATTCTCAAAATATAACCATCACCGAGGAAAGGTTTATCTGTGAAACGTACTCTTTGTTTAAGTTTAAATTTGACCATTGTGATCTTGCTCCTCTAAATAATCTAATAACCGACTAGCTTCTTGCTGCATCCAGATATTACCTGTAATAATATGTACATCATCTTGATGACCTACAGGTTCTAAACCATTAATCACTCTAAAGTAATTATAGTGCTGTATAACATAGATAGGTCTTGCACCAGTTTTAATGTCCAGTAAATCCATTCTAGCAGGTTCAACTACTTCCCACTCATCCCAATCTTGTAACATTGTTTTGTTTGTGTACGGATTAATCATTTCTTTTCCTTTTCTGTAATATTTTAGAACTAAAATTATAAAAGTTTGTAAGGGTGTCTGCAATTTCTATTTTAAAACTACCGACACACAACACCTTCTCGTCACCATTATGGTAAACTCTAGAGCAAGTGATTCTGGTTATATCATAACCACACAAGCCTATTGCCTCATCTAATGTAAAACTCTTACTTAACGGGGAGAATATTTTTCGTAACATTATTAAATCTTGTCTCATTTGTCTTTCGAACTGTATACTTTTGAAAGCTTTACTCACACCACCTCCTCATAACTTCCCCACAAATAAATACCTTCTGGATTAAAATGTTCTTCCAATCCACCTACTCGGATAAATTCCTTTCCTTTAATATAGACACCTTTATTAGAAGGGTAATATTCTCCCTCAACAATTTCTCCCCAAGATACTTTATCTGAAGGAAGTCCTGTGTAGATACCAGCATCTGTGGAAAGGGTTTTAGTAATTTAATTTTCATAAGTTTCTCCTTTTGACATGTACCATCCGTAAACATAGTTTACATAATAACTTGCCACACATAAAGCTTTATATGCAAAAACATATACATTTTCTGAGTAGAAATCTTGTGCCAAAGAAATTGCTAGACAGATGAATAGTATACTGTAAACATATTATTCCCCCTTACCTTTAAGTACATCTACCGCTAAACGTATTAAGATGATAGCTGATATAAATAACACTAAACCTACCACGATATGTAACATATTTTCTCCTCAAAAATTAATTTCCACCACTATACCAACCCACATTCACAAAAGCAACCATTATTTTAAAATTAATTCCTCTTGCCAAAGGATAATCTTTTTGCTAAAGTTTGTCTGTGTTCAATAACAAGAGGAGATACACAGTGGAATATAATCAACAACAGAGGGATGCTTTTAAAGAGGTAACTCATATAGGGAAATTTACTGGGACAATGTTCCGTATTAAAGAGGATTCTTCTTTAGCAGATTTCTTGTGGCAAAACCAAGCATACTGGCAAAGAAGTGATGTTACAAAAGAGATGATTCTTACGGAAGATAAATATTTTGAAGAGTTTACATTTAATGAGGAGGATTTTGTATGAAAGAGTGGGAAAATGAAATTGTAGGTGACCCTGTAATGGAAGATGGTTATCTAGTGTATTATAACTTTAAAGGAGAGGTGGTTTGTAAATTAAAAGAGGATGTTGCCAAGGTATTAGAAGATTACCACAAAAGATTATACAAGGTTAAGTGTGAATCTAGTGCTGAGATGATTGAATCTTTGGCAAAAGGTTTACTTGAGACAGCTAATAATGTTCGTAAGGAAGTATAATGGGTTATGATGAAAAGGCTATGTTGAAGTTGTTCAACGATATTCAACAAGAGAATGATAAAAGGAAGGATGTTGTGAAGGAGAAACCTGTTGTGAAGAAGAATGTTCTTCCTTGGGAGGAATTACTTGAAGAAGAGTTGGAACTTTTCAACGACGTTGTAGATGATATTTATAAAAGTGAACTTTACAGGGAAAAGAATGTTCGTTCTTTAAGGGAAATTGGACTGGAGGTGTGGAATGGTTGGCAGAGAGGAAGATTTAAGTAAGGGATAATAAAAAGGAGGCTTTCGCCTCCTTTATTTTTGCCTAATATTCTTTATAGAAACAAACTTTTCTTCGCCAGACTTACTCTCCACAACACATTTATTCTTGCCAATGTATTTTACTTGGAAAGGGGTGTCTCCTGAACAAACAAGTTTTACGAAAGAGTCGATATTAATCATAATCTTCCCATTTATCAATTGTTTCTTCCAGAACATCAACCATATCAGACAAAGATGTAACCTTCTCATCAGCAAGTTCTAGTGCAACACGTAATACATCTTCGTAAAGATACCCGTTTGAAAGGATATATTGGTCAAGAGTTCCTTTTTGAGACATAGTGTTGATTTCTTCAAAGGAAAGGTTTATTGGTGGTGTGTAATCACTCATCAGTCGTCACCTCAATAATATATCCTTTTGCAGGAAACATAATAACATCTTTGTCACGTTGCATGGTTAAGAAATCTTTATTCTCTGCAAAAGCAAAATCTCTTACATTTGAGTAACTGTATACCACCCTTTCTGAAGTAGGACATCGGAAGCTAATTGTTAAATTTTTAATTATAGGTGTTGTCATTTTATTCCCCTCTTAGGTTATAATTAAGTAAATTATCAGGTAATGTGTCAAGTGGTGTGTCATTTGATCAGCTCCTAGACACCACCAAAATTTAGGATTATCTTGTGTATATCTTCCACCAATATCGGGATGAGCTTTTAATCTATCAACAACAAAATGTACTATTAAATCTAACATCCCTAATAAATAACCTAATACGATATCTCCTGTGAAGATTGTTGTTATGAGGGATGTTCCTAGAGCATGTATCGCACTGTGAGACAATAAAGGAAGTTCCCAGTCACTCTTTTTAAACTTACCTAGCATATAAGTGTTTTGTAAAGGATAATCGCACAGGAAATGTTTCACTTGGAATAGTATCAATAGTGAAAATATTTCATTCATTTTAGTCTCTCTTAATTATGTATACAAACTTCCAAAGTGATTTTATCTTCTCTTTGGTAATTACAACCTTTAGAGTTATCACCTAGAGAAATATGATTATATTTGTTCATCCAATCAGATATTAAGGTGTTAGCCTTACCATTAGATAACACTTCTTCAAACAATATAAACTTACCACCATTCTTTGCAAACTTATCTACCTTTTCAAGTAGGTCTTTGGTATCTTGTTCTGTCCATCCACCCTTTTCATTATAAACCGCATTCGTAAGGACGTATGGGCTATCTACAATAATGAAACTATACTCCAAGAAATCAATATCTCGGAAGTCTTTACTCATCCAAACAACTTTCTTTTTCTTAGAGAGACGTTCTTTCCAGTTGATAAGCTTCTTACGCATATTCTTGTTGAATGTTCTCTTACCAAAAGGTATATTCCACTCACCTTTATCGTTGAAACGAATATAGTTTGAGAAAGAGTGGCATAAGAGTAGGTAGAACAGATAACCTCGTGTAGTTTCTTTCAGATAATAACTATCCACTGAGCCTAATTGGCACTGAGAGTTGAAGAAACTCTTCAAGTTTTCGTATCCCTCTAAAGACTCCTTACTTAATGAGTAAAGTTCCATAGTATTGTCTAAATTAGAGAGTAGTATCTCTACATCAACAACCCCAAAAACCTCGTGACAGTTAATCAATTCTTTACACTTATCATTAAAAGTAAGTTCCCAATTATCAGGTAACATACTTCCTAGACTATTACCACCTGTAAATACATCCAGACAAGTGTGAAACTCATCTTCTGGCAAAAGGTGCTTAATCTTGTCATGGAATCTAGCCTTACTGCCAGTATAATTCATATAACAACCATTATCTCTTGTCATTTATCTCTCCTCCATAAATTTATACCCACTTCGGTAAGTATTCTACTCCAATAAACCAAGAAAAGATACCCTATAAACACATAAAACCATTCTTTTGTGAGGACATCATTATTTATAATGGCAACACTAAGATTCTCCCATAGTCCTAATAGCTTGAAAAGGTATCCGTATACAATAAGGTAGAGAGGGATTGAGATAGCTAAAAAACTATCCCAATTAAATACCTCTTTAAGAGATTCCTCTACTAACTTAACCTTCTTAGAGAAATGCTTCTTGAGCATTATTCACCGCTTTCCCAAATTTCTTGTAAACGCTTCTCAATTCGGGCAATAATCTTTTCCTCAGACTTAATATTGTGAGGAAGTTTTACCTTGAACAGTGTACATAGTTCTGAAAGGTCGGTATAAGTGTATACCTCTTCTGCAGGAATACCATCTAAGAAGAAAGTATCTTCCTGTTTAGTAAGAACCCACACATTATCTGCAGTATCTTTGAAATTAACAACTTTACTGTAGGTGGTTTGTTGTTCCTGAAGAACAAACTTACCCAAACTACCTTCTTCCTGAGATTCTTCTTCCATTAAAGAATTAAACTCTTCATCAGATAAGCTTCTATCAAAGGCAATCATCTCTTCCTGAACTTTCTTGTAGACAGATAGTTCTTCTTCGGAAAGTTTCTCTGTTTCTAAAAGTTTCTTCTGGATAACAGATTCCATTTTATCCATCTGAGCTTCTTGTTCTGAGAATAGGTCTTCTAGGGAAGAGGATTGCTGTGATTGGCGGTGTTTATACATAGCTTGCAATCTTTCTCGAATCTCCTCTGCACTGAATATATACTCTTTATCGTGTTCAATCATAAGATCAAGTTCTTCGTCAGTGACGAAACCTTTATAAACTGTTTCGAACAAAGCCTTTACTTGTCGTTTATAACTTTCAGCACGTTTAACACTTTGAGCAGGTGTTCCGCCTGTGCCACCACCGCCTGAATGTAACAACATCTCTGAAGCAATACCAACTTCGTGTGTGTCACATGCTAAGAATACAATACTTCCACAAGAATGACTGTTGGCACGTAGGATTCCGTGAACAGGTGATTTACACTGAAGAATTTCATTTGTAAACTCGATACCTGTTGCCAGAGAACCTCCATCAGTGTTAATTGTGATTTCTACCTTATCGTTTTCGTTTGCACGTTGTAAGGCTTCTATTTCAAAACGGTAATAACTTGGATGAACAACGTCATCATCAAATCGTAATTTGTAAAGACCTGCAATTGGTTCATACACTACTGAGTTATTAACTGATTCTGTTTGCATGATTATTCTCCTCTGGTTATTTATTAAAGATGGCTAAGTCGTCAATATACTTATCGAAGTTGTCTAGGTAATAGATTGCCCTTTCGTCAACCTGTCCTCTGTAAGTATCTGCTAAAATCTTTGCCAGTTTTATCTTATGTGCTCGGTAAAGTTGATAACCTTCTTCAGCGGTGTCTGTTCTGCCAAGAGTCTTATTCTTACCGTTCAACTCTGCACAAGAGACTATGAATTTACCTCCTGATTTAGTGTAAGTGCTTTGCCAAGAGACACCTGCATAACCTGTGACATTCTTAGCTCCTTTTCTAAAAGTAAGGAAGCTGTTCAGGGTTGCAGGAATAAACATACAAGTTTCAGGAGAGTATATCTTCTTACCCTTATCTAAAAGATGGCATCCAATATCCTTATCTAGGCTCCAACCTTCCTCATTAAAACCTACTTGATGCCTTGCCCATTCTACAAAATAATTATAACTCTTAAATCTATTGTCTAGCACTACTTCAAGGTAATTAGGTCTGTGTTGTTGGGTTTTCTCGTTATTACACCTTACAGACATCTTATGAAAATAGGAATACTCTTTAGTTTTATAATTTTTACCCCCTTCTTTGTAGGACTTAGTGTAATTTCCATCAATCCTTAATTCAGATAACTTCCGCACTCTGTGATCTTTTCTCATACTACCAATTACCATCTTCTTCAAATACACGAGTCAAGTGGGCAGTGATACCTTCACGACAACTATCTTTAGGTGTGAACCTTACAATACCTGCAAGTTCGTGAGGATGTTCTTCTAACTTCTCAGAAAGATATTCTAAACCATTCTTTTCTTTTAAGGCAGATTGCAAATTGTCCCCACAAAGTAAAAGTTGGCAACCAAATTCCAATCTCGTTGTTACAGCTTTTGCTTGTGCAATGGTACAAGATTGAAATTCATCGCAAATAATGATTGTCTTTTCGTTAAAGGACATACCTTGTATCTTTTCTACAGGGACAATCTGAATACCATCTGCATCTGCAAACAGTTCATCAAAACCATCAAGCTTAAAGTTGTTCCGTAAGATACCTACGCCTAAATACTTCTTAATCTTCATAAGCATGGACATACAGAATGGAAGTAATTTTTCAGCATCGTTACCTTTTGTAGCACCATAATCTGCCCCTAAGTGCTTATACGGACGAGTTATTACAATATTATCAACACTTCCCTCTAACCAGCGTTTACAGGCCCACCAAACAGCTAATTCTGTTTTACCAACACCACTGCTACCAAACAAACCGATAAGTTGTTTTTCTTTAAACATATTCAGTGCAATCTTCTGGTTCTCACTCTTGGCCGTCAGAGGTATAATAGATTTTACACGATCTTCTTGGAACTTCTCCTTCACCACACGACCACCTCCATCATTTTTCTCGCTTTTAGGTTTTCTGTTTTGGTGTCTAGTCACTTGTGAATCATTACTGTTTCTTTTCTTACGTCCCATAATCTTCTCCTCAAAAAGGTTGTTTTATATAAGATTCATCTTTGATCTCGATATACACATCATAATCGTTTTCTAAATAATCACTCATCTCCTTCCATACTCTTTCAAAACAAACCTTACTGTTCCAAACTTGAAACTCAGGATACTTATCTAACAGCCCCTCACCTACAATAATGCAGGCACTACTTGAGTCTGAGTCGACCCCATTATGGAGATATACATACTCAAAGTTAGGAACGTCCTGCAACTCAAGATGCCAATCGAACCAATCCCTTGTCGCACGATACCTCTTTGTCATAGGTGACAACGCTTTACGCTTCTTTACAGAGTATACTCCTGCAGGAATACGTGTCTCATGCATAACCTTTTCTTCTTGATACTGGTCTTCCACTGTGAAGCACAGAAAGTTCATATCATTATCGTAAAGAATACCTCCCGTCGCACTACCTGTATCGTGAAACCTCACTAATGTGTAAGTAACTTCATTATTCATCACTCAACCCTCTACTCAAGTCAAACACCTCTCCCAAACGTTCTATCAACTCTACAGGGTCAACATTGTCAGGGATATTCTCCTTACATTCAAAGTTAACATTCTCTCCAACACGTTCATAACGGAAATAATCACTCTCGGCAACCATTACGTTATTGCAAATTTCAATCTTCATCAATGTTCTCCTCTCCAGAAGGTTGTTGTTTAGAAGAAGCCCTTTTCAGAGCTACCTCCAGTAATCGTTTTCGGCAAAGTTTCTTTTGCTTCTTACGTTTATGCTTCGTATTCAAATTTTAAATCTTCTGGAACATCATTAACAAAACCTTTAGCTACATAATTTGCATTTTGTGCCTCTTGGTTTGCTACAGCAATAATATCTTGTTGAATATAGTTCTTAATCCAAGGAAAAGGGTTTTCCGTTACAACTTTAAATTTAAACGGTAACTCTAGTCTGTCGTAAACTTTCTTGGCTAACATGAGAACATAATCTTTTAGTAAAGAAGAATTAAAACCTACAACACCGTTCACATTATCAAAAAGAGTATCTGCCCAAGCTAGTTCGTGTTCTACGAAAGTGTCAAGTATCTTTGCAATCCCTGCATCATCCCATTCTTGCCACTTTTCCTTGTTCTTAATAATGTTTAATTGAAGAACCACATTATTAACGTGGCTAATAGCTTCATCATTATTAATTAGTGCAACAGCCTTGCCAATACCATTAAAACGGTTAGTGCTTTCACACAAGGCAAATGTTGCAGCAAAGCTTGATAAGAACATAATACCTTCTAGTCCTAATAAAGATACTAATGTCTTAAGGCAAATCTTCTTTTTCTCTGATTCTGAATACTTGCCAGTATCTAAATTATCTACCATATCCATATGGTCTTTGAAAGCATACAACACTTTGCCTAGTCTACGAATAACATCTTCATCTTTCTTGATACGTTCAATCATCTCATTAGGATCATCAAAGCACTGTGCAATAATACGTCCGTAAGTATCCTCGTGAACGTATTCAGAATCTCCGTGATAAGAAATCAAACCTTTCAGGTAAGGATTACTTGCGATAGGCAGGAACAGTTGTTGAATAGAACCTGATGCAATGCTGTCTGCTGCCATCTGGAAAGATAATGTTCTTATCATCATCTCTCGCTCATCTTCAGTGACCTTCTGCATATCTTCGTAATCTGTTGTGAAGTCAATTTCATCACTTGTCCAGAAAAGTGACCTTTGTTCTTGGTCTGCTTCTCTAATTTCAGGATAAGGGATGTTAAAACTGTCAAATATACCTAAGTCTTCTCCAAAATACAAAGGATAGTTTCCTGTCTGGTTACCTGAATTATTGATATTGAAATTCTTACTCACTTAATACTCCTCTAATTATAATGAACAACTTTCACAATCTGGTGCTTTACCTTCGTCACCTCTTCCTGTCTTACTCACAGAGTAATATAATGTTTTAACACCCATACTATTTCCATAGTAGAAGTTTTCGTGCATCTCTTGCTTAGATTGCTTCTTGTTCTTGTATTTACTGAAATCTACATAAGTATCAGCACTGATAGTTTGGTCTGTAAATTTCTGAACAATAGCATAAAGGTTTAGAATATCTTTGTGATCTAAGTCATAAGCAATCTCATAATTATACTTATCACTATCAGGTGCAAAGAACTGAACCTTACCTTTCTTACTATCTTTATATACAAGAGTGTTTCTTGCTGGATAGATACTGTTTAATCCACCAGAAGCTAAACTACTTGACTCACAAGGCATATGGCAAGCAATAACACTAAACCTTACACCACTCTCCTTAATATCCGCTGCTAAAGATTTCCAGTCATAAATATAGTGGTCTTTAACAAGCTTGTCAACATTCTTATTGTAAGTTTCTAATGGTGTCCAACCTTCTGACCACTTAGTCTTATCAATGAATTCAAAAATGCCACGTTCTTTAGCAAGCTTCACACTAGCTTTTAATAGATAGTAATAATGCCTCTCTGACACTTCGTGTAAGAATTGTAAATCTTTATAAGACTTACCTTCTCGTGCTACAAGTGTTGCTAAGTTTGTCATACCTACTCCAACACTACGATAAGCTTGTGCTGTAGCGCGTAATTGAGGGAAAGGGTAATCCATATTCTCAATTAGATTATCTAAACTCTTTAATACAATGTAAGCCGTTTCCTCATAATCTTTGTCATCTTCGATGTTAGCAACATCAATAGCTGATAAGAAACACTGTGCTGTAACACCGTCACCTTCTTCATACTCTGTTTTATACAACTCTGTAATATGATTATAAGGTTTTGTTGGTAATAAAACTTCCTGACCATTTATCCCTCCATTTTCATGGGGCGTGGACTATATCATCACCTGTTCTAGGTGTTGGGCGCTAATGTGGTTATTAAGCTCTCAAGCTCCACTAGTCTCTGAACGTTCTCTATCCTTAGAGCTTCGCTGCTGATTGGCATAGGTAACCCCTTAGCTTTCCAGCAATTCACCCAATTTTTCAATACATATTCCTATGTAAAGCTGCGTCAATTTCACAGATTTGAAAGTCTTATTGTTTCTTTAAAAGGTGTATGTCGATTACCTTCTGTTACGTTATATCTGTAAAGTCTTCCTGTCTCAGATCTAACCTCTAAGTAAAGATCTACAATGTCATAAGCACTTACCTCTACTTTCCTTGCATTATCATCTGCAAGTATATTGTCCATAATCTCTGTAAAGCGAGTTAAATCTTTAGAATAAAACTCTTCGTAAAGTTCAGGATAATCTGCACGACTTACTAAAGCTACCTTTTCACGTCTAGCTGCTCTACGTAACACATCGTGATTCACTCGGAAAGAGTAATCTAACAATTCAATTCTACGTTCTTCTGGACTACGTGGGAGCTTCAATCGTAACAAGTTTTTAATCTCAGGGTCAATACATTCGAAGCTCACTGTCGCACTACCACCTCTGGCAGATTGTGTCACCTCTTTCACGATACGGTTAAGAGTTTTATAATGTGGAAGTTTGCCACCTGCCTTAGCATAACCATTTCTGACATCATCTTTTGGACTACGGACATCGTATTCAACACCCAAACCTGCACTAGATGCTGTTGCCATAAAGGCTACGTGCTTAGAAGCTTCAATACCGTGTAAACTATCGCCTGCAGTTGTAATAACACAACTTACTCCGATGTTACTCTTTGTTCGTTGACCTGATAATACTGGAGATGGAATGTTAATCTTATTACTACGTGCTTTATGGTAATACATAATAACATCATCTAAGCTATCTTTTTCCATCAAACTCATAGCAACACCCATATACATATACTGAGGTAGCTCTACAAGCTGGCCTTTACCGTCATATTTTAAATATTTATCTATAAATTGACGAATAGTTGGGTAACCGTAGTTAAGGTCGTAATCGTGGTCAATGAAAGATGCTAAATACTCAATATCTTCTTCGGAGTAATTCATCTCTCTCCAATGACCTTCTGAAACAGCCCACTCATAAAAGTCCACAAAATCTTTGGGGGCAATTGAACTATTTCGTAAATCACCTAGTAACAAACGACCTGCAACTTTATTGTGTTGATAATCTTCTTTATCTAAACAAGCTTGGATTAAAGCATCTTGAACAGTTTTAGAAGATACAATACCATCTGGTAACTTCCTAACTGCACTCATAGCAATAGATGACCAATTAACATTATCTGTATTTGCTACTGCCCATACTGCCATAGAATTTAGCTTATCTGCTGACCATTCTTCTTTACTGCCGTCACGTTTTAATACGACACGTTTATTAAGCAAATCACCCACAGTATTAGCACTGTCGCTTTCTCCGTGATATTCACCATTAACAAAAATTTGTGGAACAGTTCGGAAACCTTGGTTACGGATAAACTCAAAAGAATCTACATCTTCTGAAATGTCTACATAGTTGTATTCGATACCTTTACTATCTAAAATATTTTTAGCCTTATCACAGAAAGGACAATTCGGTTTACCATATACAACTACTTCCACTATTCTACCTCCCCAAAAATACCCATTTCAGCCAAAGTTCTCATTACACTAAGATTTACCCATACAAATTTTTCTTTATTTTCCCAAGCTACTTTAATATCTTCCACCAAATCATCAATATCCTCTTTGTAGTTAAGGTTTTCGATATCATCTGACATTGTGTAAAAGGTATCTAAACTTTTCAACACTGGATTAAAATATTCACTTGTTAATTCAAACTTATCTTCCATCATATACTCCTATTGTTCATCCCAACTCTTTGCACAGTATTCTTGCATATCATCTGCCCACTCTACACTACCACGTTTATTAAAAGCTTTCCACCCTTCAAAGTGAGCCTTATCTGTAAAAAGGTGGCTACTTCGGGGAATAACTATCTGCCGTTCACCGCTCATACTACTCAATTCTAATTTGCTTTCCATAATTCTCCTGTTCTGTAAGTGGACAAGTATTATTACATTAAGAACAACACTTGTCAAGATAGTTTTTGTGATTAAGAGTTACTTACAGCAAATATGTTCTAACTTCTTTACCTGTGCTGACAGCTTCACCTTTTATCACTAAAAGATCATCCTCTCGCCAATAGTTAGTATCGCCTAGTAAAGTCTCGTCTACATTGTAATAACCACCACCATCTTCATTAAGTTTAGTTTCTAATTCAGATTTGGTCATCACTTCTACATGAGTATCTCCGTCACTGTTACTTATTACAAAATAATTATCTTCTTTCACAATCACACCTCATAAACATCTAAATAAAAAGAACCTTTAAGTTTATCATACACTACAAAGGTTTCTACCTCACCACTACCAGATTGTTCTTTAAACCTGTTAATCCTAGTTTCCCATTTGGTATCTTTAATACTTACTTTAATAGATTCTTCTTTTAATAACTTATTCAGGTTATTATCACCAATTAACTTTTCTACATCTTTCAATTTAACAATGTATGAAATTTCTTTGTTCACATTTTTCTCCTCCACACTTGCACACTTGCTTCAAGTTCACCATTACCCACATCAAGTTCTTCCCCAACTTTCTCAAATTCAGAGAGGTCTGGTTTGAAGAAAGTATCTGCTTCTGGGTAAGATTGTCTTACTGTTGTTATATGGTATTCGTCAATAAGGTGTTCCATTTGTTTGTAAACACTACCACCACCTATGAGGTATAAATCCTCGTCAGGATCTATCAACATACCTAAGATTTTCATATTACAAAATTCTGTAAAATATCCATCCCCGTGACTTACACTTCTTGTATTATGGTCGTTTGTTAAGACTATATTATACCTAATAGGGAGTCCTAAGTTGAAAGGTAAACTTTCAAAAGTCTTTCTCCCCATCAAAATAGTTTCACCAATAGTCTGCTCCTTAAAATATTCCAAATCTTTCGGCAAACTTCTTCCCCAAGGCATATCACCTTCCTGACCAATTTCTCCATTGAGGCCGTGTGCTAAGATTGCTTTAATCATTGTGCAGAGTTACCTTGTGCTCTAGTCCATAACAAAGACTGATAAAATCTTCGGCATAATAGAGGTTTTCGGGGTCATCTAAGGATTGCACAATATATTGTGAACCTTGATTATCTTCCCACACTAATCTTCTTGCAATATCGTCGGTCTCATCACCTTTGAAAACTTCTATAATTTTAAAATTCTTGTCCATCATCTTCTCCTAATCAGTTATCATTTCAAAACCAATCTTACCAAGATGTTCATAACCTGTCAACTTAAAATATTCTCGTGCATGCCAATCTGGTACATAAATATCTGACATCATATTGATTTTAGAGTTTACTTCAACAACAGGATTGATGTCAAGCGGTTTACGCTTCAACATTTCATAGACACCTTCCAAATGTGGCTCGTAAATGTGTGCGTTGGTTATATTATGTTTCACAACTCCTTGTTCCAAACCTGCAATATGGGAGAGTATCTTATTCTCAATCCATAAACTGAATGCGTTAAAAGGTTTCCCAACCGCATAATCTGCAGATCTTTGCGTTGCCCTTGTATGTAGCTTCCCGTCTAGAATAGTATAAATTGTTTGGAACAAGCATGGGCGTAGACATCCCTTGTCAAACAACTCTGGCCTCCAGAAATTCATTATCAGTCCACGGTCATCTTCGTGCATAGCTATCTTATTCAACAATTCTGGAATTTCATGAGGTTCTGTAGCCGCACCATACACTCGACCCATATCGTCAACACCTTTACAATAAGGTTTATTTTGCCACGAATCTTTGTTGGCATCCTTGAACCAAGTAGGGCTACCTATATCTGCAAACTGTTGTGCATTACAATAAGCTCTCCAATACCCAACCCTCTCTGCCCAACTGCTTACTGGGAAGCATTGTTTTACTGTTAACAAAGACACATCTTCAGGTTTGTAGGTGAAATCTAGGAAAGGAACTGTTAAACAATCCACTCCTGTTCGCTGATTCTTAATCCACTTACCTTCATCTAAGATATACTGTAACGCATCTAGATAATCTTTTTCATATTTTAACAACTACATTCTCTCCTCAATAATCCAGTTAATACTTAAGAACTCAAACTCTTTCAAATTATAAAATTCTGGGTCGTATGGGTTCTTTGTAAGATTTTTCTCTATCATCAAGTCATACCTATTATCCTGACACCATTTCGTCCAGACATCCCAACAATCTATATGGATCACTATCTTTGTAAAGGTATCTAACTCTACTCGATATGTGTTGTTTCTAAAAGGTAATAACTTATGTGCAATATCTATTGTCTGGTCAACGATGTCAATATAACCTAGACAATCTTCAAATTTTTCAATCTTCATTTCTTCTCCTAACAAATTAATTAAAGGGACAAGACAAGCTTGCCCGTTATTGTAAAGTTACACCCCAATCCCCTCAACCATTCACCCTTTTAAGGAGTAAATTTTATGGAACACAAGATAAACCCTGACGATATAACTAACTTTTATCTAGTAAATGTTGAAACAGGTAAACATTTCGAGGGTTTCGATAAAGATACTGTAATATCTTCCCCGCTACCACCTAAAACAGGTGAATACTTAAATCAATCAGGTTGTTATTTTGAGGTTGTAGGTATTCTTCAACACTTTGATCAGAACCTTGTAGAAGTTTTCGCAAAAGGTTTAGGTGATAGCTCGGCTTTTCTAAGATACCTACAAAACAAAGTTCAGTAAGTCCAAGTAGGACTTTTTACTGCGTGTCTATATAATTCTTCATAGGCACGTTCATTCACAGTTTCACGGTACTCTGTGAGCAAAGGTACAACCTTATCTAAGATTTCTTTTTGCTCTAAAGTTTTCTTACCAAGAGCTTTTTGTAAATCTAATAAAATATGATCTAATTGCATAATAAATTTTCCTCTAAATAAATTAATAAAAGTGTAATCTATTGTAATAAGTGTTTGTTTTAACTTGTGGTAAATTGTTCGCTTTAAATGGAGCTTTTGTTATGAAAACCCTTTATAAAATAGACAAACACTTATCAGACAAATTACTAAAACATATGTTTAACTCTTATGTTAATCACAGAGGAGAAACAACAGGAAGTCTATCTGACTATTGCTTCAACCCTCTATCTGAAAACACAATACCTGAGTTACTTACAACCAATGAAAGTGGTAATTCTGTTAATAAAACCTCTGATTATTTCAGGGACTTTGAAAAACGTGGCTTACTTACTCAAAACGGAGTTTGTTATTACTTGACTGAAGAAGGTTACAAACAAGGTCTAAAGGTAAGTCAGCCTGTAAAACAATTCTTAAAAACACAGTGGAAATGGTATTTACCTGTAGTCCTTTCTTTAGTTGCCGCTACCACAGGAATACTACGCTTATGATAGTTATTGCACACATCCACCAAGCTATGTAGACATCTTCATCCTCTTTCTTACTCAAAATATACCCCTATATATAAATTACATAAACAAATATAATGTGGTGTAACAAGTGGTTAAACTAGGAATCGCTTCGCTCTCCTGTTAACCAAGCGTTATAACCTACACTATCAACCCTGAAAGGAGTTTTAGAATGTCCTATTACAAAGAACCTTACCATTTCAAGGCAGGTTTCCATCCAAAATGTCCCAACTCAGAATGTAAGAGTACTAATATAGATATATCACTTTCCGAACACCTGTACGGTCCTGCTAATGGTAATTATGAAGTAATATACTGTAAAGACTGCCATACATTCTTAGGTGCTCATCCTGTAGTAATTCAAAATCTACATCCAGATATTAAAGATGAGGATAAGATCAAACTGGGTGACTAGGCTGTTTAGTTGCCGTATTTGCTTTGGCTAGTGCTAATAAAGCTTCAATCCTGATAATTCTCTGGGTTTCTGCTGGTGTGTTTTCTAAACTTCTACAATCATTAGCCAAAGCAGCAATTGCTGCAAAGATGTCTCTGTTGTTCATAATTATTTCTCCTATTTTCAATTTAGGGTGTTATAACAAGTTAATTAAGCGGACTTGCTTCGCCTGCCGCTTATTAAGGCGTTACTTTAACAAAACTCGAATCAGTTGTCAACACTTCCAACACTACTTTCTTCAAGCCATTTATCAAAATCGTCGTCTCCAGAGTAATCTACTTCTCGATTAACAAGGGTATACATTTCCTGAGAAGCTGCTAACCACATTGCTGCCTCTAGAGCATTATCAAACTCTTCAATGACTTCCTTTGTCTCAAAGTTGATTAGTGCAGAAGGTTTGTTCTTTCCTACACCAAAATCTACTTCAATAAGGTTATTTTCTTCCACAATATTATCGCTCAAAAGAAACACCTCGTTTAGTAAGTTCATTAATAATCTTAACTTTCTGACCACCTGTTGCAGAAGGTAATTTCTGAATAAGGTCTTTTGTTGAAAGTTGTGCTACTTTTACTAGGTTCTTTTGTTTTGCCATTATTGTTTCTCCTCGTTAAAAACCACTTTTCGGGTAGATTGGAATAATGTAGAAAGATTACTACTTGTATGATAGTTATTCACACTACCAGTCCAATGCTTTCCAATATAACCACACCTTGTTAAACGTTCATTTTGTGTATATTCATTTAGCTCTTGTGCTGTTTTACATTGTTTGTATGATGTCATAGTTCCTCCAACCACAGTTTAATATATTCTTGGACAAGAGATTTCTTATCCAAGCCAGAAATTCTTTTTCCAAAGTCTGTGAGTATCTTATCCTCAACTTTATCCTTTGTCAAACGATCTATTTTCTTTCTAACCTCGTTCATATAAGCATAGTGATAAGGTTTATCAGAATTATCTTTCTTAAGGTAGTTTCCCATTCTAACAAGGAATTCTGGAAAGTCAATATCATATTTCTGCTCAATCTTCATTTTCTTAAATAACCCTAAGAAACGTCCTTCTAGCATATTAACTTCACTTGTCAGAAGACCTCTTACCTTTCCATCACATCCTATCCCATTATCGTGGGTATGGTCAAGGACTAAATTTCCCGAATGACCAGTTATTTCACACAATTGTTCCAGAGAGTCTTTATATTCCTTAACACCCTTTGCGTTACGTAACCAGTCTTCGGGAAGAGAAACCCCTTTATGAGGTTTCTTTCTTCTTTTTGTCATAAATCATTTGTCCTAAGAAGTAACTGTCTGTTAAGTCATCTAGCCCTGTAGAGTAATTGTACTGGGAGAACATGTCTTGTCCACAAAACTCCCTTACTGCTTCTACCATTTTCTTCTTATCCATTTTAATCTTCTTAGGCTTACCAGCTTTGGTCATTCCATCCCACTTACTATGCTCAGGTAAGAATTGGTGTGCGAAAGATTTAAGTGAAGTGGGTGCAATCTCTTCAACTTCAATATCTGGAAATTCACAAATCAACCTTTCACGAATAGCTCCGAATAAGCAAGCTAAGTCGCGAGTAGCATTCCCAGCACTACCAAAGGATAAAGCTTCAAAAACAATAATATCTGGCTGAAACTCTTTCACTTCACCAATAACATCTTCGCAAACGTGGTGTATTTGTTTATGAAGATTATCATAGTAAGTTGTATCCTTTCGTTTTGTCTTTACGGAACTTTTACCTGTCTTGGAAAGTTTCTCGACTAAGAAAGTCCCATTCTCTTGTCTAGTGATAGCACACTTAGAGAGGGATTGGTCAATAGCTAATACTTTCATGTAACCTCACTAGATGTTTATTTACCGAACACTTAACTTTACTCAAACCCTCTTCGTTGTAGGGGACACTTTTCTCTACCCTCAACAAAGTATTAAGAGAGTCGGTACACTTTTTCTTAGTAATTATTGTTCTGAAGTTTTCACTAGTATCCCACATCATTTGTTGTAACGGTTTACCTTTCACTCTCTAATCCTATAAACATTAGGTTTCCAAACATAAGGGTGTAATCCATCTTTAGGAAAACTTTCATACAGAGTCACCGAGGCCACAACAGAATCCCAACCTTCTCCTACAGAAAAATCATGATACATTCCTGTTGGAGGTTCTGACATGCCTGATACATTATACTCTAAGTGGCTAGGGTAATTCTTTTTCCACTCTAAGAACTCTTCTTTGGTTACTTCTTTCATAAAACTACTCCTCAATAATCACGTGGAAAGACAACTCAACATCGTGGTAATCTAATTCTAACCAATCATCCGTGCCCTTGTCAATAAGAATGCTGTTATTAAGATAATCCATTTCCAATACCCTTGCTGTCTCGAATGAAACCTTTCTGGTATCAAGGTTATACCACCCATAGGTAATCCAATCACCTACTTCCAAAGGTTCACCATTCCAATCCTTCAATACTTTCATACATTACCCTCTTCATAAGATTGCACTTTCTCTAAATCATTTACGTCTGCCACAAATTTCTCTCCAGTGCAAATTTCTCTGTAGAAAACATTCACCCCATCAAAATCTGTTGGACGGGTAAGCATATCCTCTATAAAAAGTAAATCTGCTTCCGAGATAGCTTTATTGATAAGGATTATTTTATCTCTATTGGTCATTGTTTGTCCTTTTTGCAAAGTTTCAGTAATACTTCCAATTCTTCTGCGCTTAGTTCTACCGCACAACTACCACTGTATTCTGAATCGAAAACAGTGTCCATTCCGAACTCTATACCGTTGCCTGTAATTCTATACTCGATACCGTCGGAAGTTTCTTTAATCATTACATATACTCCTCATATTTGTCCCAGAAGTCGTCTTCTGTCAGTTCTCTACTCTCTTCAAATATCCCTGTTTGCCAACATCCTGTTTGAGTATCTAGGTTTGCTATAAAATAACCATCCTGTCGAGTAAATCCTTCTGGCAGATAACAACTGTAACCTGAAAGCTCTATAGCTTTATAAGGACTCACCCACTTAACCTCTCTTTCACAATCAGACAAACACCAAGCTTTGCAATCAGATATCCCAATCAATACTGGATAATTCACCTTCCTAAGAAACTTTTCTAGTAACCCTACTTCTAATCTCATAACAACTCCTTCACATCAACAAATACACTTGGCTTCAAATATTTACCATTTGGGAAACGTTCATTATGCTCTTTATCGTATTTACTCTTGAAGATATAAACCTTCTCACCAAGCAGTTCACCTTCTTCAAAGTATACGTCTGTGTAGCGACCTTTGCTCTCGATATAATCACACTCTGATTCAGGGTCAACTGTTCCTACGACAGGGAACTTTGATTTATTACTGGTATTTACTGCATCAAAGTATTTAACAACCTTCTCCACATCGATATCAGAAGCATTTGTTAAATCACAAAGAACATCTACAGCACTTTGGAAATGTCGAACACTGTGTTTTGTTGATAAGAAATAACTTTGTGCTTCGTGAAGCAAATCATTAAAGTCCATACCCTCAGGGTTCAAGTCGTAATCATATGTGCCATCAAGAAGAGACTTATTACCAGCATACATCATTGCACAAGGAATAACTGTGACATGCAGATCAATTAATCCGTCGTATTTCTCTTCTTCATCATTATCCTTGATGGCCAACATACCTTCACAAAATTCTGAGTATGCGATATTAATCTGGTGCGGAAGTTGTTCATCTGAGTCAGTGGTAAGTCCTACGGCAACATTAATCTCGTCGGAAAGTTCCCATGTCTCAAGGATTTTTTGTTTAAGGGTGGTTTGTTGTGTCATATTATTTCTCCTCTATTCGTAAACGGTTGTAACAACTTCTTTCGGGAAAACTTCCCAAACATCTTCTAAGGTAATCGGAGTTAAATCCATATCACTCGGAGAAAGATCACCTGTTGTATGGTAAGATGGTGTTTTAAAGAAACGTTCTTCTCCATCAATATCGACTTTTATAACTTTCTCATAAATATCATACCATCTTCGAGAATCTACCTTCTCTGAATGAACGTCTTTAAAACATTCCACTAAAGATTCATACAAACCTTCTTCGCAAATACTCCACCCTTCAGAATTATTAAATTCTGTAAGGAATTCTCTTAAAGTTTTCTTATTGCTCATCTTTCACCTCCACAATTTCACCTGTTTGTTTATTACGTTGAACAGTTTTAAACATATTCTTCTGAATATATTCAATCATCATATCTACTTTCTCCAAAGATGAATCCAATCTTTCAACAAGTCCATCTTTCTTCAAAGATTTGTATGACTTAAGTTCATTATCTTTTAAACTAGATAATAATGCTAAGGATTCTCCAACAATTTCTTCTGACATTTCTTCATTGAATATCTGATATGGTGCTGTCAACAGATTATTATTTTCAATCTTAGAAGTATCTACTTTGAAAGATTTGCACAACTTAAAGAAGTCCATTTGGTCATCTAATGATCGTAACATGTATGCTGTTCTAAAGTAGAAATCTATATAAGTCAAAGTATCTACATCTTGCGGATCACCTTTATGGTCAGTATATTGCACTCCGTAAGGAAGTAGTTCTGCAAAAATATCGATAGTTGTTTGCAAAGATTCTTTGGCCGTTTTACAAGGTTTTAATCGTTTATAAACACTGTCTGCACCAAAACCCATACCTCCGTTCAAATGACCTAATGCACTATAAAAATCTGCCCCATCTCCGACCAAAATTTGCCACAATAAACCTTTAAAACCAATAAACTTATAGTCCGCAGATGTCTCTTTAGGAATAATTTCTATATCCCCTGCCGACTCATTTGTATTAGGTACGCGGAAAGGTTGTGGAAATTTAAACTTACCCTTCTTAGGATGTTCCCCTGAATATGTGTCTGGATTACAAATCAACTTTGCAGAGTTATTACCATCCTTATCACTAAGGATACAAATTTTATTGAACTTACCTGTCTTGTTGTAATTGATAGCACCTAACCACCCCATCATATCCACGTAGTCATCAGTCTCAATGTTTCCGTGGATAGGTGATTCAGGTGTCTCTATGGCCAACCCTTCCTCTACTGCCCACTGTCTCAATTCTTTTAGAAGAATAGGAGGAAGACTGTCTTTACGATTACCTTTGTATGGTTTGCAAAGCGGAATTAAGTTCCTGAAATTCTCACCAGAACCGATTACAGTTATGACTTTATTAAGCCCGAATTGTTGCCTTACACGTTTAAGTTTTGTATTAACTTGGATCTGTGCTTGCTTGAAACACGCTGACTTTTCACCTTTCAACTTAGAATGCTCTTCTATTGTGAAATCTTCTAAATTGTAAGGTTCTTTACCAGAAGTTTCTCGTTCCAAATTTTTAAGCCATAACCAAGAGTCCTTTTTAATACCTTTACCTAGCCCCTTAAAAACTTTGATACCTGCTAATTCTTCTGACCAACCATCTTTGTGGATCACCTTGATATACTTGGTCTCTTGGTTCTTAGCAGCTTGGAAATACAATGTATCTGCATCGTAGTAAGCTACACAATCATCAGTGATAATATCCTTTAGGTTATCGATTTGCCACTCTTTGAATATTGGATTATCACTCTCGTCCCTTTCAAAAGGTTTCTCCTCCTCAACAACACTCTGCTGCGAAGGGGTAAATTTCTTTGTAAACGCCATCTATTCTCCTCAAAATTTCTTATCCCATAATTAATCTTACCAAAATAATCTCTTTAAAGCCAGAACTTTTTGCAAAAAGATTACTTTGAGAAGGGGAGATCATTTGTCTCCCACAGGGGTTATTAGTTACTAGATTTATTACCCTTAATTACATCTTGGACAAGTTTTGTTGATAATAAGTCACTCACTTGATTGCCACCAGTATTACCACCCATAACAATGTCTGGAGTGTCAATCTTAACTTGAGGTAATACTTGTGCAATAGCTTTAGCTTCTTCAAGAGACAACTCTGCAAGATAGATCTTTTCATTAGATGACTTTGCTTCTAGCTTAGCTTTAGCAACAGCAGCCTCTGCAAAACCTTTTTCTTTAGTAGCTTTAGCTTCGTAAAGAGCGGCTTGGTAGTTAGCAGCTTGAATACCCTCGTTTGCTTCTGCGATTTGCAATTCACGTTGTTTATCAATAATTGCCAGATTAGCTACCTTTTGACGTTCTACAGTTTCAATAGCTTCATTATCTTTTGCAATCTGTAACTCACGCTGCTTATCGATCACAGCAAGGTCTGCAACTTTCTGTCGTTCAACCTTCTCTTTATCAGCTTGAATTTGAGCTAACTCTACTTGTTTCTGAGCTTGAATTACTTCACGGTCTTTCTCCATAAGTGCTCGGTTCTTGGCGCTGATTCGTGCTGTCTCACCTTTAAGTTGTGCGTTTACCGCTGCTTCTCGTTCTTTCCGTTGATCAGCAATCATGTCTGCACGTTCTTTCTCTCGACGTTTAATGGTGGCTACATACTCTTGTAAATCAGTCATCGGTGCAAACTCACCCAAATCCACTTGAGAGATAGTGATACCATATTTAGTCAAAGAGTGTGGACGACGAAGAGGAATTCCTTTATCATCAGTCTGAATCACAACTTTATACTGGAACTGTTTCGCAGTCGCATTCTGGTCACGATTACCTGTTAAAGATTGGTCTGCCACTTGATCTTCAACTTCCACCTTCTCTCGACGAGTTTGTAACATACCATTATCAGCTTGGTCTTGTAAACGCTGCTTGAAAGCACCTTTACCACCTTGCATGAAATCTTGTGCTAAGAATTGGTCGGTTGTTAAACTAAGCATATCTTTGGCAAATGTCTGGAATGTGTTACCTTCTAGATTACGTTGAGATTTAACTTCTTGGTGCATCTGCTCAAGTTTGTCAGGTGATGTTGAAAGACGTACTCTCCAACAAGCCTCCATCAAACCACCATAGTTGTCTGCAAAAGTGACCATTAACGGAGCACGTACTGCACTCGCTGTATTAACAATCTCTTCATCATCACTAACACAAATTGTAGAGACAGCGTTATAAGTATCTACACGAGAGAAGAATGGTACTTTAAATTTCATACCCTCTGTTTGATGCCATTCATATTTACCATTCATTGTGTTCTGGATACGGACCATCTCACCACTACTTACTGTTGTGAAACTGCTCATGCCTGTAATAAACAAACCTAGGCCGATAGCAACACCCGTTCCATATTTCTTGACTGTTTTCATTACATCTTGTTGCTTAACTTGTTCGTTCATATTTATTTCTCCTCTATCTAGTTAAGAGACCCTATCTTACCAGAGCCTCATTTATTGTCAATAATTATTTATTGAAAAATTTAATCCCAACCACCTGACGAACTACTACTATCATAGCTGCTTGAAGAATCTCCCCAAGAACTTGAGCTTGAAGAAGGACTATAACTCGAAGGTGTATAAGACTCTGTAACGTGTGTTTCTACAAAATCATTTAACTTTGGCTCGTAACTAGAGTTTGAAAGTGTATAACCTCCTTTATCATCTTTATCATAACCTACTTCCTCGAAAGAATTGAAGTCTACAACATAATCTGTATCATCCATAATCATTGACCAAAGCAACCACTGATTTAAGCTTGAATCGTACACTTCACGGTGACCGTTGTTATTAATACGACTCTTAGTAAAGTTCTTTGCCTGATACTTAGGTTTCTTTTTAAAACCGAAAATCTCTTTTAACTTTGTAAACATATACTCTCTTATTATTTATTGAAAAATTTCTCTTGGCAACTCAGAACTAGATTACCAACACTCACCACTACCATTACAAATATTACAAAACTTACAATAATGTCTAGCAGCATTAATAATCTACCTCAGTAGCTTCCTTCTCCAAGCTATTCACCACTTTCAAAAGGGTTGGTAGTTGGATGATATATTGTCCCATAAAGTTTGCACTTGGAGTAGAGTCTTCATCTTGCTCAAAAGCGTGGTCTTCTTTAAACTTGATGCCTTTAATCTCAAACTTATTTGTCACCTCAAGCTCTACTACACCATCATAATCTAGCTGAAGTAATTTTACCACTTTGTTACGATTACTGATGAACGCCAACACTTCATCATCAGCAGGGTATTCCTTCTTAACACTGATTGTCACTGACTTAGGACTCTTCTCAAACTCACTTTTATCACCAAGGGATACCTTCTCCACAAGCATAAATGGATCAGGAAGATGCTTACTTTCGTTGATGATATAGTTTGTCAAAAGCTTCTCTAAAATAGGTGCTTCAAACTCTACAGGAAGAACATTCTCATAATCACCTTCCATTGCACCAAGAATATAACTCATAACATTATCGACTTTCTTAACACCACCTTCTACCAACAACTTGCTTGTCTGGTTATCCAGAACAACTAAACTCTGTTGGATAGGTTTGAATCCTTGATAAGGGAGATATTCTTCTCGAAGTTGTAGAATCTTCTCATCAAGTTCCTCATCTGTATAAGTGTCACCTTCTTTAACTTCACTCTCTAGTTGAGATTTAGCTTCCTGTTCAAGCTGTGTTAGGTCAGGTTCTTTTCGTTCCTGATAAGCCACTTTGATTAAATCAAAACGGTCAACCTTCTGAACAAAAGTATCATCGAACAAAGGAACAAAACCTAACATAGAGACTTGATTGTTCGTCATTTGACGAAAATGGTGTTGTTCGATAAAATCTTGGTTGAAAGATGCTTTGCCTTCGAATTTGAATGTTGTGATTTGCTTCATACTACCATTTCTCCTTATATTAATTTTAAACGTCTGAGGTAACTTTTGCGATTGTAAGTAAAATGATACCTACAACAGTCTGCAATAACCAATAACCTGCATTAGGTAATACAATCTCAAAGAAACCTTGTTCTGTCTTCACCATTTCGTAGATACTGTAACCTACCCAAATAACAGTGCTTGTTGTTGCTAATAGCCCACCTAATACTAAACTGATGCTTGCAATTAAAACTCTTAACACTTCCATAATCTTTCTCCTTATATTAATCTTCTAATAAACCTGAATCTACTAAAGCAACTATCATAGCCGTCATTGCAGCAATATTATCATTCTCTTCGGGTGTGGTCAAATACTTTGTAAACTCTTTACGTAAATATTCATACTTCTGCTGCACAGATTCATCTTGCTCAGACATAATACCTTTAGCCATAAGTGCGTACATTTCAATCATATTGTTTCTCCTTTGTTGTTAAGATAGCGCCCATTTTACAGGACGCTGATTGTTTGTCAAGGGTTATTTTGTTACATTTCTAAAATAATTCTTACGGTCTTCAACTGTGTTTAAGTTGCCACCTTTACGTTGAACCTTACCACAATCTCCACATCTCACTGCCTCAAACACACTTACATCAGTATAAGCACGTTCAGTAAGGTCTTCTAAATCTTCACTACCACATACACGGCACGAGGGTTTATCAGAATCTTTATACAAAGAGACATTGGGATGACTAGGAATCCATGTACGAATCTTTTTGTAAAGTTCCATACAAGTAGGTATATCCCCTTCATTATACTCATACATAAGATTAAAGGCATCTTTATCGCCATGCATACAACGTATCCAAAGGTCAATACCATCGTGCTTACGTTTCATATAATCTACTTCAAAGTAACGTGTTGCATAGTCTAAACTATTTGAGGGTAAGCTAAAAGCTTTCTTCAAACCTTTTGCTGTGCAGATTAACTTATACGGACTTGTTTCAGGGAATCCGTGAAAGGCACATCTCTGGGCAAACCAACCTTGGTCAAATTTGGAATTATGTGCAATGGCAATATTACACTCATCCAACACTTTCCACAAAGCTTCTACTAAGAAATAGTCATCAGTGTGGTCATTGTCAAAATGTTCTTCATAGTCTGTCAGTTTTGCACCAAATACATTATCAGGGTCGCTCATCCAAGCTGCAGCCCATGTAAGCATATAAGGTCGTTGGATAACGTGATCAGGTGAACTAAAGTGTTTGAACATACTAAACGCTGCTACAATACTTGCACTAACCTCACAATCAAACACTACAATTTTTAAATCTTCTTGATTCTTCTCTGTCTTAAGAATATTTCCTTTCTTAATATTGTATCGAATAGTGGACTCTTTGGTTCTAGAGCCTAATACTTCTTCCGCAGCATCTCGATGACTACCACCTTTGTTAAGAATATACTCAATTGCCTCAATCATTTCTTGTGATAAAACTGTTTTTCTTCCCATTTTATTCTCCTCTACCAAATATTCTGCATACCGATTAATCTTGCTTTAGTTCCTGATAATTTCTCGAACTGTTCAGCCTTCTTTTTAATATCTTGTAACCATTCTTCAAAACCTTCCGAGGCTACAACAACATCTGCAACTTTAAAACCTACCGTACAGTTTGAAACATCTGCATCATACCAAGGACTCATTGTTTCTAGGTCATACTGATCCAACCACTCCCACATACAGAAATGTTCATCTTCTAATTCATCTTCTGGAATATCGAAATCACACTCACCAAATTCCGCACCCACAATCATATTACCTGAATAATCAATACCCATTACCTATTAATAAGTAACAGGTTAAAAGTGTAAGTAATAATCCTGTTGTCAATGTATTATATACGCTTTTCACGGAACAGCTTTTATAAATGTTCACTTTCTATTCTCCTTCTTCCACTCATCAATCATTTTTCTTAAATTAACCCTTAAGATTTCAAAATCTTTTTCTGTCCAACTAGAATCTTTGCTTGGCATAAGAATACCTCTCTAAATCATTAGTAAGTTGTTCGGAAAGTGATTTTACTACAGATTCAATATCTACGTCAATAGCATTCCTCTTGCCAAGAGAAATCCCCTTTAGGACAGCTTGTTCCATTACGTAGAGTATTGTATCTTTAGTTGCTGTGATTTGTTTCATAATAAATAATCCTCACAATCAAAATAGGTTATCTTCTTACCAATACGTTCGGCATGTTTAATTTCATCTTGGATACCTGTAGATTTAGTCCAGCACCCACCATAACTGTCACTCATCTTCAGAACATACACTTCCGAACAATGGTCTATTGCATTACGGTCAATCTTTTTCCAGAAATCATATTCCTTAGGTAAGCCATACTTACGAGAAATCTCGTGACAATGTAATATTGGTGAATAAACATACTTTCCCTCAAGTAACCATTCGTGAACACGTTTCATTGTGTAATCAACTCTTTCGTCAAGAACGTTATCTTGTTCACGAGGATCTAGTTTGGAAATACCGTTGCTGTAAAGTGAACATACGTAAATCATTTATTATCCTCCAAACAATTGATATAAGGCCAAACCTCATCACCATACACAAACTCCATCAAAGCTTCATATGCATAGCGTGTATCAATCTCTAGGACATCTTCTCCCTCTTGTAAGAATGTCTCTGCCAAATCAACTAAGCCTTGTATGCCAGAACAATTTATTGAACAAACAACCTTTGGACGTAAAGGTATTTTCTCTTGTTCACGTTTATTTTCTGCAAGTTTATATAACTCTTCTGAAGTATATTCTTCAATAGGTTTACTCATCGGTTAAATACCTCCACTTGTTTATCAACATAATATTTACATTTAGTAGCATCATACTCAAAAGTGTTACCTTCCTTTCCACCGCCTTGTGTCATATCGAACATACGTTTTTGGGCTTTAAATATGTTGGTGAAGTTAAAATCGTTTTGGAATAAAACTTCTGCCAAATCCTCCAACATTATTTTACCATTTAATTTATGCTTTTCCATAAGCCATTCAGGTAATACCACATCGTAATATTTACTTTCCCCGCCATCACTTTTCACAGGAGATTTCTCTTTTTCTCTCTTAATCTTCACACACTCCTCCAAACTCTCTTTCAACTCTTCATACAAATCTCGATCACCATCTTTAGAATGACAACTATTTTGCACAGAGGCGATCATCTCTTCATCATAATATTCTTCCAACAAACCACGATAATAGTTAGCAACACCCTTATCTGGCAACAAGTCCATTTTATCAAGATTCAAGCTTACATAAAGTTTCTCTTTCTTCCAATTCTCAGATGGACGTTTCCGAGAAGGGTTATTTGGAACAACAGGATCTTTCTTGATGTAGAACCAGTTTTTATATGTATCAACACAAAAATTATGTATAGCAAATCTATCATCTTTTATAGAGAAGAATCCATCACATACATAAATATCTTGGAAAGTAGAATACTCTTCACCTTTGGTGCAAAACCTTACACCACTTTCTTCCATAAAACCATCTCTCCAAGCAACCAACACTTTCCCAACTAAATCTTCCGCTTTCATAATTTCCTCCTATTCTAAACTTTCACTTTAATTCTTTGTTTATCTAAAATGTCTTCGTAACAATCACATTGTTCAGGTAGTTTATCATAACGAGGACGTTTGTAAATAGGTAAGAACAAGCTTTGTTGTTTAGTTCTCTTATCTTCTGTAATAGAGTCATACTCGACCTCAATAACTGGAGGAGGATTATCTAAATACTCTTTACGTTCCTCATCACTAAAACCACTGCCCACATTCACCTTGATACGTCCACAGGTCGATTCGCAATGAAATCCTCCTAACAAACCTTCATACTTTGAACCTACTTCTGCAGGATATGTTCCTACCACTTTTAAGTCGCAAGGCTCCTTTCTCTTAACCTTGATACAGTAAGTTGGTTTACCATTATCTTTCCAAGTGGCATCCATATCCTTTACAATAGCCCCTTCAAAACCATCACGCACATAACCTTCAAAGATTTCAAAAGCTTCTTCTACAGAGACATTCTCTTTACGAGGAATAAGTAGAATACGATTACGAACACCATTCTCAACACACCAACCGTTGTACTCCGCTACCATAAGCTCTAAGAGTTCTCTTCGTTCTATATTGGTAAATGGGTATTCTCCTTTTGGTTCGTAGTAACTTGTATCGATACAATCCCAAACTTGATAATATACGTTATCTAAATGTTCTTGAGAAGCTGTTCCTTTCACAATACGTGTAATATGGCCATTACCTTCTTCACGAGTAGCCTTTGTTGGATCATAAATTAATTCACCTTCTAATGCAAACCCATTAAAAGCTCCTGAAGATAAATGTTCTTGTAAAGAGTTAATCTCCAAAGGATTACCATTACGGGACATCATAGTAGTATCTTCACCACAAACACTTCCCGCATAAGAACCATCTGACTTAAGTTCAATTGCAAGATTTTTAATGGTTTCCATTTTCTTCAGGGACTTCTCATTCATAGAACAAGCACCCATTCTGGGCGGCTTAACAATAAGATTCTTCCAAACTTTGTTAATTGTAGAAGCACCAATACCACACTTAAGATCTTTCTGGATAATACGGTAAACTACTTCCGCAATCTCGTGGTCACAACAAGAAAGGATACCATTAATCAGATAGTCAATAGCTTTGTGACCAGTTATTTCTCTTGAAGATAGTTTATTTAGTTTCTGAAAAATAACTTCCCAATTAGGTTCTACCTTTTCGGTATGTTGCCAGCCATCAGGAACTTTCTTAATATAGAACTGCACTGTAGGTGAGTACGCTAAACGACAAACTTCTTTCAGATATCCATTACTTTTCTGAGACATTAGAATCTCTAGCTTTTCATTACCTTTTGCCTGTTCGATCTGATTTAATACTTTTAAAACTTTACTCATAATAATCCTTTCTCCTCTAATTTTAAAATTGCCGTCATTAAACTATGTGCCTGAGAATTTGTCTTGGAGATTAAATCTTTCTTGTGTTTCACAAGTTGAAGATCTTTCTCCACAAGTTTCTGTTCGGCAAGAATACTATTCAAAGAGTCAGTTAATTTGTTTGTCAAAAGTTCCAGTTCTTCTGTTAAAGGGTTTGATTCTTTCTCTCCATCATCCAGATAACTTGCAGCAATGTATAATGTGCCGATACCTTTCTTTTTGATAGGAATACTGTAGACAAAATCCCCCTTCTTGATAAGGTTACCACTTACGTCGCAAGTTTTACTTTCCTTTGACATAAATACGCTTTTCTTCAAGGCACGTCTAAACTCACGACCATCCTCTACTTTGAAAGTGATGTAATCTCCTTCAGGTAAGTACTCTCGTGTAATAATATCTGTAATAGGACTTAAATTATGACTCACTTATCTCTCCTCCCAATTATACATTTCAATCTTATCACTGGCATAATCACCAAACAAATACTCTGAAAAAGTTAAGTCTTCTCCGTAGTCATTATCTTTCTCTAGGTTATATTCCTCTAACATCGTTATTCTCCTACTACTTTTTCTTAGGGCTTAGAATAGCAAACTCTTTCTTGCTAATCAACCCTTTTCTATATCTACCTTTAATTAATTGGTTCTCAATATAATCACTCAATACAATCAAATCATATTCTTTCGAAGGATTCCATTTTCGCGTATATTGGAATGTCTTGTCAAGTCTTTCTTTCAACCATTTTGTTTCTACTTCAATTGTATACTCTTGTTCTTTAGGAGGATCTACCCCACCATTATCCTCTAATCGAGTTCTCTTTACAAAGTAAGACACTACTTTTGCATAAGGAGCATCTTCTTTGAAACAAGGTTCATTGAGGTAAGACTTCCATCCATTCTCCCTAAAATCTTCATACTTCTTCAAAAGATTCTTCTCCGTAGTCTAGATAATCAAAATCACTTAGGTAACACAACTCTACAAGCTCCTGTATGGCTTTAGGGAGAGAGTTGTAATATTCTGATACGATGGCTTCACTATCATACAAAACACTCTCAAAACGCTTCCTGTTGCTTATATAGTAGCATTTCTCTGACATAAAGCGGATTTCTAAAAGTTGTTTCTCTGTATCAGTGAAAAGTTCTACATTAAAACTTTCTTGCTTCAAGGCATACTCTTCTTCCCACCAATACTCCACTAGAGAAAGATTATCCCTTGATAAAATAAGTTGGAACACTATACCAGCATTACCCCATTCTAGGCAAGGGAGTGTTTTATCACCACCTTCCAACTTAACGTGTTTTCTGCATTTATGACTCTTTCGTTTAAACTTTCTTTCATATCCAACCTCCTCTGCCAGAACAGGGAATGGTAGTGATGTGTCTAGTGGTTTAAAGTTTTTCATTTCGTGCCTCCCCTTCTGTTAATTTTCTCATTAGCCTCTATAAACCAAAGGAACTTTGAAAGTTCTTTTATATCCTCTGAACCGTAATCATGCAGGTAAGAAATCATATCCACCCTGACACCTCCTCTTTCTTTACACCATCCAATCATGCCTACATCCTCACCTTTATATAATAACTTATTACCTCTCTTATTCCAGATATTTTTCATAAAACAACCTCCTCTTTAATAATCTCAAATTTCCACGTATCATAATCCATATCACAAATTAACTTATGAGAATTCTTCTCAAGCCAAGATGCCTTTACGTGATCGTGTGTCTGTGTGGGCAATATCACCTCATCAAAGACAACCTTGTCAAATAAATCTTCATATAAAGATGATAATGTAATTTTAATAAAGTATTTTGTTTTCATAAAAGTTTCTCCTAAACGTAACCATTAAAGAGAGCATACCCTCTTACAAAGTAAAAGTAAACCTTTCTTAGAAAATAATTTACCTTATATTGTTTCATTTGATCAAGGAATATCTCATCAATAACTTTTCTTGTGTAAAATTTATAATCCTCTGTTCCATGAAACATTTGACAAAGAACATCATGCACACAAGAAGGTTCTTTCAAAATTTGTTCACCATTGTCATCAAGGTATCCATCCCAAACACCAACCTTTACCCCAAGGATATTAAATTTAGGAGAACATCCATCCCAAGAGTAACCTTTGTAGATATGGAGAATACCTTCGTGAGAGATTTCTGCCAAGAGTTGTTTTGTTTTCTTTCTGTAGATATATCTTGCCTCCCCATTATATTCTGGTAGGTGAAATTTTAAATCTTCTTCAAGGGTGAATTTTTGAGTGATACGTTTTATTGGCATGGATTTTCTCCTGTTTAATACGTTGTTAGGGGAGAGTTTATATTGGTGAGAGGGTGTTGTCAAGGAAATTTAGGTAATAAAAAAGCCCGAACCTTTTTACAGGAACGGGCTTTCGGAGGAGAAGCAACTTTACGCAAGTTGTCAGCGAAGAGGGAGAAGGAGAGAAACCCCTCTTAAAGTGGATGTCTGGGAGGAGAAATCAGACAAAGAGATTATTGTTATTATTAAGGGAGAAATATTTTAGTAAAGGTCATCTGGTAGGATAGGTAAGTCTAACCCTAAGTCAGAAAAGTTAATCTGTTCTTCTTCAACATAAGATTCGGATTTATTCTGGCAATTGTTACAATAAGGATCATCTACTGTAATAACCTTATATTTGCCAGATTTCTCTGGATGAGGGACTTTTACCTGCCTAGTGGGATAACCTATTTTTGCATTACATGCGATACACGTTGGCATAAGGATTCCTTTTTTAGGAGTAAATTTGTTTAAAGAAAGTCTCTATTTAGAAACTTTAGTTTTTAGGAGGGTTATTATGAAAACAAGAAATTTTCTTTAAACAAACTTTTCAATTTATAATTAATGATAACAGTGTTTTTGAAGTGTGTCAACTGTTTTGGGAATTGGAGCGACATATCGGTTACGATCCGATGACTCCGACTTGGAAGGACGGGATTTTTCCAATTAAACTAATGTCGCAATGTTGGAGATTTTTATAACCGTGATCTCCTGAGCTACCAAACTTATTTAAATTTAATCCATAGGTGGCTGGGTTAATACTTCCCCATTTACTGACTCCGACAACTAATGTTCCCCGACTCACTACTTTACTACAGTATCTCTTGCCTGTCACACACTTACTCGCACACGGGCTGAACCTTAGGATTAAAACTTTTTATTCAGGTTTATCTAGTCCCACAACTCTTCATTCCAAACAAAGACACCATCTTCAATCTCAGAATCATCTAACTCCTTAAAAAGTTCATAACTCTCCAAGAATCTTTGTTTCTGATCTTCTGCTATTTCGTCAAGACGTTCTTTTGTGAAAATATTATCTTCCATAGTAACCTCCTTTAAAGAATTTGTTTCTTGAGAGTTAGACACCTTACTCAAGAATTGTGTCTCTCAGAAATACATCTAGGCACGTAAGTCCTAAAGTGGGCTGAGAAATTACTTTAGTTTCACACTTGACGGTAGTGACTCACCTAAAACAACCTATTCATCTTACAATAAGAGATTACCTCGGTCAATGGTAATTTTATGATTATTTATTTAACCCATCTCTTTTAACGTCAAGTTAGGGTAAGCAGTTTTTCTCTGCAATAACTCTCTCACAATGAGATTCTGGACGGTATTGGTAAATGTGTGGATTGCATACCAAAACAATCATTATGGCGAACTAATTCATCCATAATCACATCTTATAATTAATCATAACAATATTATTTCTGAATGTCAAATAGTTTCTGTAGAAATCCCTAAATAATCCAAACCTTGGTCCTCACCTTTCATATTATACTCCTGTAAAACCGTTGTAAACACGAATATCTCTCATAACCATCTCCTCTTTTTGTTAATGTATGATTTATTATCGCATTACTTTTTCAAGAGTGCAACCTCTTTCTCTAAAGATTCTATTCTTTCTAGAAGACTACTACCTTCCACTATATCGTGGATCTTATCCTTACAAGTGATATCTATCTCCAAGTAGTCCAATATTCGCTGAACACCTTCTGACATAAAAGCTTTCTCTTTGTTACAAAGTTTGCTTGAAGAAAGGGCGTTGTTTTTGGAGAAGTCTTGCTTCATTTGTTGTATTGTATCTTGCATATATCTTACTCTCCAACATAATACCTGTCTAGTAGATCTTCATTAACTATGAAGTTTAAATCTTCACCTATTACAGAGAATTTGTCCAGTTTTAGTTTCCGCTTTGACTTCCCTTGTGATCCAACTTTATGACAAAAGAATCTAACCTCTTTTCCAGCATACTCTCCACCTTCATACCTTCTTGCATTACTTAGATTTACAGATTTATTGTATCTCGGCTTATATTGTAATATGAAATTATCCTCTGCCAAAGAAGTTTCCTTTTCTGTATCAAAGTACTGTATAAATATCCTATTATAGTCTTTATTATTGTGACCAATGATTCTAGAGAAGATGTTACAAGATTTCCCTATATAATTAACATTCTCATCTTTCTTTAGGAAATAGACTACATTAGCTTTCATATATTGTAAAGACATATACACAGCTTTTATACCCTGCGATATAGGGAATCCATTATTTTGTGTAGCTGTAAGTATTGTGCAATAGTCTGCCAAAACTTTATCCATCTCAGCTCCAAGCAAAACTAAACCTCGAAGGTCTTTACTAATGATTTCCTTGTTTCTTACACCGTCCCTTGTTTCATTATAAAGGTTATCCATAACCCTTAGATATTCATCTTCACTAATACTCTCACTTTTCATACATACTCCTCATATTCTTATTAAATGGTTGCTCCTTATCAGTCGACATTTAGGATCTCCGCTCCTAATGGAAAGTCTCAAATTTTTCAACCAAGAAAACACCACTTAAATCATAGACTTAGGCAGTGTTTTTACGTGTTACACAATGTGATAAACAGGGGATTTTCAAGAGGATAAAATCCCCTCGACATACTCCAACTCCCCTCCCTTCAAATACCCTTGCTGGATAAGATAATTAACATAATCAAGATCCTCTCTCACCACGACAGACCACTCTACTCCAAAATATTTCTTCTTACTACAAATTTTATATTGCTCAAGTTTAACACTCTCATACTCAGAAAGCAACCCTTCTAAATAATCTAATTCTTCTTGGTCAAGCTCTACATTGTTGAAAGTGTATTCTACGTAATCATAATCATTGTGTTTAAGAATGATATCTTCCCAACGTGTACCTCTTGGATATTTCTTCCCACCCTTACAAGTTGAAGGATCGTATAACATTTCCCAAGCTTGATCAAGAGTTAGATTGTGGTCACGTAACATATACTCTAAAACTAAACCATTTACCAGCGTATCTGATTTTGCACTATGAAGATGGATACTATGCTCATCTAAACGTCCATCCTTATACAAACCCCACTGATAATACAATACTCCAAGTTTATGACTCTCAACTTCTTCCTTAGAGTATAATACACGAGCAAGTTTCAATGTGCAAAGTTGTCTAACATTCTCAGGGAAATAATCCTCTGGTAAAACTGCTTTCTCATAAGAGAGGTTGTGTGCGAATACATACTGTTTTCCTTCAAGAGAGTGTTCTTTCAAAACTCTTTCTAAAGAGGGTGCATCTTTCACATCTTCCTCTGTCACCCCGTGAATAGCCATTGCTTCGAAAGTGATCGGTTCTTGTGGGTTAATCATTGTCCCTCTAGAATCTACTACTTTAAAAGTGCCATCCTTTGTCACACGGAAAATAGTTTCTCCGAATTCACACACCTTACCTTTCATATGTGTTGTTTCTGTATCAATTCCTGATATTAGCATAACAACTCCTCCTTCAAAATCCTAATCAAATTATCTTTCATATCCCTTGCCGCAGACATTTCCTTTTGTGTGACATAACAACTCATACAACAAGGATAATTTTCTAGACGTTCAATTGTTGCAAGGATTCTCTCTTGTTGTTCATTCCAAGAATTCTCTGCAACACACTTTACATCATATACATCTATATCTAAACAGTCATCTGAGTAACCATACCAATTGTGGTGACTGTAATTTTCTTCCCACCAACCTTCAAAACTCATAATAATCTCTCCTCGTAATGTTTCAAATAATCAACAGCACCTATATAAAAATCATCGTACTCAGAAAACTCTCCTGAATAGTATAATTCCCACTTCAAACTCTCTACACCTGTTGCATCATCTTCAAAGAAAATACCTTCCTCTATAAAGTTCTCCGCCCACAACAACCCTTTCATCCATTGTGATTGTTTCATACATTACTTCTCAAAATAAACCTAACCTTGTCCCAGAATTTCATTTTTCCTGAAACGTTCTTAATCTGCTTACCCTCTGCAACTGTAAAATGCCAGTTCAAATCTACAAGTTTATACTCTATCAAAGGACAATGTTTCTTGTCAATGTTTTTGACTAACAAATGGTAACCATCTACCGAAATAGGGTATACATCTACCCATACACCGTTTATGTAAAGTTTCATTGGTGCGAGAAGGTCTAGTGTTTGGTATTTCATATATTACTCCTCATAAACTAAAATATAATCAAAACAAAATTTACCACGAATATTTTCTCCCGTCAAATCTTCTAGCAAAGAAATTTCATCTTCGTTGCCAAGCAACATAAAGGATGCCTTTGTTGAAGTGGAGTTTCTCATTTCCAAAGGTATCTTGTCGATAATATCTTTTGGTAAGATACATTTTAGGAAGACACCTTGTTGTTTAAGGATCATTCTTCTTCCAAATTTACTAGTTGGTCAGTAAGGTTTTGCAACAACTGATGAACCTTTTGTCGATCTTTCTTACTTTCATTTCGATATTCGAAATAGTCATCAGTATTGTTCACAAAGTTTCTGTATACCCGAAGGTATCTTTCGTTGAGATTATTTTGCTCAAGAAGTTCTTCGTATGTTGGGTAACGTTTATATTTGTTGCAACTACCTTTCCCACAAGTGGATGTATATTCTACAAGCTTACCACATGGGTAAGTGGATTCTAGTTTATCGATCATTTCAACCACTCCCTCACACGTTCACGGTGTTCAGGTAAATACAGATTAAATATTTCAACTCCGTGTTTCTGACCTAAAACACAGGCTGTCCGAGTTCCACCCTTCGGAATTACACTACCTTCTTTTTCACTCTTTCCGTAGCATAATATAAACCTGCTCGGTGTGTCAAGATCTTTACCTAAAATCTGCATCGTATTCCTAGCGTGTAAACTTTTAGCGCCATTAGAGCACTTACTCCAAGCAGGGTGTGTTTCCTCTGCTAACTGGTAAGCTTTGCTTTTAAAAGGTAAATCATTTAAGGTGTAGTAACCATCGTCATCACTATCACGCTTGTTGAAATCATTCCAAGGTAAATAAATTTCCATTAAAGATTCTTGTAGGTACATACCTAAATTATTATCTCTGAGATATTGTTTAACACCTTTTTCTAAACAGGTATCCGCTCCATCAGCTCCACCAGAACGTCCAATATAACCCTTTGAAGCTGCTTTGTATGCGAACTTTGTCATAAGGTCTAAAATATCTTCTGGTGTACTTCTACTTCCAATAAGTGTATAAATCATTGTTTCCTCCTCTCATTAAATTCTGCTACACATTCCCACCAATAATCAATAGATTCTCTACAAACCTTTATATGTTTCTTCTCAATGGGGCGTTTTAATTGTATATGGTCGATACTTGTAAATCTACCTAAAGCTACAAATAATCCTGCAACCATATAATCAGGCATCCTTTTCCAAGTGTAGAAGTAATCTTTCTCAGGATCACCTACATCAATCAAACCTTTCCTGTTAAATGTTTTGCCTTGGCATCTCGCACAAACAAATCCTGCACTTAACTTTACAGGAAGCATATACGCACTGTCAATGTGAACTCTGTCTTGCTGCTTAACTTTATCCTTAACGTGAACATTATAAAGTTTATTCAGTTTCTCCCTGCCAAGATTTTCAGGGACATTCGCTAAACCAAGAGCTTTCACAACTTCTGACCTTAGTTCATAAATATTCAAACTTTCTACAGGAGTCTCGTGGAACTCAATTTCTTCTTGTTTGAACTCGTGTATTGGGACAAATATTTCTTCACCAGAATCCTTTACCCCAAAAATACCTTCTCCTACAAGAATACCTGTCACAGTGATCTCTGTACCGTTTTGGTAATTACCTTCAGGGTCGTTTACGAGACAAATACATTTACAACCTTCGGCAAGAGTTACTTCCCATTCCATAGGGAAATCTTTCTTATCATACTTAGCACCAAACTCTGCCTTAAAGGTTAACTTAGGGTTAGGATTCTTTTCCAAGTATTCTAGGTTGTATGCATCTACAAGAGCATTTGTTGGTGCAATATATACACTACCCTCCTCATAATTATCCCCTACTACAAGCTTATTCAAGCCCTTTAAAACAGTGTCATAATGTTGCTCCAATCCGTATCGTATAACATAGAGAGCTTTCTTAAACCATATATCTTTAGGAGTCTCTCCTGATTGCCTTTTAACTTCTTGGAATACGTAGTTTGTAAAATTAAACTGTTTCCACAAATAGCTACGGAACATCAAATAGTGCCCATACTTACGGATAAGTTTCTCTTTAAGTTGGTCTTCTACAATAGGAAGTCTTTGTAAATTATCTCCAACCAAGAGTAGTCTAATATTACGCTGTCTTCGTTTGGAATTCCCTTTATTCAGTTTCCTAATCTGATTAAGGATCTGATCCAAGTCTTGACTGTTGTAACAGAAAGCTTCATCTAAAACAATTATCTTAATAGTGTCACTGCTTGTTAAAGCTCTGATCGCACTACGTTTATAATCTTTAGGTATAGCCTCTCCAACACTCAGGTTGAAAATCTTATGACCTGTTGCCAAACCAATGTTATCTGGTAAGTTAACAGTTGCAACACCACTACTTCCTCCAAAGATAATTTCTGAACCATAATACTGTGCCAGAATCCACATCACTGTACTTTTGCCCGTACCAGAGTCACCGTTGAGTGCAGCATGACCTCTTCCAGATACAAAATCTCTTAAAAAGAAATCTTGTTCTTCTGTTAAAGTGAATGGTAATCCGTCAATAATCTTTTGCAATCTTTCGTTCACTCACACCTCCTTTAAACTAATTCTTGGGAAAGCACAACCTGTCCCATAAACATAACCTGTGCCGTCAAGCATTCTACGGTAACCATAACTACCCAACTCAACATTGTGTCTGTTGGTTAAATCAATCTCGTTATCGTTATTCCACTCAGTTACATAATGCCCTTGTTTAGAATAAAATTCTCTTGCATCATCAGCGACATTTTCAATAATATCGTCACAGTTTCCAAAAGTAATGCCACCAACAACAATCAACTCTAGTTTCATAAACATCAGGTAGTGTGTATTACTGGTGAAACGTTCATGACGGTAGCAAGGTGTCACTGCCATATATTTACCGTTTGGAAGTTTACCTTCTTTGTGTAACTGAATGAAACTCTGTTCGGCACTGGCAATATACACTTTATGATCATCACCAACCTTACCGTGATACAGTTCAGGAACACCCTTTGGTTTGGTGTGCTCACTCACATCCATATCTACTACAAGAGGAACATCTATTGGAACATAACCTTTGCTTGAGTAAAACCGTAGTGCTTCCATAAGTATACTTGTTGAAATGTTCATTATCTTCTCCCGTTATCAAAAGCTCTTTCTGTAATATCTTTCATCTTAATAAGATCCGTAAGTGTGAGATTGTAACTATCTTTCACGTAATGGTCAATAGCTCCAAGTAAGTCACTTAACTCAACAAGTTCCATTACAACACAATCTTGGGCAACACTATCTTGCCACTCAGTAAACTCTTCTATAATCTTACTTCTCTCACCAAGAACACCTTTCTCGATATCTTTCAAATGGTAACCTACCTTCTCCATAATCTCCTCCATTGCCCATATAAGGCTTTTCTGTTATAATAACCTATGTTACATCTCCAACCAAGGAATGTATTCTGGAAGTGAGTGTAGCAAACCAAAACACGATAAGCAACAACTATTTTAAGGTTATTTAAAAATGACAGAATTAGGAACAATGCTTGCAATACATTGGTGGAAGGCTGTCATTGCGTTCGCTATGGGTATTCTAGGTTTTAAGTTCCAGAATGACTACAAGGAAAAGTCAGACAGGATACGTAATCTAGAGACAAACCAGAACGAAATGAAAGAGCAGTTAGCTGTCAACAAGAGTGAGCACGATACACTTAAGTCTAACTTTGAAAAGTTTCTTGAAAGGCACGATAGATTGTCAGAAGACATTTCTAGCATAAAAACAGATACCGCAGTTATTAAGAATGATATTCAACACATCAAAGAGGATAAATAATATGATTAATTCAATCACAACTAAAGATGCACCAGATTTACCAGATCCTAAAAAAGAAAAGTAACCTTTTATGGAAACTTACTATGCTGTAATATTCTTTATTGCGGCAATATTCCAAGAACACGTAGAAGGTTTTTCTGTAGCAAGTTTCTGTACGGCAATAACCCTGTATAATGAAGCCATAGTTGATTATCTTTCTTCTCTGGGTCTTCCGTTCTTTCTCGCTCCTATACTAATCAGTGTAGGAATGGTTGTTGTGTCAGTAAGTTTTATAGGACAACGTTTTTCTAAAATACTTCTAGGGGTTTCGTTAGTTTCCATCGTAGTAAACATCTTCTTCTGGGTACACTACAATCCAGAAGGAGCTTATCTTTACCAAATAATACAACCATACTACAAATATATCAATATTATTCTCCTAGAGATTCTTGTTTATAGTTGCCTAGCTCATTCAAGACTAGTTCCTCTTGGGAAAGAATATTTCATGAAAGCGAGGAGTTGGTATGCTGCCCGTAATAATTAAAGGCTTGATTACAGGTGGATGGACTTTCTTCACAAAATGGAAAGAAGGTAAGCACAAGGAAGCTTTAGAAGAACTATCTATCAAGAAAGAAGAGAGATCTGCTCAAAATAAGATACGTTTAGAGAATGCCCGTTCTGGGAATAATAATACTTCTGAACGAATTAAACAAATGGCAAACAGTTTTAAAGATGAATTCACTATGGTAGTTATCTTTGCTCCGTTTGTCACATCAATCATATCCCCTTACCTAGACTTATATTTTGCCTTAAAAGATTCTTCTTACCAGCAAGGTATGTTGGCAGATGCTTCTCTGCAAGCTGTACAGTCTCTCAACGAGTTCCCTTTGTGGTATGTAATCTTGGTGATTCTAATGGTGCTATGGTCGTGGGGAGCTTCTAAGGAAGTAATAAACAGGTTTTTAGATATGATCCCTAAGTGGAGGAAATAATGGCTGTTAAGTTAGTCAATGCAGAAGTTATTATGCAAAGTAAGGCATCTGCTCAATCAGAAAAGAAAGATAAGGATTTGCAAGAAGCTGCTTTATCAGATGAGTTTCGTCTAGAGAACATTGGTGATTCTGGAGAGTTTTATTCTCAAGCGGGTGACCCTTTAATGCAATCGGGCAATTAATAGAATTAATAATAACAATAGGAAATTTAGATGAGAGATTTACAAGTAACTCGTCCTACTCAAGTAGATGCTGATGCAGCTTTCCCTGTGTCTGGTAAGGCGAGAAACATTGTCACAAGTGGTGATAATACAGGTACTCCTTGGATAGAGGATGTAATCAATGACCGTAGCTTTGGCTGGCAAGAGAATGTTCTGAAAAGAGCAGGTATTGTTCCAAACGGTAACCCTGAAGATGCGGATGACAGTCAGATCGCAGAAGCTGTTGAGCGTGTGAGTGCTGTTAAAGCACAAGGTAAGAATCTTGCTGGCAGTAGTCGTTATGGATGTACATTAACCTCTGAAGAGGATTGGGTTGTTGATAACTCAGGTTCATATTGGAAGTGGGGCGGTAGTTTTCCTAAGAATGTTGCTGCAGGAGAGATTCCTAGTGTTGGGAATGGGTTTATTGTAGTGGTGTTTGGCGGTGCAGATTTAGTTGTAGATTCAGAAGGAAGTAACGTACAAGACTACATAAATAAAAACTTAACTCCGTTCAAAAACGTTGCTGAAATGGTAGCTTATGACTATACAGAAATTCCAGCGGATTCAAAGATAGAGTGGCAAGGTTACTACGCACAGTCGGACGGTGGAGGTAACAGAGGTGTACTGAAGAAAGGTGATAGTACATCATTAGCAGATGATGGTGGTTCGATATTCATCATTGTTAACGACACCGTTAACGGTGTCTGGATTGAATCTAGCCACCTAAAAAGTGAGATAGCAATAGAAAAGTTTGGTGGCAAACCTGACGATGTGCTTGTAGATAATGCAGAAGTTGCAAATAGAATCTACACATACGCAACAACAAAACTAGCCAGAAATGGCATAAAAATAACACTGGGAAATGGTAGGTATAATGCTCAAACATCTGTTAACCAACTATCTTACTGCGAGATGGAGGGGTTAGGTCAAACCGTTTCTCAGTGGTACGTGCTAAACAAGGTTGATGCGTTTGTAAGACCAGCAGACTGCCGTAATGCCAAGTGTACAAAAATGTCTATAACATCTGTTTTTGTTGAGTCGGATGGAACAACAAATGAGCACGATGCTATAAAATACGATTTGACAGGTGGTGCTGAGGGCTGTTTTGACAGTAACTTATCAATAAATGAATTTAGGTATGGCATAAGATGCGGAAATATCTGGTGGAATAACTCTGTTCATGAAGTTAGGATAAACAGATGCTGGGAGTCAATATACAATGATAGTACAGACGGTCTTTCTATAAATAATAGTTTTTATAAAGTATATAGTAACGAACCTTTTAATCGAGGGTGGAGGATAGGCGCTGTTAAAAATACACTTGCTACTCTGTGTAATTTTGGTGGTCGCACCGACGGTGCTGCATCTAAATACCTGTCTATATTCGGACCAAACGCCACAGGTATAACATTTGCAGCTTGCAACTTTGAAAATATAGAGATTACTCAAGATTCAGGAGCGATTGAAATCTGGTCTAACAGCAGAGTTAATTTTATTAATGGTTGTACTTTTGTTGACAATGGTCCGAACACCAGTGGAGGTGCTAATAGGTCTTTTGAAATTAAATCAAGAGATACTGCATTTGTAAACATATCAAACTGTATACAATTACAACCTAAAACTGGGCAAGGGTTTTTAACAGCTACAAATTCTTCAATCATCAAAACAACAGATAATGATATTTCTTCTGTAACGAATAACCTCGTATTCAATGACGCAGAAGTAATAAAAGGTGACGAAAGGGTCTACAAAGGTAGCTCCACAGGGGTAACAAGCGGTGATTTCATCGACACAGGAAAAGGTTCGGCTGTTTCACAGTTCTTCCCAAGCCTTGTTGTGGCAGATGGTGCATACCCTACTGTCGCGGTTGCAACTGACGCACGTAATGGTAGCGGCTCTGTTCGAGTCAGGTTCGTTAACATAGTAGATGGAACTAATAACTTTGGAACACACGACTTAGATTGGTTGGCCTATTAATAAATAGAAGGTCATCTGAAGAAGATGACCTTCTCTACCACACCCCTCCTAAAAATGTTATAATACCTCATAAACTATAATTTTACAATAAGATTATTTATCCACGAGGAAATATATTATGGCGAAAAAGTCCGATAAAGAATTAAAGAAAGTTGCAACAAGACATTTCTTCCCCCAAGAGATTGCTCTAACAGGTTGCCCTACTAAAGAACAAAAAGCTCACAATGATATGGTGAAGAGCTATCTTGCCGATTATAGGAAAGCTACAAATCAAGCTCAAATGGGGGAAGATATCTTTAACTGGATATTAACTGATATTCATACAAGTTTCAACCCTGCAAATATGGGTAAGGCAGAAGTTATTGAGGTTGAGAATCCTGATTTTGATAATAGCAAGAAACCTTCTAAAGATAATCCTCTGACAATACAAGTTTATCGCCACATGTATGATCCTGCAAGATATAAAGAAAATACGGCACGAGAAGTTGCTAAAGAAGCTATCCGTAAACGTGATGATTATATCAAGATGTGCCAAGAGCATGAGAAGCAGGAACAAATTTTGGCGGCGAGAGAGTTGCGTGAGAGTGAGGGTGTTGTGAGTGAGGGGGATGATGTGGGTGGTGTGAGTACTGGTTCCCTTATCACAATTGATTTTGAAGAAGATGGGACTACTTTGAATTGATAATTATTCTGTAAAGTGGTATCATTAAATAAGGGCGATATTTTAGGACAGGAGTAGCTACCTGAAATAAGTATTGAAAAGAGAGTCTGCAGGAACTACCTCACTTGCAGATTCCCCTTTATTTTAATACGAGGTAGATAGTTTGAGGTAAGAATTGTAGTATGAAAAGCACAATATACACATATGAATTTTTAAAGCGACATGAGATTGTTAAAAGTAAGAGAGCAACGGCCGATCACGGTTATTATGGTGAGGGTATAACACTGATGTTCCCTGTAGATATTCCCGATAAAACCAAAGGTTTATGGGCAACTAAATGCTTGTGCGGTAATTATTTCACCTGCCAACCCAGTGATGTATATCATGCTAGGATTAAAAGCTGCGGCTGCCACATTAAAAGACGTAACAGATTAAAATATACTCTAGAAACAGTATTGTGGAGTATAAAACGAAATTATACGCTAGGTTCTTTACCTTCAGAATATAAGAGTAGAGATATAAAATTAAAGTGTAATACTTGTGAAGTGGCTACAGATAAAGGTAATTTAACAGAGCACCTTATAGGCAACAGGCTTTTCTGTAGATGCGGTAAGACCTACAAAAGATCCTTCTCAGAAGTAAAACATGATTGCGAGGAGTACTTAAGAGAAAATCCCGAATCACCTTGGAGTATAGAGTCTTATCCAGAAGAAGAATTTACTAGTGTAAAAGATGTTAGGATATCTTTGAAGTGTAACATTTGCTCTCACGAAGTTGATATGTTATTTGGCAATTTTGTAAGGGGAAAGGGTTGTCAAGGTTGTAGCGATATAGCTTTAAAGAAAAGGATTAGCAAAGACTTGTCGTACTTCTTAGAAAAGTCTTACGAAACTCATGGTGATAGGTACGATTATAGTAAAGTTGTATACACTAAATGTAGAGAACCTGTTGAAATAGTTTGTAAAGAGCATGGTTCTTTTTGGCAATCTCCTGATAACCATTACAACAAGGGAAAGGGTTGTAGGAAATGTAACGGTAATAGGTATGTAAACTTTAAAAGAGTTTCTGTAGAAGATAATAAAGATTTCTTAAAAAGTAAAGATTCGGGTGTATATGTTCTAAAATCTAACCTAGTAGAAGATTTGTATAAAATAGGTATAAGTGTCGTACCAGAACGAAGGTGTAAAGATGTATCTTCGGAAAGCAAACTTGACTTCGAAGTTTTCCACTACAAACCTCTGGACATGTATAATGCGTATATATTAGAGAACAATCTACACACCGCGTATGATAGTCTTAACTGCAGAGATGATTTCGATAACAAGTTCGCAGGTTATACGGAATGTTTTATATTAGAAGAACAAGACCTGACTGATGTAGTAAAATTAATAGATAATTATAAAGAAGGATAATTCATGTCAAAAGATAAACAAGAACCTTTCTTTAAACCTGCAAGTAAAAAACAAGCTCTTATGTTAAAAAGAGCTTCTGATACTCAAATATTGATTATCGGTGGGGCTTAAAAATCCAGTGGTCACACCTTAAACTATCCTGCTAATTCGGTGGAAGCTAAGTGTTTATACTAACATACGCCAATACCGAGCCGAATGATTAAATTCATGGGTGTAGAGGTCATCTCGTAAGAGAGTAGAGTTCAAGTGGACTCGAAACGTAGGACTGTATACCAATACAGAAGATATGATCCGACAACACAGGAAACTGTGGAAAGAGTGTAACGACTCTAAAACTGTCTCAGATTAAAGGCTGGTTCTGGGAAAAGTACGATATTAAATCACCTGCCTCTTATGTTACTAGATGACCCCAAAACAAACTGCATCTTGTATCGTAGGACAAATCCTCAACTGTTAGGTGGTCTTTGGCCTAATGCTAGAGGAATTTACGAAAAACTTCCAAAAGCTTATGAACCTAAGGCTATAAGAGATCATAAGATGGAAGTAGTATTTAAGAATGGAGCTAAAATAAAATATCAACAAGCGGAGAACGTGGCTAAATCTAAGAATGATGCTCAAGGTCAGGAGTTCACGTTTGTCGGAATAGATAAAATTTGTCTATTTGAAAGGTTTTTAGCATAATTATTTTAATGATTATAACCTTTCTGGAAAAATTGTGTGAATTCGGTGGAACTCTTTGTAAGACAATACCGAGCCAAGGTTACGGGGTAACTCGTTTCAAGGTGTAACGACTAGAGAATACGAACCTAGAGGGTTTATGAATCTCGTACAGCCAAGTGGTAGCGAAAGCTTTAAATGGAAGCGCACAAACTCTAGCTAAAAGAGTAAGATATAGTCTCAACTTCTACGGTGACGTAGAGATGCAGGTAATGCTGCTGGTAAAGATTAACGAACTTTATTGAAGATATTGGAAGGTACACAATTCGAGTGGGAACAAATAGAGTACTTTATGTCACGTCTACGTTCCCCCTCAAAACACTTCTCCCGTATGGTAATCTCATGTAACCCCGACCCCGACCATTATATTAGGACGATGATCGACTGGTACTTAGACGAATCTGGTTATGCTATACCTGAAAGAGATGGGGTAGTAAGATACTTCGTACAGGAAGGTGGTGAGTATGTATGGGGTAATTCTAAAAAAGAGTTAGGTGAAAAGTTAAATTTACCTAAAGATCGTTGGGAAGATAAGATCCTCAGCTTCTCGTTTGTTAGTGGGACGATCTACGATAATCCGATTATGATGGAGATTAACCCGTCATACTTAGCTTTCTTAGAAGGTCTTAACGATGTCGATAAGGCACAGTTACTTCACGGATGTTGGGATGCCAGACCTCAAGGTGCTAATTACTGGCAAAGAGAATGGGTAACGGAGATACAATCTAAAGATGTAGACCTAAGTTCTATGAGAAAGGTAAGAACATACGATTTAGCGGCAACAGAACGTAGTCAGGTAAATAAAAGCCCTGACCCAACAGCTTGTGCTCTTATGTGTAAAGACCGTAATGGTTATTATTACATTGCAGGTAACTATCATCCAGATTTTTATGATGACTACTATGAGATATATGGTCAATTCTGTAAACGTTCTGGGGATAGGGATATGCATATAATAAAACAAGGTCATCATGACACAGATGATACTGTAATCTTGTTGCCAGTGGATTGTGGCGCTGCAGGTAAGACGGCTTTCACTGCCATGGCTTCAAACTTTATGCAAGAAGGCTTTACAGTAAAGGCTGACCCTACTCCAAACAACAAGACAAAATTGGTAAAATTTCAGCCATTTGCAACGGCAACAGAGAACGGGCTTGTATATGTGTTGGTAGATACTTTTGATAAGAAGACTTTAGAGTTTATATACAAACAACTAGAAGCTTTTGATGGAGAAAGGTCTACAGCCACAAAACATGATGAATTTCCAGATCTATTGGCGAGCGGGTATAACTATCTCTCAAGAGAACGTGTCATCAAACCCTTCTCCCTTCCAGATTGTTCCTCCTCCACAAAATACACTTCTTATCGAAACTCGATAAAATAACCACTTGTGGTAAATCTCTCTTGTGGAAACATTCCCTTTGGAAGAAAGATCTCTTTTTCTTCCAAATCCCCTCCTCACAACACTTATATCAGGGTAAGGAAACCTTGATTTTACAGGGATGTATATAAGTGTTATAATTACTTATATTAACAAACGGAGAGTAACTATGCAAGCGAAACCTCGCCAGAGAGTTTATGCTAATGTAACAAAAGCTACTTCCCCACCAACCACCACTCGTGAACAAAGAGAAGCTAAGAAGCAGAATTCTAGTGCAGCAATAGAGTTTGTTCGTAAGCAGATTAATATTCTTAAGCCTTATGAACTTAGTCAAACACAATACCTTCGCACATATCAATTAATGATGCAAGATGATGCTGTTGCCACATGTTTCTATGCTCGGACAATGGGTGTTGCTAAAGCTCAGAAAAGAGGTAGCTTTAAACACAACCCTAACTCAGAAGAATCTATCCAAGCAAAAGAGTTTCTGGAGTATAACCTTAATAACTTAAGAGGTCAATCTCCTTTAACAGTAGGTCTTATGGCAAGTCATATGATTCGGGATAGATGGAGTCCTTTTGAGAATGTTTATGAGGCTGCAAGTGGTGATTGGGAAGGGATGTGGAAGCTTAAGAAATTAGCTTATGTTCATCCATTAAGTCTTGATAAACTAAAACCTTTTGTGGTGAAAGCTGGCGGAGACAGTATTAGTCATCTTAGACAAGTTCCTGATGCTTTCATAGGAAGTGATGGTCAAGGTAGTGCTACTTTTGGACAGACAGTTGGTGGAGTAAAAGAAATCCCTTTCAACTGGGTATCTTATTGCAGTTACTCTGCTACAGATAGTCAACCTATTGGTAACAGTTTATTTGATGCAGCTTATATCCCTTGGAAAGAAAAGCAACTCTTACAAGATCTAACTCTTGTTGGTGTGCAGAAAGATTTAGCTGGTATGCCTGTTCTTGGTGCTCCGAGTAGTTTACTTGCTGCAGCAGCAGAGAACCCTGATGGTCCAGAAGCATTAATGGTTGAGCAACTTAAACAAAACCTTGCCAATCTACACAATGGTGACCAAGCATATTCTATGATCCCAACAGATACTCACTCGGAGACAGGTAATGGTCAGAGACAGTTTGAGTTAAAGTTCTTAGGTATCGATGGTATTGGTAAACAGTTTGACGTAGAAGCTCTTGTTGAACAACGTAAACGTGCCATCTTCAATTGTTTCTCTTGTCAGAATATGCTCTCAGGGGAAAATGGTGGAGGAAGCTACAACCTCCTTGAAGGACAAACATCTCTACAAGCACACGCTGTTGAACTAGATAATATGATTGTAGATGAGATGTGGAATAAACAGATCATCCCTAAATTATTACGTCTCAACAATTGGAAACTTGCAGAGAAAGATATTCCTGTATGGCAAAGTGGTGATGTTCAAGAGATTAGTCTTGATGAATATGGTAAAGCTGTCAACCGTATGGCTAGACTATTACCTGCAACACCTGCTGTTGTTAACAGTATTCTTAAGAAGCTAGATATTCCTTTCGTTATGCCAGAGAATACACCTGCAGAAGATATTCGAAATATGTTATTCGAGTTTAAGGAGCCTTCTAAGGTTGGGACAGGAAACGCTAGTTCAGGAACAGGAAGCACTCAAGAGGGTGGAAGCGCCAGCGACACCAATAGTGAGAATGCAGCATAAATTCCTTTGTGTTGCACTACCTTATTAATAGTGTTATAATTAATTATCAATTGGAAACAACTGTATGACTTACACACAAGAGTTCTCTGTCAGAGAGGGCGAAGTAATCAGATGTTTCGATGCACTTCTATATGATGCAGTTGTTAAATCTTCTGCATCTAAAGTTTCCGAGTATGTAATCTCCCTTACCACACAAGATTCTTTCAATACCTACAAAAACTATGCTTTCTCGTTAAACGAGATGGAAGCTACCTTTGATTCAAAAGATGATTCTCTTATAGAAATTGTTCTTCGTGATACAAGTGTCCATAAGAAAATTATCCTCAAGAATGATAAGTCTACGCTAGTTTACGCCAAAGGTCAAGATGTTGTTGGTAAGAACAGTGAGATTAACGATATTACTTCAAAAGAGAATATCTACTCAATAACTATTAATACTCAAGAGTTTGTTACTCCTTTTAATGATGATAATTCTTTAGAAGATGTTTATGAACATTTAACAGGTATTAATCTTGAAGCTGCAAGAGAAGCACTTGGAGAAGATATACAAAATCATGATTCACCGATTAATTGGTGGTCTGCATTTATAACGTGAGGACAAATATGCGAGTCAACGATTCGAGTGTATTGAACAAAATCCTCAAGGGTTTACAAGCTGCAATTGGACAACAAGAACAGCCTGTAGAACAACCACTTGAAGAAGAGGTTGTTATCAAGAGTTATAATGAAATTGAAGAGTATACTGCTCTTGATTCTCAAGAAGAAGAAAGACGTTGCTTACAAATCATTATGGAGCCTTACAAACGTGATGCTCACAACAACTGGTATACAACAGAAACAATTCAGAAAGGTCGTGAATCTTACGAGAAGAATAAAGAAAACATTCCAGCCAATTTATTCCACCTTGTAGATACAACATCTTTCGAAGTTGAGGAGACTTTCCTCCTTGAAGAAGATACTTATTATGAAGCTATTGATGAGACCTTAGTTAAAGGTACATGGATGGCTTGGACACACTACACAGATGATGAAGTTTGGGAACTTAAGAAGTCAGGTGAAATTGGCGGATTATCTCCATCTTGTCTTGGTAGTGTTGATAAAGAAACTGGTGAGATTACTAACTTAGCTTTCACCAAAGAAGATTTCTATAAGCAAGTTGAAGAAGGACAACATAATGCCTCTTAATATTGTTAAAGATGCTAAAGAATTTAGTCCTCACATTGCTGCTTGTTCTCATACATTAAACGATGGTGCTGCTAATAATCGTAACATTGATTTGATTCAAAAGTCAAAGATTAAATCTGATAAAGAAATCATGTTACTTAAGATGCTTCAACAAGATACACCAGAAGTTGTTGAGAAAGCAAGTGTTCGTAATGTTGAGAAGATGCTTTATTCAGCATTGAAAGAGAAATTCACTTCTGCAGATAGTTACTCTTGGGTTTGGTTACGTGACTTTGATCATTCTATTCCAGAGCCTGTAGCTGTATTTGAGATGGATGAGAAGATTTACCAAATCGGATTCACTCTTTTAGGTAATGGTTTACTTGAATTGAATGATGATATGGAAGAATTAATCCATCACGATGTTTACACAACAGCAGAAGAAAATGAATTGGTTTTAAAAGGTAAGTTGGTTGAAGATGAACCTGTTGAAACTGAAAGCTCAGATAATTCTGAGGAAATTGAAGAAGAGGGAGAGCAATCAACCTCAGAAGATAATCTAGAAGAAAAAGAAGAGGAAACTATGTCTGAGAAAAAAGACGCTCCTGTAGAGTTTTCAAAAGCTCAACTTAATCAAATCGAAGAGTTACTTAAAGCTAAAGAAGCTGAAACACTAGCTCGTATCGAAGCAGAAAACCTACTTAAGTCAACTACTGAAACATTATCTGGTTTAGAAATGGTTGAGTCTGCTGACGTAGAAGTGCTTGCTAAAGGTATTGTTGCTAACCAAGAACTTGGTGAAGTGTTTGTTAAGTCACTAGCTAATGCACAAGAGCTTATCAAATCAGCTAAAGCTGAAGCAGAAGAAGTTCGTAAAGAACTAGGTTCACATGAGCAAATCACTGACGAAAGTGAAGTTAAAGAACTTGAGAAAGGTACTGACACAGCTTCAGCACTTGCAGCTCAAATGGCTAAATTAAAAGCTTAATAAGAATAATAAAGAGGAATATTTAAATGGCTACATTAAATCGTGAACAGATTGTTGCTAACGCTCTTGCAGGTCAAGGTGCTGGTGATGACATGACTCATACAACTATCTCTGTTACTAAGACAGCTACTATGGTCAATGGTACTTTGTTACTAACTAACCGTACAGAAGCTGCTACTGGTGACCTTGCTGCTAATATTGTTTATGTAATTGATGATCCAGAGATTCAATTTGCTGCTACTGGTGCTGTGGTAGAGGTTCGTGCAGTAGAAGAGCTTGATTGGGTTAAGTTCTACGGTGATAACCTTAAAATTGGTAGTACTGCATTAACTGCAGCTCAACAAGGCACTTTTGCTAAAAAGTACGCTTAATAATAAGAATAATTAGAGGAAATTTAAAATGGCAGATATCCGTCAAGGCGAACAGGGTTTACAGAATTTTACACCACTTATGGACTTAGTTCCTCGCCAAGAGAACATGCTACAACGTATGGGTCTATTCTCTGTAGTAGAATACACAACTGAGAAAGTAACTGAGTTTGAACGTCGAGTTCTTGGTATTGATACTATGTACTCTGTTGAGCGTGGTGCTGATCGTCAGTATGCTGGTGATGAAGGCGCGCAAACAGCGTTACTAAAAATTCCATTCTTCACGTTAGATAAAGTTATCAAGCCTAGCGATGTTGACCAACTACGTGAGTTCTTAACAGCTACTGATCCAGAGACAGTTCGTAGCCGTGTTGAGAAAGTTATTGCTCGTATCCAACGTGGTCACGTAGAGTTACACAAGAATGTAATGTATGAAGCACTAGTTAGTAACTCTACTTATGCTAAAGATCGTGCTGGTAATGACCGTGCTGGTTATGTTAAGAACTTCCAAACAGCTTTCGAAGTTGCTGATGCTGATATGTACAACGGTGCGGCTAACGGTGCTAAGACTATCGACCTAGATGACCAAACTATTAACCCAGCAGATGAGTTTGAATTGTTCCGTAAGCACGTATTCAATAAAGCTGGTGATGGTGGTGACAACTATCGTCTAGTAGTGTTAATGGGTAGCGGTTCATTCACTAAGCTTAAGAATCACTCAGACTACGTAGAAGCTTTTGCTAACTATGCTTCTAACGAAGAGCCTTTACGTCAACGTTTAGGTGGTCTACGTACTTCACGTGTTCTTGAGTGGCAGGGTGTTACTTACATCGAAGATGTTTCTGGTAAGATTGATGATGACAAGATTATCGGTTTCCCACTAGATATGGAAGATATGTTCCAACTTCACTATGGTCATGCTGACACTATCGCTGCTCAGAATGGTGATGAGGCTGTTTCAGAAGCTTACCTTTACATCAACGAAACCGATGCTCGTAAGGTTGGCGTTGAAAGTGAAGCTGCTCTTGTGGCATGTATCACACGTCCTGAGTTGATCGCTCGTTGGACAGAATCATAATCGTTTATAAAACAATGACTTAGAGAGGACTTGTTCCTCTCTTCTTTTACTAAAGTATTTTCTTAGTAGAATATTTCACTAAAAGAATAAATCAGGAGAACAAATTTTGCAAGTAGCAGTTTTAAAAACTAAAAAACTATTCCTAGAGTTCCTTATTGAAAAGGGTCTAGATAAAATTAATATGAATAAATCTCTTCAGGACAAAGCTCGTTGGTCTGTATATGTTGATGACTTACGTATCTATAATGCCCGTCTAGCAGACTTAATCCTAGAGTTGAACGAGTCTTTAGATATCTTTATTGACCCTTCTAAGAGTCGTCCTTTAACAATCAATGCTATCAAGTTAGTTTATTCAGAGGATAAGAAAGTTGCCGTACAACAAAAAGAAGCAGCAAAGCAAATCTTCCAAAAAGAAGAAGACAAAGAAGAAGCAAAAGATTCGTCGTTAATTGTTCCTGCGACAGTTGATTGGAAATGGATTGAGTCTTTAAAGAATAATAAAGAAGATAAAGTTAAGTTGGATGAGTATGCTCAGAAAGAGTTTAATATTGAACTGAAACGTTCTATGACTCTTAAGAATATGATCGCTGACTTCAAAGAACAATTAGAAAAATAAATAACAATTATAATTGTATAATAAGATGCCCCTAACCTGATAAGGTTCAGGGGCTTTTTTTGTTTCTGTAATACACTAAGGAATACAGATGAATTATAACAAAACTGTCTACACATCTCCAATGGTATTTGCGGCAGGACAGGATCATGAAATAGAAGCTCCTCTAGGTGATACTTATTTCATAACACTGACGGAATGGCAAAACCGCCCTTTAAACCTTCTTCCTGCGAGACCTGCTATTGAAAGAGATAAGGTTATACGTAACACCTTGTTTATCCGAGACACTAATAGTCATATTGCAGATATTGTTACAGAAGGTGAAGATTTAAATGTAGTTGTGGCGCTCACAGAAGCCTATGGGATAGATATCTCATTTGATTGGACAATCACTCACGGTGGAGATTTTATCAACGGAGAAGCGAACTGGGAGAAGGACGAGAGTAACTATAACTACCAGCAACTTCACAGAGACACTGTGGATGCGGATTACAACGCAACACTTACTGGGCAAGCTACTATTGCGGCAGGGGATACCACTGTGACTATCACTATTCCCACTGTAGACGATGCTGTTTTCACAGGTGGTGAAAACTCTTACAAGGTAAGTACAATCACTTTAAGTAATTACTCTGTCGGTACAGGTGATATTCTTCCAGATGAAAGTCGTACAAGTTCTTTGATCATTATGAGTGATAGTTCTCCTAGACCTATTATAGAGGGCGTGGTCTCTTTATGGGTTCGTATGGGTGAAGATACTGAAATGGAGAGATTAGGTGGCAGGTCTGATGCTGTGAGTTTTTCTCTTGGTCAAGACACTAATGGAGATAGTCTTTTAGAAACTTGTATCTTTGATGATACCCCTATCGAAAAGCTTATTTTTAGAGTAGCGGAAGATCCTACAGCACCCAACGGTGAAGATATTACACAAACCACTTTAAGGTTTAATGCACAAATTAAGTCTGGTAGAAGAAACCTAAATTAAGTGTTATAATAGTAGTATTAACAGAATAAGGAGCTATTATGGCTATACCTAAGAGAGGATCTGGTGTTCCACCAAGGTCTGTTGGAGGAAAAGGTGGTGAAATTGCTGTACATAACACAGACTGTTCCTTACCCAATGAAGTATCTTCCTCAGTTAAAAGATTGGTAATAGGTGAAGGTTTAGGTTTCACAGCTTATGTAGATGCTGATGATGAAGGTTGTATAATCATAGGGCAGCCGCCAAACTTCCTACCACCTCTTTGGCAAATGGATAACCAAACCTCAACTATTGTAAGAGTAGGTCTTCCTGATGGAGGTAACTTCTTTGCAGGGCTAAATGATAACTGGGCAGGAACAGCGCGCACTGCAACACAGAACACATCACTAACATGGACTTCTGGACAATCAACGGGTTTCGGAAGTACATCCTCTGTTAATGTAAATATTACTGATGGTGGTTTGACACCTTATGCCAATTTGAATTTCCCTACAGCAGGTAACAGTGATACCACAACTGGTAGAGTACGGGTTCGTGTTACAGGTACAACTGCTGATGGTGATGGTAGTCGGAATGCAGCAACCATTGCAATAACGGTAGATTTACAAGGTTTACTTGATGATGCGGGAAATGGGCATACATCAGGTAGTTTTAGAGTAAGATTCACTCACACAGATTTTGACGGTACTCAAAGGGTTTTTGAAGAAAGTTTCTTCTTAGATGATAATAATAATGCAGATATATTTATAAACCCTAATGCAACTGGCTTAAGAGAGTTTCACATAGAACGTGTACAACACGGTATAGGTAACGGTATTGTTAAGTACTTATCAGGTATTGGTTATTATACAACAGGTACTCGTTACAGTATGACCACAGGTGTTGTTGAGAATCATAATCTTGACAGTAGTCGTGTAGACCAAAGTTATGTATTTGATATGGATGGTTTTGGAGTAGCTGACTATAATACATCTCCTTGGACTAGTGTCTCAGATTTCCAACTTATGCTTACAGATGTTGATAGGTTTGATAATCAAATGGGTTATGTACCTGATGACAGTACTAATACTATCAACCGAGCAAACTTTAGACATATAGGATTTACTCAAGCACTAGTTAATGTTCGAGATGCTTGGGGTAGTAGTCCACAATACCCTTCTCCTAGTTTTAACATGATGGTTGACACTTTTACTGATGATAGTACCAATCTAATTGAAACCTTCAACGGAGAAACTTTACGCTTAGAGGGTGATTATGCAACACCTTGGGATAGTGAAACTATTAGAGCTGACGGCCATGCAATTGTGTTTGGTGGGGGATTGTATCGTGGAGTAGACTTGCCTACTATAGACGAGAATGTTTTAGGGGTAACAGGTAGTTTAGGGGATGCTTCTGCATTCTTTCCTGACAAGTTTATGGATGACTCTGTAAGACCACAACCTAATTATTCAACTCACGCACAAAAGGCTGTATACTTCAGAGAGTTCAGGGCAAACAACCCAACCACCAGTTACGGCAGTATGACATTCACTATTACAACAGAGAATGGTATTGAGACGGATATCAATGCAGGTAATGTTGAAATTTACATTTGGAAGTTAGGTTCTAGTGCTCCAACTTCACCCAACCTAGTATTACCTCCAACATACGACCCTGCTAACCCTGACCTAAGTAAGGTTAATAGTATTTGGTTACATGAACCTTATGACTTTGGTAATTTTGATGACGGTGCTACACAAAATGTAGGTACGAATGGTTGCCTAGTTAATATAGCAGGTAGTACTTTAACAGCTACCTTTGGTGGTGCTAATGTTGAAGGTGGTGTATTAGTAAGAATAGATATAAGCGGAGGCGCTAGGATAGATCATATAGTAGCCGCTTTTTAAAGTAAGGACTTGATATGCAATTTTATAAAAACATTTCGTTGGTGGAAATCTCTGACGGAAAGTGGCAACTAGTGGTGAAGGTTAATGAGGTTAAAGAAGAGCGTATTAACTTGACAGATTCTCAACTTAACTACATCCTCTCTATGTTCCGTCAAGGAGTTTAAATATGGCTTTTACGAACGAGGAGATTATAAAACTAGCTGGTAATGTTCTAGCAGCGGGGGTTATAGATGCGGCAGGTAATAGTTGGTACGAAACATTAAACCCTAATAGTTTCATTACAGACCCAGAAAGTATTTGGTCAGACATGACCTCTTTAAAAGGATTACCTGCTGATAACTTCAATCAAGCCGTACAAAACAGTGTAAATAATCCTGACCTTATTGGAAGATACGGTATTGACGATGATGGTACTTTTAATGACACCACTGCATTAAGATTAACTCCCGTTGCAGGTACGAATAATACAACTTATATTTGTTATAACGCATTTGGTGATCCTTCTGGGGGTGTTCAGAAAAACTGGATACAACCTCAGTTAATACCTAGGTCGAATGGTTTCCCTAGTTCAGCCTACTCACCTGTAATATTTTCAGGTTTACCTAGTGGAGGTAATAGGATACTCACTTCTTCTGGTAATGACGGTAACTGGGTATCACACTTCTGGAATCCTGCGGGTGGTTTGTTACTAATTTCTACTGATGAAGCGCCCCCTTCTGCGGTATTCCCTTCACAAGATTTATACCTCTGTGGTTTCTTTTATAATGGACAAACAGGCGGGGCAGGGGGTTCTTCAGGTAGCAGTATCTTATTAGAAGATCCTAACGGTAGGTGGAGAATTACGGCAGAGGATGGTGCTCATTTACATTTCCAGAGATGGGATTTAGAAGGTGGTGTACCTCAATGGAACACTCACTTTAAAATAGGCGCTTCTGCAACCACTGATGGTATCAACCTAACTAAACCTTATGCAATAAATGCCGACCTCAATTTAAACTCCTTAGAGGACGGTGGTGACCCTATACTGAGGCCTATATTCTCTGTCAAGGATTTAGATGAGAACTTTGTATACGGCAATAGCGACCACACTACAGTACTTGAAACAGCTAAAGGTAAAGAAGTAGAAAGAGCTGTAACTGTAATAAATCAACAGGAGTTTGAAAACAGACCCTTGTTTGATGAAGATATAGTTTTAGATACCACAGATACTCCTGAACCAGACAGTGTTACAGAAATATCTTGGCACAGCGATATTAATTACAGTACAGATGCTTCTCATATACGTTTCAATGAAATAGCTTTTGATGTAGTGGAGTCTAGTGACGATGTTAATGGTGTACCTATAAGAATATCTGTTGAAAGGCAAGATGGAGAATTAGTACAAGAGAATATCAGTCTAGCTTCCCTCCAAGCGGGTGTTAATGGCGGTTTTAACTTTAAAACGGGTTATAATTTTTACACAATAAACCCTAAGTACAGTGATGTGCGTACTGCAAGAAACATCACTAGATTACAATTACCTATAGGTTACAAGGTTAAACTTAAGGGTGGTACTTATACCTTCTTCAATACTCAAACCAATCAAATGGAGAACCAGTTTGTACCTAGGCAAAAGTCTAAAGTTGAGTATGTGAATTATGTTAATGTCCTTGACGGTTCTAATGTAAAAGAGGAAGTGTACAAAGATTCTAATGTTGTATTGGATCACGGTGTAGGTAGTTGGTATCCAACTGAGACTACTCAGTTTACATCGCTGGCCTCCCCCTCTGAACATTCTGATATATCCAGAGCGGTACTCGGTAATTATAACTCCAAGACATACGTTGCTTCAGGTAATGAAGGTCTACATATACTTTTCCAAGACGACTCAACTAGAAGACAATTCTGGACAGAACCCTCAGTAGAGCGCAGGAATGCAGGGGATGTACCACTACAAACAAAAACTATATCACGTCTTGAGATTGACGTAGAGAATTTGTTTGCTTCTGAATTGCAAGAGACGATTTGGGATGTAGTCAACATTGAGAAGATTTTACCTTTATTCAGGTATGAAGGCGATACACCTATCTCTTATCGTGTCTCCATCGAATCTGCAAATAGTGTGGGTAATTTCTTGTTACAGGAAAACCAGACTAGGTATGCCTTACTGAATAAGAAGGGGGATACAAGGTTTGTTATAAATCCTGCAAACAACCCTACTGACCCAGACTACCACGAATTACGGTTACCTAGAGAAACCCTGACTGTGGATAACTTCACCAAAAAGAAGATAGTTTTTGAGTTCCATGAACCTATAAAAGTTTACGGTAACTATATAAATGTAACAGACCCTTTAGATCCTGAAGGTACAGGAACTTTTATTCCTAGTATAAAAGCTACGGTGGTACGAGTATTTGAGAGACCTATTGTTACAGGAGATGACTTAGAGCAACGGGTAGATGAAATAGAAGGTCAACAAGAGTGGGCTTATGCTACGCAACATAATTGGCCCACTATTCATGAGATACCTACGGATATGTGGTTGGCAGATGGTGATGGAGAACCTATCTTCTGGGCTGAGGAGTCAGGGCTGGCAGCAGACCAAGACGAACATCAATGGTTGTTCGATACAGGGATGGAAGCTTATTACCAACCTTTAATCACCCAAGGTACTGTAGCTAATAACAATATAACCTTAAACCCCTTAGTTGTTCATGTACCTTATGATTCTGTTAAAGAGTTTAGTGTGGTATTCGGTTGGGATAATTCTTTGAATGATGATCCGCTTATCGAGACTGCTAGTTTTACATTTTACATAGCTACACATGGAAGAAATGCTGATACACAAATTAGTATACAAGTACCTAAAGGTGCAAGCTTAATTTACAATTTCACTAAGAGACGTAACGGAAGATATGGCTATAGGGCAACCCCGTTTAATGATAATCTTGCATCTACTTCGCAAGTAGGTGACTTATCTGACACATACCCTGCAGATCCGAATCCACCAATTTAAATAGGAATTACCATGCCTAGACGCATAAATGATATACCTTTCCGCACAAGGGATCAGTTAAACAACACTTTCCAGATGATTACCACTAATCCTGCGGATTTTACACAATTAAGTCGTGTAGCTGTGACAGATTTTCGTGGATCTGGTATATTTTACTCGTCACTTGAACCAACTATAAATCCCGAAGCAAATACAAACTTACCTAACTATATCCAGAATGATATATTTTTACGTGACTCTGCTGCGGGTCTACAACTGTACACATGGAACCATGTCGATGATTCTTGGAGCACCCCTAAGAAGTTAAACGGTATAAGGTTATTAGATTCTTCAGATTTCCCTTTAATACCTAACCTAGACTTACGTATCACCAACCTCATAAGTAATATACCTTTTGAAGCAGATTACTACCTAAACAATACACTTTCCCTTATTTTCGGTGGTTACGATGGAGCATTAGGTTTTAACTTCTCTGCTCAAGAGTTTAATCGTTATAAAGCGATACGTAACGTTATCACTTTTACCTACCAAGGTACAGATGTTATTGGTTATGACGATCCCGCAGCTTACTGGACAGCTTTTATGGCCGATACTGGTAAGACTGACCTTCAAAAAGCCACTTACAACTTCCCCACACACGGTGATACGGTACACATACTTCTAGAAGGTGATGAAGGTCACGGTGGTTGGTTATATACTTTTGACAATGGTATTACTGCTAACGATCCCTCTCAACAAGTTAATTATAATCTGAAATTTAATGCTGACCCTGCTGATTCCACAAGAAAAGTACATGCACGTCAGGAGAGGGTTTGGAGTGAGTTTGCAGAGCCTGTCCAGAACGATAAGAAATACCGTCAAGGGGATAGTCACTACGACACAGATAACGGTGTTCTGTGGTCAGGTTACAATGAAGGAATAGCACCAACAACTGACTTAACTGTATTGTTTGATAACTTTACTCACATGAAAGGTTCATCTCTTCTATCTGCTAAGGATGTTAATGGAGATTGGGAAGTTCCTGTTAAAGATGATGCTACCTATCAAGCAAATGATTATATCTTAACGAATACTAACAGTACACCAAGAATACACGGCCCGTATGTAATGGGTGCTGCTAACGATCATGAAGCTTGGCCTTTGTATACTATTTTACGTGGCAGCATTGTTCATGACGTAACAGTAGGTAATATTCCTACAGTCTTCACAGGTGATTACCCTACGATTGATGGTGTTATGGTTGCTTCGGGTGACACTATCCGAGAAATATATACACCTGATGTTAAAATCTATGAGTACTATGATGGTGTTTTGATAGATTATAACTTAAAAGGTATGGCTTGGGGTGTGCTACGCAGACCAATACACCCAACAAGGGTATCCTACTCCTCAGAAACTTTACTTCCTGTTCGTAATGATAATATCTATTATGAAAATGAGATTGTAAGGAATGCCGTTGGGGACTTATTCCGTTATACAGAAGGTCAAGCTACTGACCAAGATGCCTTTACTCAGTTAGAGAATCTTAAAGCAAATGTAATATTTGTAGTAGAGGATGTTAATGGAGATTACGTACCTACTACCGTTAACGACGGATCAATAGGTTTTATTGCTCAAGATAATGATACTCTAGAAGTGAGATGTACAGCTACTGGTAGTACCAAAGTTGTCCTTTATACTGCAAATGTATCTGCTGATGGTACAACTATTACTTGGATAGATAGGCGTAGTAAGTTTGGTCAAAGAACTTTTGAAGATACAGGTTTTCTTGATCCTACCCCTAGTGTAGATTTATATACTGAGGGAGACTATGTGGTCACAGCTTCAGGTAGAAGATACGAATACCATGAAACTAGTAATAATTTACAGTTTTCGGATTGGGTGCGTGGTAGTCATATTGAAGTAACCAATTCACTAGATAACAACTTCGCACCAAATATTGATAATGCCACTGGTCAGGTTTCAGGGTTCGGTAATATGATGGTTAAGACAGGTGATGTTGCTGAGATTGTTATAACTGGGTCACCTACTGATAAAACCTTTAGGTATGAAGTTGTACAAGATTTCCCTATAGTACTAGGTCCCCGTACAAATGTACACCCTACACGGTTATTCGACAGATCAAGTACAAACGCAAGACCTGTTGCTGATGACAGTCAATATACTAACGGGGACTTTGTAGATAATTCCGTGACTGGTATGAGATATGGTCCTTATGTAGAAAATGCCCCTGACGATGTAACAGCTTGGCCTGACTATCAACGTATTGGTGGTGAAGATTACAGTATCGACCTAGGGCATCAACCTAACAGACACTATCTTCAAAATGATCATGCTATTCACGATGGTAGTTTGTATAAAGCCCGTGTTGCTTTGAATGGTACAAGTTCTCCTATACCTTTTAACGAAGCAGATTGGGATTTAGTATTACAAGGTGTTCAGGATCTACGTGACAGTGACAACTCTAAACACACCATGAGTTTAGTAAACGGGGTATTCACAGTAACACCTAAACCTTAATATGAGAGGCAGAGATGTCTCTTTATTTTTAAAAGAGAGATTAATATATGTTAACTCAAGCTATGGAACTTGAGCCTGTCGTTAAAGGTATGGTAGATATCTATACAGGCGATCCCAACAATTTACCTACTGGATGGTATGTTGCAGACGGAAGAACAGTTAATATAAACGGTACTAATGAAGTTCTTGTAGATTTGACAGGAAATCGAGGTTTTCTTATGTTGGCGGGACAGATTGGTGACCCTGAACTCCTTACAGACATAATCCAGTCTACAGGTGCTCCTAGTGCAGTGGTAACCGCTGAAGGTGCTTCCGAACACACCCACGTTTTCACAACAACCCCTAGTGCAAACTTTAATACTAATAGTGACGGTGAACATGGACACACCGTTAACTGGGAGGCTAAAGTTAATTTCTCCTCAGATGAGCAAACTGTTGACGTGGATAGCGGTAGTGATCCCGCAAGGTATACTAATGCGGGTAATGCTGACGTTTGGGAGTACAGAAACAGGTTTTCAGGTCATGTCAGTGTCTCTACAGGAGGAGCTGGATGGGCTAATGATCACTCTCACCACAATCATACTATTAATGCAAGTTCTAGGCAATTTAGCACTAATACAGGACACGAGCATAATTTTGTAGGACAAGATAATATAACTCAACCTAGGCATAAAGAGATTTACCTAGTTGTTTATATGGGAGGTTAATATATGGCAACTAAAGAAATGCAGTACTCTAGTATGTGTGACAACACTATAGATATGTTCATAGGTGATCCTGCGGATATACCTTTAGGGTGGGTAATATCGGATGGAGGGATACATAATGGTATTCAAACGGAAGATTTAAGAGGTATCTTTTTAAAAGGAGCACCTTCTACAGGAAGGGACCTAAACATACAAAACCATACAACTGCAGCACCATCTAATACTGTTACGGTGAATTCAACCAGTGAACATAGGCACAATATACGGTTCAACACTACCACCCTGTCAGAAGGTACTCATGAGCACAGCTTCAGAAGTGTTAATGGATTAGCTTCTTTAAGGTGTAGAGGTTATAACAGGTCAGGTTTAGATACAAATGGTAACTGGTATGGTTACATACGTTCTCATGGTAATATTAACACTATGATTAGTCAAACTGTAGCTTTACAATATGACGGTACTACGAATTCCTCCGAACACTCTCATGCCGTGCTTAAAGATACAAATACTTTTGCAACAGATGACACAGGGTCGGAGCACACGCATAATCTCACAGGTGGTGATGGTCAAACTGAACCTAAACACATAAAAGTAATTTACATAACATTCGTGGGATTCTAGTATGACAATAAGACTAAAATATGCTGTATCAGGATCAGTTAAACTTTTTGTAGGTGATCCTTTAGACCTAGTAGATACTGGGTGGGAAGTAGTAGAAGACTTGACACTTGAAGGTCACTTTATAAAAGGTGCGGCAGTTAATGAAAGTGGTAGCTTAACAACTAAATTTTCAGGTAATACTTCTGTTCAAGGGATAAGCTTAAGTGGGGGTGCTCATACGCACGATGATGCAAATGATTCTGGATGGATAGGTGATGTTGCAGGAGGGACTTGTACTTCCGACCTCCACAGTCATAGGGCAACTAATAGGACTACATTTTTTGAAGACGCAACGGCTTTCTTAGAGGGTTGCTCTTATGTAACTTCAAGTGGTTATACAAAAGGCGGGGGTAGTAATAACTCTAGGGCTTTAGGAATAAACCGAGGAACTGGTAATACAAACGGAAACTATGTGACAACAGATGCATCAGGACACAACCACCCAGAGGGTGTAGCCAATTATCAACAATTTGATGGTGGTAGTGATCACAATCATGCTATAGAAGTAGATTCGTGGGATGCAGAAACAAGACCTAACTGTACTAAAGTTTACCTGATTCGATGGACTAGGTAGAGAAGCTTTAATAAGCTTCTCTTCTATTAGTAGTAACCCAACTTGTGACAATACTCTTATCAACAGAGCCTACCCGATTACCTCTGTGTTCACAATCTACCCAAGGACTGAATAAAACAAGTTGACCTGCTTTAGGTCTGACAGCTATCTTCTGCCCAGTGAATACAGTGTATCCTTCTTGATTCTTAGTTACAGGGAGTTCATTAAGTGTAAGCATCCAAGTAAGTACCCTAAATCTGCTGCGCTGGTCATCCCCTGCGAAGGTTTCTGAGTGATTGGAAGGGTAACCCCCTCCTTTACCTTTAATGCCGTAAGGGTTGCTCTCCTGAGGTGCATAGTATTGAAACTGTCCATGTTGTATAGAGTAATAATCTGCCAACACTGTTTCAGGAGAAGGTAAGTTTTGATAACTGTTTAATCCAAAATCACCTGCACTGTACAACATGTTAGGATTATCTTTATAGTAATCTACAATACATTCGGCTACCTTCCTCTCTATTTCTTCTGCGACAACTCTGAACTCGTGTCCAACAGGATATTGCTGAATAGGGTTCATATCTCTCGAATCTTTCACTTCCTTGTTTTTACCACTCCCTGTTACACCATCCCTGTCCTGTCCTTGATCTCTATACTTTTTAAATAAAGTATTAGCCTTAAAAGCTAAATCTCCTGAAAGACAATTGTGGTATATACTAATCCCACCTCTTTGGGTTTTCTCTCCCTTGTACATCACTCGCCTCCCTTTAAATTCTCTTTAAGGAAAATACGTAAACAATTATCATATGTATCGATTGACTCTAAGAACATCTCTTTCTTAGTTTGGAGTTCTAGGAGTTTCTTATCTGCATCTTCTTTAATGCGATCCATTTCACTTTCAACTTTGGCAAGAGAATAAACCTTCTGCCCACGCTTGTTGACCATATCCATGTAACAATCAAGGGAAGTTCCTTTTTCCGCAGAGGTTCTTTGTTTATCAGATTCTGTAGATAATTCTTCCACAGAAGATTCAGAGAACTGTTCGATAAAAGTATCTTCTTGTTCAAAAACATCTTCCACAGTTTTATCCTTTAACCCAAACCCCACTAACAAATCGTCGGGTGCAAGGGATAATTGGTGGAAACCTTTCGGTATATAGGTCATACCTGTTTTATCAAACCAACCTTCTTCATCGATATCCATTCCCTTTAAGAAAAGTAAACTTTTATCTTCTGAATTCTTAAGGCAAGGGACTAAATCTTCCATAAGATTCTCACCTTCTGCAGTTACTAAGTTGAAAAGTTTAATTGGCTTGCCATCTTTTTCTTGTTGACAAATCCATTCATCATCGTTACCAAACTTACAAATCTTTATCATACAAATATTCCTCTCTTTTTAAATTAACCTAATTTCAGTATAACATGTTATAATAAGTAGTCAATAATAATAAAGGTTATAATTATGGTTAATGAATTGGATGATTGGGGGTTTTACCCCTTAGATGCTCAAGGTAACCCTTACCAAGAAGTAGGTTTACAACATGGAGCTACTTTTGAAGGCAGAGTAAACTCCAGATTTACAACAGCATGGAACCGAATGAAGATTACGTCTGTTGCTACTCAAAGATCTATATTTGATAGATCTGTCAATGGAGACTTATCTAAAGGTATATACATCTTAGAATACGAACAACCTCCTACTAAGGATTATGTAAGATTTTTAGATGATTCCAAGGCAAGACAAATATATAAGAGTCAGCCAAGGGATTTAGTATCTTCTAACTGGTATCTAGATTTTCTAGTATTTGAAGTTCTTGAGTCCACACAACCTCAGGTTGATGTTTGGAGGGCAGCTAATCTGGACACCCTTTTCAGAACTAAGTTATATAAGGTTGCAGAAAGTACTACTTCTTTTGACAGTTTACAAGATTTTAAAAACTTACAATACCAGTACCAAGGTTGGAAAGCAGATAATTACTTAATAGGTGTTTCTAGATACGATACTATGGATGTGGACGAATCTAGGATAAGGTACTTAGATATCACAGCCAAAAATGATGGTAGGTTTTTTAATACGTTCCACCAAAATGTACATCACAATAGTAAAAACGACTTTCCAAAAGGTATGTATGCAGTATACTCTCAGGCAGAAGGTTTAGATGTTAATGTACGGTACGATATATCTAGTTTTCAAATAAAGAGGGATTTAGACGGGATTTCGGGATCGGATACACTATTAAGTACCAACAGTATAGAGAGAGGGGTAAGACCTAGCGGATATTGTCACTTGATAAGGAGGATTTCTAGTTTTACAAATTCGCCTGAGAGTAACCCTAAATTTCCTGAAATAAAAGTACCTTCTTATATGTTAGGTACGTATAGAGGTGCTAGAGTGTACACGTTCAAACTAGATAACTCTAATGTGAATAACAACTCGGTAACTTTCAGAAGTAATATACATGGTAATGAACCTGTAAACACAAGTACACTTGTACTGGATACAAAAGACCCTAACACAGGCAGCCTACATGGAGGACTTGCGCGCGCGGTAGGTTTCTTGAAATGTGTTAAGGGTGGCGGTAAACTTAAAGTTTCTAGAAGTGACCCACAAGGGAATTATCTGAGCGTATACCAAGGTTTAACATCTTGTGGTTTTTATTCTACAGATAATCCTACAAAAATTATTATGCAGGATTCTGCAGACGGTACTGTATTTCTAGGTTTGAATTTAAAATTGGAAGGGACAGGTACTTTGGAAGGGACAGAGTGGGAAGTGGTTTATATATGAAATAAAGGGAGCTAGATACTCCCTTTTATAGTTATCTTTAATTTCTTATTTCTAACTCAAAAAGTATACATTGTTTCATATCAGGTAAATAGTTTGTTGAATCCGCATACAGTACTATTTGGATAGTGTTAGCTTGATAGTTACCAGAAGTTTTACCACAAGCCACCCATGCTTCATCGAAGGTTAAACTGAAACCTGTAGTCCCTGTGACGTTTGGTAAAGGTCTCATATCTTCATTGTGTAGACCTATCTCCCATACAGGATTGGTAAGACCAGTTAAAAGTCCTGCACCTGAACTACCATTTAATGTCAATGCACCATTACCTTCAGTTAAGGAAACATCCCACACCTCGTTACCTGTCAAAGATCCTATGGAAACTCTACCACTACCAAAAGCTGTCAGGTTAGTTATCCCTGCACTGCCAGATGCATCTCCTAGTATAATATCTACAGTTTCATGAAATGTCTCGTTGCCTCCCTGAGAATGTATCGCAGTATACCCTGTAGCTACGTTCTGGGGGCTATCCGAGTCTAAGGCGGTAATTATAAACCTGAGACCTTCCTCTCTGTACCTATTAGTTACTGGGTATTTTATGCCTTTATTCCCCCACGCTTGTCTATACAACTCTAAAGTGGTCTTGGTGTCTGTGTGGTTCATTCTTACAGCACCATCGTAATCTGACAATTGCCTAGGTCGTTGATCATTGAAACCACTTAACATTTTCCATCTTATAGAAGCAGGTACTATCGGTGGGGTAAATCCTGCAGTACCAGCTACATCTCCTAAGGGGTCTATACCGTCATACACTAAACTGTCATTCCATCCCACAAACCCTTCATAACGTGCATTCCAAATATTACCATCTGAGTATACACCTCCTCCTGTATAACCTTGCCAGTGTCCGTCAGGGATGTTTATCCAACCATCTTTACCTGTAGGTATATAATCTGGGTCTGGGGGCGGGTACTCTTGACCAACATCAGGTAATCCTCCACTTCCACCGTCAACATTACCACCTTTACCGAAACCTGCACCTATAAGACCAGTCCCACTCCAACCATTATGTCTAGCACCCATATTAATTTCTTGGATGATACCTGACCACCCATTATGTCTTGAATTAGGCATAATATTCTCCTAATTACTTATAAGTAGCTTCTCGGTTACCAGCTAGCGAATCTTGGTAGAAGTAGATTGAATATGTACCTGTGACACTTGTTGGAGTAACTGTTACTGAATGCACCCAGTTATTTTCGATAGTGAATGATTGTAAATCTGCTGCTGAAAGTGTAACAGTTCGTGCTGCTCCCGCCGCATCTAGTAAGACTTCATCATTAGCTTTAGGATGATACTTCACATGAAAAGCTAATGTACCTAAATCATCTGTTGTGTTTGCGTATGCAAAAGATACTTGTGTAACAGGTGCTCTCCAATGACTAAGAACAATCTCTTGAGCACCATCTGCCTGAGTAAGTCCTTCTACTTCTGTTGTATACTTTTCCACTTCGCCTAAATTTGCCATAATTTTTATTTCCTATTGTTGTATAAACTATAGGTATTATAACATACCTGTTGATACTTAGGAAGCTTCTGTGGTATAATAGCTTACAGTAAGAGGGGAGGTGCTTGGTGGACACAACCTTTAGATATTTACACCACTGATTATAATCATAAAATAGGAATAAAAATATGCGTAAGTTAGAAATGGTTTCAAAGGTATACCCTGAGGTTGTAGAAGTTAAAGGTAGTGATGCAGCTATCACTCATGAGTTAGATCGTGTTGTTGATTCTCTAGAAGTAATCCCTGCTGGTATCACTCTTATTGCAGATGGTTCTGTTGTTACCGCTGCTGCAGGTGATGATATTGTAGTGACAGGTTCTCTTGACGGTATTAACTTCTTCGGTTTAGGTGCTACACATGCTGCACCAGCTACTATGGCACTAGATGAGCCTATCCCTGTAGCAATCACTTCTGCTGTTAAATACCTTCGTTTTACTTCTGCTCAAATCCAGAATACGGAAGAGTGGAAAGCTCATATCGTACTTTAATAGTGTAAATAATAAGGAGGCTTAGTGCCTCCTTTTTTATTGGGAGAAATTTATGTCACAAGAAAACAACGATTTTCAAAAGCAAGCTTTAGGAAAAACACCTTCCGCAGCACTAGCTATCTGTGGAATAATTATAGCTCTTTCATTAAGTTTCAATATCGCCAATATAAATATTTCTGAAGGCATTAATAGGTGGTTAGCTGCAAAAGCCCTTGCCACGGAATTAGAGGTTCAGAGAGAAAACGTTCCTGTAGATAAAGAACTTTTAAAAAGAGTTGAAACTTTAGAGGAAGTGGTGGAAGATCTGAAAAAGAACTCCCACCCTCCTGCAAGGAAATAATATGGCTACAGATAATACTATAAAACCTGTGGCGATTATAGATCCACAAACCAAACGGGAAGTGTACACATCTTCCTTAACAAATATGCGGGGAAGCGGTTTTTATGGCTTCCAAGATACACAATACACTGGGGCTAATAAACTCCTTGTAGCAGAAGACATCCAAACAAAACTCACTTTCACTAGTCCAACATTTGTCAAAGATAAACGTCCTCAAATAGGAAACACTTTCTACGATATGTATGATTTCACTTCACAAACAATTATGACATATCCTGAGTTTGAAGATGGTATTTATCGTGTAAGGTTACAATTTGTTGCAGAGAATACTACAGGTGCGAGTGGGCAAGGTGTCAGGGTTAGTCTGTACAGTCCGTCACAGGGTTTTTCTTTGGATAGGAATACGATTGCACTAGTTAAGGGTGCAGGTGAGCCACAGAGGGTTAGAGAGGTCTTTACCTTCTATTCAGATTCTTTGACAGATGATGGTTTAGAAATAAGGATCACTCCTTTGAATGGAGATGTTCGTATCTATAATGCTAACCTTTTAATAACAGCTAATATGTAGGAAAAATAATGGCTTTTACAAAAACATTTTCTCACACAATAGATATTGCTTCAGGAAATTATTCTACTGGGACAGATGATATTGTGATGAATATTCTCGACAAAGAAGTTTATACTTTACAATTAACAATTGTAGATGGTGGTACTGCTGTCGATCTAACCTCTCTCACAGCAGAATTCTTGGATGGGACAGTTGCCTTACCAAATGTATCTGTTACGGATGCTGCTACTGGTAGAGTGGATATTACTTTTGCAGATGTATCTGGTTATTCACAGAATGACGTTAAGAGTATTATCTTGAAGATTACAGATGGCACTCTAGAACGTCATTACAAAGGATTTAAGATGTCTTTCTACACATTACCTTAGAAAGAAGATATAGCCTCTCAGAGTGGATTTGAGGGGCTTTCCATAAACATCTCAACAGGACTTTTCCCTCCTAGAATAGAATAATATTCTCCATCCTCCTTATATTGTGAGAAGTAGTGAAGTGCTTCATCTAATTGTTGCTTCTCTGTTCCACCATACACACTCCACAAACCAAGCTTACACTCAATACTATTTTCCTTCACAATAACACATTTCTGAAAATCCTCTAGTAATTTAATAGTCACTTCACACCTCCCAAGTTTTATCTTTCATATCAAAAATACCTTGCTCAAATAAACACACCCCTTGTCCAAGACAGTATGCTATCAAGAACGTATAGTTGTCAAGCATTTTATATTCTGAACGTTTCTCTATTGCATCCAAGAGAGTGTGATACAAAGTATAACCAATTTTCTTATAAGCTCCATATGCAAAAGTGCCACTTTCTTTTAGAGAGTGCATTGTTGTTAAGGGTTTACGTTTCTCAGACATGATTATGTAATAATGGTGCGTTAGTTCATCATCAACACACTTTGCCAGATTAAGTTGTGGAAGATGATATTCACCTTTTCCAATGATAATTTTTCCTTCGATATTTAGTTTGTACATGGTATACTCTCCTAAATGTTATTAATTTAGAAGTATGTTATAATAGAGTATTATATATTGTCAAGAATGATTTTTGTTGAGGAGGTGATTTTGAGAGGAATAGAAGATAGTTTTACAGGTACAAAGTTTGATACTCCTAAAGGAGGTGTACTTACTGTGCTAGGTCATAATGGTTTGGCAGGGAATAAGAGGAAGTATTTCGTTGAGTGCAACATTTGTAGCAAGGATGAGGAGTTATTTCCTGATGGTTTTGTCTCCAGTAAAGGTAACCTTTTAATTGGTAGGATTCCGTGTGGCTGTGCTGTTAGTACTAAGTGGACGGAAGATCAAAGAATTGTCCAGATAAAACGGAAGTGTGAAGAGAGGGGTTACGATTTTCTAGGGTTGGCAGAAGAGTTTAAAGGTGGTCGTACTAAATTGAAGTTGTACAATCCCAAAACAAACAATACTTGGGAAAGTTCAAATATAACAGGTTTCCTTCGAGGAAGTGGAGATCCTATTGAAGGGTTTTTGAAAACTAAGGAGGCTAGTACTTCACTTGATGAGGTACACATTGAAGAGTTTATTAAGACAGGTAAGTTCTTAGAAGGCACAACCTTCACACGTAATACAACTAAGAAGGATTCTAGAGGAAGGTATCCGTACTGGGATGTAATATGTCCTTTGTGCAGTGATGATGAATACGTGAAGAATCGTGTATGTTCTGGTATTTTTTCATGCGCGACCAGTCACCTTAAAAGGGGTAAACTTACCTGCAGGTGCTCCAAAACTTACCGTTGGACACAAGATCAAAGAGAGTATCAAATCGGAAAAGTATGCTCGCAAGAAAACCTTACTTTCATTGGTTGGGAGGGAGAGTATAAAAACTGTAAAAGTAAATTTAATTGGAAGTGCTCAGAAGGCCATAGGAACGTAACTTCTTTAAATGATTTCTTAAAAGGTATCAGATGTACACAATGTTTTCAAGAATACTCGGTTATTAACGGTTATTACCCTGACCGAACGAAAGAACAAGATTACTTATATATCTACTATTTATCTGAGGAGAATTATCTAAAGGTAGGAAGAAGCTTCAACTTAAGCCGAAGGCAAAAAGAGAACCAAATACGTATAAATAACTACAACCCACATTCAAAAATACGTGTCCTTAAAACCTTTACAGGTACTCACAAAGATATATACGATCTTGAACAAAAAATCCTATCTGACTTGAAAAGTTTCCAAGTAAATGGTTACGGTTCGAGTGAATTATTGTCTGTAGAAGCCTTACCTTCTATATGGAATATCATTAATAGTTGTCAGGAAGTGACTCTATACCAAAATAAACTTATAAAAGAGGAATAAAATAATGGATTTTTCAAGTAAATCGGTTCCAGTTATTGCAGAGTACCTGAGGTTTTGGCTAGGTTCGGCAGGAGACTCTGTAATTTCAGATGAAACCCTGAATTATATCATTGAACTAACCCTTGCCCAAAATGAAAGTGCCTCGGGTTGTGATATAATTTTCAAATCGGCCATATCAACATTGGAATGGTTGATTCGTAAAAGCGAACAAGGTAGTGCTGGTACTAGTGTTGGTGCGAGCGGAGAGTTGGAGAGTTTCACAGAGCAGGTGGGCGAGGTCACCATAACCAAGAAATTTGACGTTTCTGGAACAACAACTTCGGGCAAGGAGGCTGGGTGGGATCGAATATTGTCTGATCTCCTTGCCGACCCAAACAGCATCGGGTGTGTTGTCACTCAATCTGAAGCTGTTGTTAAAGGTGTCGGGGAATGTCACTTCGGAGGAACATCCAACGAAGAATACTCACGTGTCAAGAACAACCCTGACTCAAGAGGGGCATTCTCTTCATACTCAGCACCTTACCGACAGAATCTTGCTGGAAGAAAACTTTACTAACAAAAAGGAGGCTTACGCCTCCCTCCCCTTACCTCAAAACCTTCTTCTCAACAATTTTCCACTTCTCAGCACCACTCACACCTTGCACAAAAGAAGTAAACCCTGCCACAAAGAATCTCTGCTGCCCAATATAAGCCTCTGTTTCAGTGAAGTAACTATCCCTAACAAAGATGCTTATACGTTTCTGATTGTTATATGGAACTGTAAACACTTTTGCCGTCTTTGGCAAGTTCTTTTTAATCTCATTAAGATATTCTTTCAAAGAAGCAAACCCTGTGGCAGAGTTACAATTCTTATCACAACCATTCACCCAATCAAGAAACCTTACTCGATACTCATGATACCCTACCTTAACTTTCTCTCTTACAATTTGATACTGTGGCTGAGACATTGCTGCTTGTGCCTTAGCTAAGTTTTCTTCAACAACCTTTCTTTCGTGATCATTACTTGCCCATAGTTCGAACATTGGTTGACAAGTAGTTCTGATCAAATTGTCCTTTGGTAAACGTAAAAGTGTCTTTAAGGGAGACTGATTACTTTCTACATGTGTTCTGTATGTCCTTAAGCAATGCATATTACTTTCCACAGCAAAACTAAACTCTGCAGACTCTTTCATTACAGATTGAAATCCTGCACAATTATTATCCTTATCAGCAAACACTCTTCCAACCTGAACACCTGCAGCCCAACTACCATTCCCGAAAGCATTATTCTGCACACCAGATAACCTTGCCTTAGAAGCACCTGCTGATACATAACTAAAACTCTGAGCACAACTAGCACCATCCTTACCAACACTATTTACAGGAATATTACCTATTGGACTACTGAGATACATTTGTTGCTGCATAACCGCTGTGTTGGCATTAGATATCGCTTGTGATTGATCCTGACTCCACACCTCATTCTCACTAGAAGGGTAATTTGGGCAAGTTCCATCTGAGCAAGTGTTATTTGCCAAAGTGTTTGTTGCAAAAAGTAAAGCTGTTGTTAAAATAAGTTTCTTCATCAATAATCTCCTAATGTAATCAAATTTAGTTACTTTGCCTAATGTAACCATTTTCAGTTACAGCTAAATTTCAGGCAATAAAAAAGCTTGACCAGAATAATATCCGACCAAGCTTTTATTGTCAACAACTATTTTAAATTAATCAAAATATGATTTAACGTTGTAAGATGTCTTATGTTCAGTAGTGACTGTTTGTAAATTAGTTTTCACTGTTTGGTTATAAGTATTACCTTCATTGATACTGCCAATCTCTACACCAGTATCATAAATCTTACCAGAGAAACGGCTACCACCACTCACTTCTGTCACAGACTGATTATCCATCGTAGTGATATTTGTGTGAGATAAACGCTCTGAAGAGTTACCTGCCTTGAATGCTCCCAACTCGGTTGACACTTCGCAGATAGTCCCTGTTGCAGTGTTATCAATTGTTTGAGTAATATCTAGTTGTGTAGTGGATTTTTCCCAAGACTTGAAATCGCCGATCACAGAGTAATCATTACCTTTATTCACATCAGTAACACAACCCGAACAAGGATACACTGTGATATCATAATCACCTTTGATACCCTTAAGACTTACATTTGACCAAGACTTGTCTTGACCAGTGATCTTTACATCACCAGTTGTTCTAACAGTTTTTGTCCCTGTAGTAAAGTTGCTTGAGAAGTCTACAGCTTGTGAACTGAATGTTGTTGCTAAAAGTAATGTTGCTACTGCTAATAATTTTTTCATAGAATATTTCCTCTTTGTTAATGTTTGTTTATATTTAATTATAACACTTTTGTAGTAGGTATGCTACCAACCTTTTATCTAATCACTCCTTCAAACTACCCTCCTTTGTTCTGATTAAGTATATTTCACTCTCATCACAATTACGTTCATAATGATACCAAGATCCAGGACGGTGTTTTCTGCAACTCAATCTTAAGAAAGTTGTTCCGTTAAAAAGAGTGGATTCTACATCTAACACATCTACAACGTTACCCTCGTCCATATAAAAATCCGCATCCCCACTAACAACAATTTCCACCTCATCACCAACCTTAATCCCTAAATCCTTCCAATTTTCCAGAGTGATACGTACTCTGTTAGAGCTTACCTTATTGGTAGGTGTTTCTAGCTTCTCAGTGATACTCTGAGGGACTTTCTCTACCAAGCAAGGTGAATACTCCTCGGGAGATAACATACGCTCCAAAGCTTTCTCATGAGCCGATAGAATACCTTTTGCAAAGTGTAATTGTTTCTCAAGGGTTTTAATCTTAAGATTAATCTCTTCTACAGCAAGTTTATCGTTGTAAATAGTTTCTTGTAAATTTGTAATTTGTTTCATAATTATAACCTCTCTAAGATTGAAACCGCTATTAAAATTAAAACTGGAGTAAATAACGCACCCATACAAAAACCTTTCCAAAAATCATCCTTATCTAGCGAATTCACTTCCCTGCAGTGTAGTGCTTTTGGTGGAACTAATCTACTCTTACCATTACTACCTGAAAATTCTGACATCACTCTTTCTCCTCTAGCTAAAAACCACTTCCCACAATACCACTATCATTGCAAACAAGCAACCTATTTTTGCACCTAATGTGAAACTTTGCACAACACGTTTCTTCACCCTAGGAACTCTTTTCATAATGGCTTTGCTTGAGAGTAATGTCAATGCTACCAAATAACAAATTGTTGCATAAATTATTATTGGAATAGCTGTCACTTTGTTTTCTCCTCAAACTTTTTCTTTAAACGTAGATATTCCTTCTTCTCGAAATATTCTTTTGGTAGAGTGCAAGTGTATTTCTGAGTACCTGCTTGTCGAGAACAATTCCTCCGAAAGAACTTATCTATTGTATCAAAATAGCCACCTGAGTCAATACCTTTTTCAGGGATATGTTTCACTAAGATTCCATGATCACGGCAATCTACTTCTGTCATATATGCTTGGTGACCTGACAATACTCTATAATAACATTTACCAGAGACCTTTCCTTGGTATAATTTACTACTCCCTCCCCAAACACCTCTGTTAATATCTTTAATCTCTACGTAACCCTCTGGCAGAGCATAACTCATACTAGGTAATCCAACCATACCTACCAACAATAAAACCTTCTTAAAACTCATTCTACGTCCTCCTAAAATCAATTTCACAAACAAGAAAGCCCTCTCACCAAGACTCCCTCTTCAATAAGGAAATATTAGCAAAAGGGCTTATGTTGTGTCAAGAGTTATTTTTGTAAATCCACCAATTTAATTTCAATAAGGCCACATTTATAACGAGACTGTCCTTCCCACCACTCATCCACTTCGTCGTCAGTTTTCCAACCCAAAATCTCATAAGTGTGGTTACTTAGAAACAATTCAATACTATCCGTTTTACAATAATGAGCTGTCTCAATAATAACACCTGAACCTAAAGTGTCATGTACAACCCAAAATTTAGGTGAAAGTTTTTGTTGTTTGTTCATTATCTTCTCCTTTATATAAAATTTAAACATCCATATAAATAAGCTTTTATAGACTTATCGCAATTAGCTCCGTTAATAACTTGATATTCTCCGTCACCTAAATCGAAATACAATTGCGAACCTGTACTCAACGATGACATAAAACCTGCCTTTTGGTAAACTTTAAAATCTGCAAACCATTTTGGTTCGTCATAATGAGAGTTAATCTCGTTTAATAGGTCAGCGATCTCTTCATCAGGGTGTTGTGGTTTGTAAGGTAAAAATGTTGTTGATGGCATTATCTATTCTCCTCAAAATTAATTCTTACACTTTGCCAATACTTATCACTAACAGTTTTCTGACCTTCACACCTGTTTTTGCAATAATAGAACTTTCCAAACTTACCTTCTTGAGGTGTCATACTTTCTCTACAACAATTACATGTAGGAAATTCTTTATAAAGGTTATTGCTTGCTTCTTTATTCAACCAAGTAGTGTCATTTAATTTGGTGTAACCTAGGTCAATTAAATCTTCTTCTGATAGTGTTTCTGGATCAAAACGGTCTCTTTGGACATTTCCTGTTCTAGACTTAAGTGAGTGTGCTAGTTCAAAATCCTTCACTGCATGAGCTAACTCATTTTCAACAGCTTCCTTTGTAGGGATATAACTTCTATCCCAAGCAGATTCAACACTAGGATCACACTCTTGTCCCAGTTCATTAATGATACCTGCTTCATAAGCTTCGTGGATTCCTACTCTCCCTGCAACATAATCATCACAAAAAGCTTCGTGGTCAATACACATATCTAAGGAATCTTGTGCATGTTGTCCAATTACAAAGCCTCCCAAACCCAAGTTTCAACTTTCCTAAGTCTACATTTTACAAACTCCTCTCCGTTTTCTAAGCAGTGTTTGGCATCTTTATATCTATTGTCTCCTTGGTACTCTTGCATCCAATATCCTCTCAAATGGTCTGGTGTAGGTTTATCACAATAATCTTCGTAACAAAAATAAGTATTATTTACAGAAATTAAGTACTTGGTTTGTGGTACACCCTTCCTCCTGTCAACAAGTATTTCATCTTCCTCTGTGAAATTATCTACGAGTATGTCTAAGTCTTCTTTAGAAAGGTTGTGTGTTGATGTTACCATTATTTATTCTCCTCAAAATTAATTTCAACAAAATGTATCTTATCGTAAAAGGGTTGTTTGTGCAAGTGTTAAAACTCTATGTCGTAAAAACAGTTTCTATTATCACCAAGCACTTCTTTCCAACCATCCCTCATAGTCTGTATCAGAAGGTCTCTATCATTAACTGAAACTACAAAACTATCGTGCCAAGGAAGTACACATTTACTAAGGTTCGTGAACACGTTTATAACATAAGCTGCAATCTCAGAATCATAGTGTTGCAACATTGCCCACAAATCTTCTTTACCAAACCAGTGAGCTATATTTTCATTCTTTTCAATAAGCCTATCGAATATTTTTGTTATATCTCCCTTCCCAAGACGGATACCTTTGAATTCAGACTTTTCTGAGAATATCTTGAACAAAGCTGCTTTTGCTGTTTTAATATCCTTGGAGTTAAGTAGACACATCATAGCATATTTACTTAAAAGTCTGGATGAATTTGTATCATCACCCTCTCCAAGTATATCTTTTATACAACAGTAAGGTTCCCAACTCATAGGTTTATAAACTTTATCTATTTCCATTAAGATTCTAGGGTGCATCTGTTTAAAATCAACTTCTGTTGTTTTCATTCCATTAATGGTTATGTGTTTCCTGAACTCAGATCTGGTAGTTTGTAAACAACTTTGAGTGTACCACCTACCATGCTTATCTAAACAGTCAGTGAAAACTCTTTTATATACTGCACAAACAGGATGCATTTTACACCTTATATCGAAAGCTTCAAGAACCTTATTATACTTTACTACAAGCTCTCTTTTATTCTTTATACCTCTTAATTTACTTAATTCGGTAATAAGGTCTCCCGTCTTAGAATCCCTAAGTTCGATAAATGTTGCAACAGGAAGTGGTCTACCTACACGCTCCATATCTACCTTATCAAAAACTTCTATAAGTCTATCAGTTATAGTGTAGCAACTTTTTAAACTGGTATTTGTTTCTAGATCAAAGAAACCTTTATACAGATTTATGTAACCTAGTTTATCAAGTGTTTCAACAACCCTCTTACACTTTACATAAGAGATCTTACTTCCATTAAGTTCATTTGCCTTTGTGTAATTAGCTTTTCGTAAGGAAAACATGCTACCACTAAGTCCCTTTTTTATAGGGTTAATAGCTGATGTGATAAAAACCCAAACCTCTTTTTTGTGATTACTAGGTAAGTACTTCATAAAATGATTGTGGACAGGTATAAGCTTCTTATTCTCATTGAAACCTATATAGAAAGGTTCACAACCTATCGTTATTAATGTTCTGTCTTCTGGAGATAGATCCTTTAGATTTATTGTCATTACATTCACCTTCGTTATTTAGGTTAATATTGTTAATCATTATGTAATTTACGCATTTAAGTATATAAGTGGCTCTGGACATACTAGCTCTATTAGAATCAATATACTCTAATATAGGTCTAGGAAGTATCAATTTCAACATAAGTATTTCTCCAATAAGTATGTATATAGTTAGAAAGGGGAGTTCATATGGTTCGCTAAAAACTATAAAACCTATATAAAATAATCACTTAACCTACGTTTTTTGAATTCGGTTTGTTAAATGTATCTCTATTTCACCTCCCAATACCTTAATAACTTCTACTATTACATCCACACTTACATCAGATCCTGACCTAGTTAAAATAGAGGTTAATTGGGATTTGTGAAAACCTCCATCTCCCATCGCAACTATTTGGTCGTAGGTGAGCTTGTTTTCATACTTGAGAGTTTTAACTATATCGCAAAGCTTGCTTTTAACATTCATTTGATTTCTCCTGTTCATAATACATTATACCATGAATATTTCTATATACCAAGTTTCCTGAACAACTATAAAAGTAGGTAGGTTTTATCAAGATTATTCTCCTACAAATTACCCCTATTATACAACTATGGTGCCCTCTAAGACGTAAGTCTATGTTTCATAAGGAAAAGCACCTCTAAAATTACCTATCACTGGAACACTAAAAAACCACTCCCATTTGCAACAATTTTCCTTCGAAATAATGACCTCATCTCAACTTCACACTACTGGCACAAAACTTATAGCTAGAACAATCATTAGCCACAATATGCTTGCCAATAAAAGTTTTCATATGTTCAATAAATTCATCATTTGTCATATCATCTAGTGTATCCACATCTCCAAAGGTGCCATCTTCATCATCAATTGCAAAATCAATAATTACAACACCTCCAGTAGTTGTCTCTACAATAAACCCTTCGAAATAGGATTGTTCCCACACATCATCATAACCCTCTTCCACACCTACAATTTCACCTTCAATCTTCATAACAACCTCTCACCATTATACCTACAGTAGTGTGATATTTAATCACTTCCAAACCCATTGAATCTTTGTCTCAGAATATCCTTTTGGGAAAACTATGTCAATTGTGTAATAAGTATCAAGGTCTTTAATTACATCAATAATTTCGAAACAATACTCATTTTTCAATTGATCAATCACTTCATCAAGACCTCTTATAGACCCGTAAGCACTCAAATAGTTTTTAATGGAAAGTTTATCCGAAAAAGGGAAATTATATCCATCACTATCTAGGTAAAAATATTTCTTATTCATAACAACTCCTTCAAATGACTTAGTGTAAAAGAAAATCCATCAAGATATCTTTCTTCTAACCTTGTAATAAATTCTTTAGCAGTTTCCTCTTTTGTAGAAGAGTCTGTCAATTCCTCTAACAAATCTTTAATCCAATATTCTTCCCAACAAGAATCATAACCATCATCCTCAAAGTAGCCAACTGTACCATCAAGATACACTACCAAACTCTTATCACCACCATCCGTTACAACAAAACCTTCTTCTGTAGTTTGTTCCTCTTCATGAAGGACATTATTTGTAATAAATTTTGGTTTAATATCATACCTACTATCTTCGATATATTCCATCATAAGCTTTAGTTCTTGTTTAGTGATTAAGTTTTTCATATTATTTCTCCTCTAATTTTCCAACACTACCATAAACTAATTCACTCTCAACTTCAACATCCACTTCACCATAATAATCTTCTGTGTAAGATGTTTTCAATTCAACTTTGATCATAACGTTATCACCTTCTCGGACATCAAAATTATCTTTAATCAGCCCATGCATATCCATACATTCCCAATGCAAAACAGATTCCTCATCATAAGAGAGATATTCTGTATCAAACTCCACATCTTTGTCAAGGATTTCATAGTTAATATCACCTAGATAATGTAGCTGGTATTTTATTGTGCATGTTGGAGAGATTTCTTGTAATCTATATTCCGTACGTTCAATGTCTCCAATCTCTTGTATTGCTATATTCCAGTTAAAACTACTCATCACTCACCTCTAATTCAAAATCACACTCAAGGATAGCACTCTTTACATCAGATAGTGACATTTCCTTACATTCATAATCCCAGTGATACTCAATCGAACTCACGGTTATATTAATCTCACCATCACGGATCATCTCTTTGATAACCTCTTTAATTAATTTCTTATCCATATTAACCTCCCAATAAATAACCTATAATGAAAAATATAACCGTCACCAATACCTGTGCATCACGTATACTTTCTAAACGATTCTGTATGTCATCTTCTAACTTACTCAAGTGTATCCTTTGTAGGGTAGCATCCTTGCCCAGAACAGCTTGATTGTAAGATTCAAGAGTATCTTGGTTGATACGGTATCTACTGGACATCCCCACTCTCTATCATCACCATACACCCTTGGTAAATATCTTTATTCACTTCTTCTACAACAAACCATGTGTGAACAAAACCTAGCATCACAGCAATTACATGTAGGAACATTAAAGCACCTCCTGTAATAAACCCTAAAGCAAGAAGCATAAGGATTGCTAATCCCCAATCGTTCTTACCGCAATAGAAGTAGTGTGCTCCGAAAGCTCCTAAGAAAAATCCAACGATATATGCGATAAGGGCATTCTTCTTGCGACTGTTGTATAACATTTCTACTTGTAACATCTTATTCATCATTCTTCTCCTCATTGTTAATTTCTACCGACTCCATATCTTCGAAAGGGTTTAACTCCCAAGACACCACCTCATTCTCACTGAGTAACGTTTTGAGAGCATTTCTCAAGTGACGAGTATCTTGTTCTACCTTACGGTCATATTCCTCTTTGTGAGCTTTCTCTACTTCAAGGATACGTTTATGGTAAGCATCTATTCTTGCTTGAACTAATGGTTCGTATAAGAGTTTCATTGTTAGTCTCCTCTGTTTCGATAGGTATAATATTCTCAGAAAAGATCTCTCTAGTCAAGGACTTTTTGAAAAATCTTTTATTAGGTATTAAATAAACTCATCCTCTTTAAGTTTCTTATGTAAATAAAGCTCACCTTTTCCAGTGACCATTGTTACATTGAAAACTCGACTGTTCCTAGTAGTCTGTTTCACCACAAAGTAACCTTGATCCACAAATCTTTGGTAAGGGCGGTTGTTGTCCATAAGGATCTTAAGTTCTCTTAATTTATCGTATAGCTTATTCCTGCCTACACCAAGAGCTTTCGCTACACTATTCATATCCTGCAGATTAACTACCTCACTAACATCATTGGCGAAATCAATCTTGTGCTGATTGTCTTTTCTGAAAATCAGTCCTTCTCTGATTATAGTTTTAGCATCTGCAGGTAAGTCTTTGTAGAATGTCTCCATAATAAGGTCTACATCACTAACAAAACCACCTGTCTTACGTATTGTTGGTAATACTTCTTCCATCACCCAATCTTGGAATTCTTCTGCATTAGACATCCTACTCCTCATTACCAACCTATACACATCTTTCTCAGGGATGAGTTTAATACCTGTAGGTTTTGCATCCATACCTAATTCTAACGTTTCGTTATAATTAAGTTTAATCAAGAACTTACAATGGTCTTTTAAGGTTTTACTAGGATTTGTGTACTCTAGTATCTTACAAACCTCGTTACCTACAAAATAAGGTTTATCCTCATAAACCACCACTTCCAATTGACCAAAAACTTCATGGTCAAACTTATTCACTTTCGTCATAATCTTTCTCCTCTTTTATTAATAAATTTATTCCCACATTTAACCTTCCTTTTCAAAACTACTCTTCCATAATCATTCCTCCATCAAATTTTCAATGTCACTAAGTATATCGTCACAATCTTCAAAGTCAACCATTTCTTCAAATAAATTTTCCTCGGGATTGTTCATTAAGAAAGTGTTTCTCAAGTCTTCAATATCCAGACAAGGGTCTACCTTAGACCAACACCCCACTTCCAACTCGCCACTTTCTGCCATCTTCCTTAACTCATTAAGACGTTCTCTTATCTTAAGATACTCTTGTTTTGGCATACGATCTATGAAGTCAAGATGTAACCTAGCAAAGTAAAGTTTATCCCAATACTCTTTGTTTATAACAGGATCTAGGAATGACGGAACATGACCTTTCATATAATACTCTCCAAAACATCTTTCAAAATAAACATATCTATCACTAACAATATCAACCCAACAAGAACTTTAATCTCCAAGGGAATACTTGGGTCAACAAGAACGTTAATTAAAATAAAAGCCATTACACACATGATCTGCTCCTGATTTATTTAGTAAGAACATTGTAAGAGAAGAAACCTTTTACGTCAACAACTTTTTGAAAATTTTATCTAATTGATAATGGTTGTTATTCCTGTTATAATAACTAATAAACACGGAGACATATTTATGACAAAGAAAGTTGTTAAAGTGACACGTAATTATCCAGATGGTTCCAAAGAGGAACTTGAGATTGAGGTCACTCCTAAAAAGAAAACAACTCCTCGCAAAAAGAGGACAACTAATGCAAATAAAGATAACGAGAAGTAAAGATAGACGACCATTAAATAGGTTATTATCTAGAATCCAAACTCTCCACAATAAAAGTGTCTCAATAGGTTACTTTAAAGACCAACGTGCTCACAAACAAGCTGATATGCCTTATGCAAACCTCCTTTTTATACACGCTTTTGGTTTGGTAGATGGTGCTCCTGTGAGGGATGTGATGTCTAACATTAAACCTTTCTTGGGTGGTGGTGAGCAACAGAGTAACTTTTTTAAAGACCTTCTTAAGAGATATTTTAAGAAAGGTTCTAGATATACAGCACAAGAGTTTCTGAGTGATATTGGCCAGAGTTATAGAGATAAAGGTAAGGCAGTGTTTGGTAACCCTAACTTACTGGAAGTTACTAACAATCCTACACCTTTACTAGACACTAAAGAGCTTAGAGATAACTTTGCTTACAAAACTTCTATTACAATGAAAACAGTTACGAGGTAGGTATGTCGATTAGTTTATTTAACAGATCAGAGACCTTGTACAGGACAAACTCTAACAATTGGTATTATGGTGAAGATGGTAGACCTGTCTTCACGGAAGATACTGAGACAATAACTTGCTCTATTCAACCATATCGTGATGGTAAAAATACCTTCCGAGTGCCAGAGGGTTTCCAAAGTATTTACGGTATAAAGGTTTACTCTAAAGAACAGATTATTGCCAACGATGAAGTGCTTGAGACGCTCGGAGACGAGATTGAATATGAAGGTCAAAGGTTTGTATGTATTGATGTAGCAAACTTCACAGGACACGGCCTGACTATCCCTGAACACTACTTAGCTCTGTTCTACAGAAAGGATAAACGATAATGAGTTTTGAATCCAAGAAATTAGAACTAGCTTTAGGTGATATGGTGTCCGTAGCAATTGGTGACAAACTATCTACTATGAGAAAAATGGTTGATGGCACAGTGGTTGATGTCCCAAGTGTGATCCTTGCTAGAAATATGTCGCCCATTAGTGGGAAAGTTCCTCCTGCCCCTGATTATCCTTTCTTGATGGTAGATAAAGCTCAGACACAAAAAGTGGTTAGTGTACAAGAGAAATACTTTGATGGTGATGATCATATTCACGAAACAGGTATTGTTGTCAGAGTAAATGTTAAAATCTTTGGAACAAGTGATCACGATGTAGATGATATTGCTGGATTACTTGACCAATCTTTCACTGTTGATGATTACAGAAACTTAATAGAAACAAATTACGGTAAAAGATGTCGCATGATGAGGACAAGTGATGTGGTAACAACTGCAGCCTCTCTAAACGATGTCTACCAAGAAGTAGCTACCTTTGATGTATATTTCTCTACAGTAAGAAGTTTCACTGTAAAGGATGCACCTTCTTTCGGAAAAGCCGAAACACCAGATTTAGACTTGAAAAGAGTTTAAACTCACAGTGTATACGCGATGCACTAAAAATAACTATAATTATAGGAAGATAAGATGACGGTACAATTAGCAACCGCAGATATCTCGTTCGGTAGTTCTACTGTTGCAAGACCTTCTGTTCAAAAGCAGATTTTCTTAGCACGACATAACTACTGGTCTGAGAAAACAAAAATTTATACAGACTTGGATAGTATCATTGAGGATGGTGTTCCGTCAACAAGCTCTATCTATCGTGCAGCACGTTCTCACTTCGCACCAACTCCCCATTTACGAGAGTTTAAAGTGGGTCGTTTAGAAACGACAAGTATTATTGCTCCAGTGGATGTTGTTACTGGTAAAATTTATGGTCTTACTCTGGATGCTAAAGATGCTGCGGCAAGTGTTGACTTTGCTTATACAGCTCAAGCGGCAGACACAGAAGAAGATATCGTAACAGCTCTAAAAGCAGCTATTGACGCACAAGCTGATATTACAGCAAAGATTACGGTGACAGTAGTAGGTACTGGTGCAAATGCTACTATCACTCTGGCACACGCAGTAGAAGATGATTGGTTCACTGTTTCAGCACTTCTTAACGTTACAGAAACATTCCCTGCAACACCAGAACGTCCTGCTGCAGAAGAGTTAGCTTCTATCAACGATAAAGATGACGACTACTATGTAGTGACGAGTGATGTTAAAGATGGTACGTTTGTTACACAATTAGCTGGTGAACTTGAGTCACGTTTCAATTTCTATTGTGTATCTCTTGCTGAAGCAGATGTTTACTTAGGTACAGCTACTGGTTCATTCAAGACACTTATTGCAGACAATGCTTACTTGTCAACATACCCGTTCTATCACCACGAAGCAGAAACTACTTACCCAGAATGTGCTCACATGAGTGAAGTGTTTACTTTAATTGACACAGGTATTACTTTTGCAAACCGTCCTACTTCAGGGGTTGGTGAGAGTAAAACTGTTGATGGTGAACCGCTTACAGCTACTCAAACAAACAACCTTATGACAAATGGTGTTAACTTCTTTGCACGTACTCAGGTTGCAGGTAGCCAATCAGCTCAAGCTCTTAACTCTGCTATCTCAACAGGTAAAGATGGTGGTGGTCGTGTTGCTTCAGGTGAGTATGCTTTCAACGTGGTTGGTCGTGATGTAATGCAGATTGAGATTGAAGCTTCTCTGACAGATTTACTTACTTCTCAGAAGACAGGTCGTTTGGCATGGGATTCAGCATCTCTTGCAAAAGCTTACTCTTCTATTAACAAAGTTATGAAGAAGTTTGCTAACACTGATGGTTGGAACTTAATCTATGGTCAACAAGACTTAGACTTCCCATACCGTATCACTTTACCAGAACTAAATTCGCTATCAGCAGCAGATCGTAAACTTGGTGTATTAAAGAACGTTACGTTCCGAGCATTCCTTAAAGATGCTATTCACCTTGCACAGATCACTGGTAACCTTGATCGTCCAGCATAATAGGAAATAATAACAATGGCAAAGATTTATTCACCAGAAGACGTTAAGCTGACATTTGCTGGTATCGAAGAACTATCTGGTTGGAAGAGTATCTCTATTACACGTAATAATGATAACTTCTCTCCAAACCCTTCTGCAGACGGTGTTCAGGCTTACACAAAGATTGCTGATAAGTCGGGTATGATGACTATCTCAGTTCCTCACACAGCAACTAAATTCCACACAGCAATGGCTGCTTACCAAGCACTTATTGACGCAAACCCTTCTAAGGATGTGACAGTAGATGCTTCTTTAATTGACCCTGCGGGTGGTAACTGTACTATCCTTGATGGTATCCGTCTTAACAAAATGGCAGATCCTTCATACGAAGCAGAGATGACTGACTCAGAGTATACTTTCTTAATTGACAATGTGTATTATGCACCTGTTCCAGAAGGTTATGACGAGACAGCAAGTGAAATCAGCAACGCATATACTTTCGCAAGCACTATTGCAGCAAACGCTGGCTTATAATATAAAATAATAATAAAAGCACTATCCCACTTCATTAGGGGTGGTGCTTTTTTCGTTTAAAGAGAGAGAAGAACTATGGCATTCGTAGCAAAGAAAATCGAATCAAAGCAAAAGAATCACACATTTGAAATTGAGTTTAAAACATTAGATATTTACAAAGCATTTTCGTATCAATCATTTATTGGTGAAATCATTCTTCCTATCACAGGTGGTATGATGGATGAGCAAAGTAACGTTTCTGAGGATGATATCTTTGGCAATAAGAGCACAATGTTCAAGGACTTATTCACCCACTTAGCTAAGAGTTTAAGCGATCCTCGTATGCAAGAATTGTTTGCAGAGATGATGGAAGGTGCTCAATACAAGTGTCCTATTACAAAACAACAGAAACCTCTTAATCCAGAAGAATTATTTGATGGTGACTTTGCATTTATGAACGATGTGTTCATGCAAGCATTGGAGGTGAATTTCAGCCACCTTTTTACAGAAGGCGGTATTCTCAAGTCACTGACAGGAAAGACACTGGGTCTACTGTCAACAGAGATCGAGTAATTAAGCAAGTAGAAAACTTCAAACAAGATCCTATCTTAAATAGAATTCACCGAGTAGGGAAGTATGTAGCCAAACACTACTTACTTCCTTTAGCTTATGTTAAGGATAATATGAGTGTGAGTGAGTTTCTTGATATGGAAGATGAGATGTTGATATCAGAAGATTTTGAAAATGCCTATTATCTGGATACCGCACCAAAACAAGAATAGGTAATTTATGGCAAAGAATTATATTGAAGAATACTTCATAAAAATCTCCGCTGACAGTAATGATGCTGTTAAAAAGATTAAACAGGATATGGCGAGCTTAGTTGCCAATTCTACAAAACTTACTAAGCAAGCTTCTAAGATAGAGGAGAATCTTAAGAAGAAGACCACTGCAGCAAAGACAGCCGCTGAGAAGGAGTATGATACTGTAGCAAGCGCTCTTAGAAAGAAAAGGGTCTCTGATGAGGAAAAGGCTTCTAAAAGAGAGATTGACTTAGCAAAATCTGCCTACAGTAAGAAAGTTAATATCACAAAAGCTGCTGTTGCTCAAATAACCAACTCTAATAATGCAACCTTGTCTAAAATGAAGGACTTCTATGAAGATCAGGTTAAGATTGCTAAGGGTGCTAATGAAGATTTCTTACTTGTAGAACGAGCTTTAAACAAGAAGATACTTGCAGATACAAAAGACAAGACTCAAAGAGAAATTGACTTAGCAAAAATCAAGCACAAAAGAGAAACCCAATTCACTAAGCAAGTTGTTTCACAGATAACTGATAAGAATAACACTGTTTTACAACAGATGAAAGATTTTTATAAGGAAGAAGAGAAACTTGCTAAGAAGAGTTATGATAACAAGAATACTAGACTTAGTGCCATTGAAAGAAGAGTTAATGCTATAACAAGGACAGCCTACTTCCAAGACCTTGAGCAAATGTCTCCTACCAAACACAAAGCTGCTATGAAGAATATTCGTGAGGCAGCAATGAGTGGTGATTTAGAGGCTGTTAAGGATGCTGCTGCGGGTGCCCAGAGGGAAGTGAGAAATCTTCGTAGGCAAATGGTTGGTCTGCAAGCTGTGCAGAATGGATTAACTGATTCTACGAGGAATATGTTGAGAAGTTATATTTCCTTGTTTGCATTGTTTGAAGCTACAACTGCTATTAAGAATGTTGGTATGCAGTTTGAAGGTATGCGCGCCTCTATGTTAGCTGCAACTTTTGGTACTGAAACTTCTGCTGACAACCTTAAGTTCGTAGATGATCTAGCTGTTCGTCTAGGTATTAACTTGAAAGATGCAACAGATGCCTATATCAAGCTGAAATTTGCTGCTAAAGGTAAGATGGATACGGGTCAAATGGAAGAACTCTTTACAGCAGTTACAGAGTTTGGTACAGCGTTGAAAGTTGATAAAGAGGCTATGAAAGGTGCTCTAAAAAGTATCTCTCAGATGTTGAATAAGAATCAGTTAATGGCAGAAGAGGTCAAGAACCAATTTTCGGAACATTTGCCCGGTGGTTTAGGTATTTTTGCCAAGGCAATGAATGTCACTGAACGTGAGTTTTTGAAGATGATGGAACGTGGAGAGTTGATGGCTACAGAGGTTCTTCCTCTAGTTACAAAAGAGCTTCACAAATCAGCAAGAGCTAACGGTGCATTAGAGCAAGCATTAAAATCTGTATCTGTTACTGAAGGTCAATTAATAACACAATCTCAAAAGGCTGGTGATGAGATATTTAGGTCTGGTTTTGGAGAAGGCCTGACAGAACTATACAGAACACTAACAAATATTTTGAAAGATGCAGGACCACAGTTACAGAAAATAGGTAAAGTTTTTGGGACGATCTTCAAAGGTATAGCTCATGTACTGAAACTAATTGAACCTCCTTTAAAAGCTATTATCAACAACATAGAGCTTCTAGGTGGTGCTTACATTATAGGCAAGTTGGCAACCTTACGAGTAGCACTGATGAGAACATTCTTACCTATAACAGCAGCTCTTGGTGCAGCAGAAGAGTTAATTTCGTTATTCAGTGATAAGCTTGTCGGTGCAACAGAGAAGAAGTTAGGTTACCAAATCAATGTTGCAGAAGGGACTAGAACAGACCTTGTGCAGAGAGGTGATAAGATTTACTCTCAAGCTCAAACAAGGCGATCACTACTAGCAGACCCTTCTTCAGGTAAAACAGAATTAGCTACTATGACAGAAGCTCAGTTCGACAAACTAGGTATGTTAGACAAAGCAGGTTTAGTGGTTGAACAAATAGGGGCAATGCAAGCTGACCTTTTCAAACAAGGTCTTCATAAGCTTTTCTGGGACGATATTAAACCTGTTTCACCTAACGTTACAGTTAACAACAATATCTCAGGTGCTGGAGACCCAGAAGCAGTTGCTAGAGAGGTTGTGAGACAATCTTACCAGAATTTAGGAGTCAGGTAACATGACAGCTAAAACAAAGTTTTACTTTACACGGAAAGATAACTCTGACACTTATGAACTGTCATCAACAACAGCTTGTAGGGTATCAGAATCTGCCCGTATTACAAACAGACGTGTTGAGGATGGTAAGTCTCTTTCGGACAACTACTATCTTGAGAATAGAGTGGTAACCTTTGATGGAATCATCACCGATATTCGTAACAATAGTAGTGTTGAAGGTACAGAGAAATTCTTGAATGAATTACGTGAGTTGAGAGGACTGGATATTCCAGCTCTTCTCGATGTCCAAGCAAACAATCAATTCATTCCAAATTGCCTTATCCAAACACTAGATATTTCAACTGATCCTAAGACAGGTGTTTACGCTTGGAAAGTGAATATGGTTTTGAAGGAGGTAACTTTTGCAGAAAGAGCTTCTCTAGTGGAAGTTGCTGAACCAAAAGAATCTCGTAAGGATGAAGTTAGCGGTACAAGAGACCGTTCTACCAACACTGTCCAAGAAGTTGAAGTGAGCACCACTATCGGTGCAGATGCAGCTTCTACAATAGGGCTACTTCCTTCAGGAATACCTGTAATACCACCACCTACAGACAACGGAGGCACATAATGCCAAAGGCTATACGTGTAGATGATTTATCTTCTCAAGTGCAGCAAATCACTTTAAATGGTATCACCCTTTACTTGAAGATTTACTTCCTAACAGGATACACTTCTAACGGGTGGTATGTAGATTTCTTGGATCAAGATAGGAACCTTCTTTACGGAGGTAGACGTATTACAGCAGGAACTAACCTCACATACCTTTCTCCTGATGTAGTGGATACTTTAGGGGGTCATATCTTCTGTGTAAATGTTGCCGCCACAAGAGAACCTCTCACAAGAGATAATTTCTCTACAAAAGGAGATTATCAGTTGTGGTATTATACTAACGAGGAGATTGCAAATGCCACTTCTCAAGCGTAAATATAGATTAGTGGTAGGAAAGCCTCCTATCACTACTATCACTACAGAGTATATTACTGAAGATGAAGTATTTGGTCAACTGTTTATTCCCAAAGAGAATGATTACCGTACAGTGACATTAAATGCTGTAGAGATAACCGAGCTTGATATAAACGCCACTATTTCAAGTAAGGCAGGTGGTAAGAATTCGTCATCTGTAATTAAGATTTATAACTTGTCAGAAGATACTCGTAATATTGTGGAAAGAGTGAATAACTACGTTATTCTAGAGGCAGGTTATGCTTCTGATGAAGAGCTTAAAGTTGTATTTACTGGTCAAGTGAGTGAGTTCTTTACAGAGAATGTCGGAGAAGATTTAGTGACTACTTTACAATGTAAAGATGGTTATATTCCAAACAATACCCTCAGGGTAGACAAGTTCTTCCCAGCAGGGGTTACCGCAGATACCATATTTAAGTACATAATTGACCAGTATAAAAAGGTTGGTGTTCCGTTAGGTTTCTATTCAGGGTTTAGCGATAAGAAGGAACGTGTTGAGTATGTCCAACTTCCTATGCCACAAGACACCACTTTCTATATGGGATACACTTTAACAGGTTATCTCTGGGATGAACTAAAAGACTTGACTAAAAGTTTGGGCTATGTTTGTTATATTACAAACGGAAGATTGTTCATCCACCCGAAGGGATTCACTCGTGCAGTGGAGCAGTTTGAAGTAGATCATTCTCAAATATACTCTATTAAGAAAAGTGGTAAAGCCAACAACAATACTACTGGTAAATCAGATACTGGTGTAAATATATCACTTCCTTTAGATGCAAGGATGGATGTTGATAAACAGATCAAAGTTATTGGCGGAGACTTTGAAGGTGTTTATAAAATTATGGAACGTTCATTTAATATCAGTATTTTTGATGGAAACTTTGATACCAATCTAGTTTGCAAATCGGTAGAGGCATAATCTTGCCTTTACCACACTCATTCTCTCCCGTCAACACTCCTCTCGCATAATCCTCTCTTTAATGTTATAATAAATAATACAAACAACATAGGAGAGAGGGATGCCCTTTTCAACACAAGACGCTCCTGATTTAAAGATTATTCTGGAAAAAGAATTAGATATCTTTAAAGAAAGGGTTAACGTCTCAATTCCTGCTGTTATCCAAGAATTCGACCCAGAAGAACAAGTTGCAAGAGTTAAACCTACTATTTACGAAATGTATAAAGATGGTGTAACTAAATCTATGCCAGATATATTTTACGTTCCAGTCATATTTCCTTCTAGTGGAGGTGGTAGTTTAACTTTTCCAGTAAAGAAAGGTGATGAAGTTATGCTGGTATTCTCCCAAAGAGCTTTTGATCAGTGGTGGGTGAGTAGTAAAGTTCCTTCTAAGCCGACTGTACAACGGTATCACGACTATAATGATGCGGTGGCTATCATTGGGTTAAAGAGTAGACAAAACAGCCTCAAAGCAAGCACAGAGAACGTAGAGCTAAGGTTTGATGATGATCAAGGGGAGATGATTAATAAAATCACAATGACCCCAGAAGGTAAGTTCAAAATAGAGAATAAAGAAGAAGAGTTGTTACAGGTGATGGAAGATTTTATCACTGCTGCAATCAATATGACAACAAGTACTCTTCCAAACCCTCTACAACCTCCTAACAATAAAGCTGAATTTGAAGCACTATTACCAAGAATAAAGAAATTGAAGGGGTAGAATATTATGCCAATGGTAGATGCAGATGCTGTAGCAAGAATTATGGCAAGAGTAAGAGCAGTAGACTATAACAACACTCCTGTCGATAATGAGCAGCACATACAGACACTTGTCGAAGAGATATTAGCTGAAGTTAGAAATGCCACGGTCACCACACCAACAGACGGAGCTTCAGGAACAATATCATGACAGATGTAGTATTAGATGAAAATTTCGGAATAGTTTTTGAAGACAATGATATGAAACTTTTCCAAGAAGATGACCCTCGTTTGGTGGCACAACGTTTAGAGATAAAATTATCCTCTTACAAAGGTGAGTGGTTCTTAGATAGAAACTATGGTATTCCTTGGATACAAGAGATCTTATCTAGAAGAGGAACTAAAGACCTTGCAGATGCTAACATTCGAAGAGTAATATTATCAGATCCTGATGTTAAGTCAATAACAAATTACCGAAGCAGTGTAAGAAATTCTAAGTTAGAGGTAGTTTTTGACGGAACACTTGTTAACGGATCTAGTTTCACAAGTTTAACATTACAGGTGTAAGATGGCAGATTTTGGTTTAACAGATAAAGGTTTTGTGGCAAAACGGTTTGAGGATATCGTTAATGACCGCAAGAGCCAGATACAACAAGAGTTTGGGATAGATTTAGATTCTAATCCAGATAACGCTCTAAAGATTTATACACAAATTTTATCACTAGCTTCCTCAGAAAACTGGGCTACAACTGCAGCACTACAATCCGTAATGGATATTGACAATGCGAGTGATGTTTACTTAGATATACTGTGTGCTGCAAAACTTATTTATCGTCAAGGAGCTGAACCTTCAAGAGGAGATGTTCTTGTTGAGATAAATGAGATTTCAGAACTAACACTTCCTGCTGAAAGTAGCTTCTATAACGTTAACAATAAACAATTCAATACTGAAGAGATATTCACTTTAAGTGTAGCTAATCCGCAAACAGTAAGTATTACTCCAGAAGCAACTTATACAGGAGATATTAATTTCTCAGTAGCAGGTGCAAGTTTTAGTAAGAATGTTACCGCAGAAGGTGGAATTTTACAAGCATTACAAGCCTTGAGAGATGACCTTTTAGCAGTAGATTACTTTGCAGAAGTAGTGGATGCCTCCACATTAAAGATTCGAAAGATTGAGGATGTAGGTGCTACAAGCTCAGACTTCTCTTATGCAAGTGTTTCTGGTACAGGTGATGTTCTTATCGGAAGATATGTTACGGTAGCTTACACAGAGTCTGGAGACTTCACATTCCCTGAGGACACACTTACCGTTGCCCCTAGTTTCTCGGTCATACAAAGTTTCTATAACAAAGAGATTACTGGTGGTAGGTATCGTGAGACAGATGAAGAACTTCGTTACCGTTTTAAGAATGGTCAGAGTGTTTTAGGTAATGGTACACCTTCTGCAATCAAGTCCAAGCTTTTAGGTATAGATGGAGTAAGTGCAGTAAGTGTTGAAGAAAACCATACAATGTTTGAAGACAGTAATGGTCGTCCACCTAAGAGTCAAGAGATTATTGTAAAGGGTGGAGAGGATGTTGAAGTTGCTCAAATGATTCTTGATAGTGCAGCAGGTGGTATAGAATTATTTGGTAATACAAGTGTTACAATCAGAGATTTGAACGGAGATAACAGGGCTGTAAAATTTAGCCGTATTACCCAACAATATATCACTTTACGTATTGTATTTGAAAAGTACGATGAAGAGCAATTCCCTGCAAACGGTGCAGAACTTATTGCACAAGCTTCTCAGGATTATATCAACTCTTTGAATGTAGGTAATGATGTAATAGGTGGTAGGATTTCTGCGAACATTTACAATAAAGTGAGTGGTATAGAAGTGGTGGAAGTTCAGATGTTTGTTTCAGATGATCCTTCTCAAGCAGCTACAAGCTACCAAACAGCCCCTATCAGAATTTCAACTTCTCAAGAAGCAGTTTGTTTAGATGGGAAAATATTAGTCGTAGAGGTGTAATATGTCAGACGTTAAAAACATTGACTTTAATACCTTTCCAGATGAATTACTTCCTACCAGATTCTTATCAGATGATAGTCACACCCGTTTCTTAAAGGTATTCCTTGAAGAAGAGCAATTGTTCCAAGATGAACTGAGAAAGTTTATCGAACAAGGGATGGACGTTGACAAGGCTACTGGTAGACAGTTAGATATTGTTGCAAAGTTATCTAATATTATCAGAGACACTGATGAGGCAGATGAAGATTTAAGAAGCAGAGTTAAGCTTCGAAGGTTTATTGATAATTCCTCAGGAACGATTAATGAACTTTTAAGATTTCTAAATGAGATTACAGGTAATACAGAGAGTAAACTCTTTGAATACTATCCTGCTTCTATAATGGCACAGACCACTTCTGAAGATTACCCTGCAGACCTAGCAAATAGTTTTGATAAATTATGTGCCTCGGGTGTGAATGGTCATACAGTTTTACACCTTCGAGGTGGTAATGGTTTAATTTTCGAAGATAGTGCTGCTACCCACACTCTTGTTGCAACAGGAAGTGGTGAAGTTGGTATGGGGGCAGGAGAGGATACAGCACTCTCAGCAGGGTATGTATTACCAGACGACCCATCTACCGTAAAAGAGTCCAGTAAGTTGGTAGATTCTACATTACTATATAGAAGCTCTCTAAGAAACTCTGGTGAAGACAGGATGCACTCTGGAGAAAATGAAGCTGATTCAGGCGGACTTATTTTAAATGATCCCCCTATTCTGAAAGGTGTTCTTGGTAATACATACACTAATGATAAATATTTGTAGGAAATTATATAATGGCGAAGGTTAATAAACAAGCTATTACTTGGTGCTGGGAACTTACATACGATGTAAACGGCAGACCGAGTAGAGAATTTATGCCATATGAGATTGCTTTGAAGGGATTAGTTTCTGATGAGCAAGGTATTGGTAGGCAACAATTTAATGAATTATTTTACCAGTTTGGTCAAGCGATTGTTACTGTAGAAGAAGGTTATGAAGAGGCAGTTTCTGCTGAGGCAGATGCTCGTTCTCAGGCAGATAATGCTTTACAGCAGAACATTAATCAAGAAGTAAGCGATCGTCAACAGGCTGATCAGACTATACAAGAGAATCTGGATAGAGAGATTGACTTTTTAAACCAAGATCTTGAACCTCTTACAGGAGCTTTAGCTCAAGCTATCATGCAACAGCTACACCCTGTAGGGAGTGTGTGGACTACTGCTGGAAATCAAAATCCTGCTACACAATTAGGTTTTGGTACTTGGACTAAGAGAGGCGGTTTCGTAGTAGGTCAGGAAGATGGTGATGCAGATTTTGGTACTGCAGGTAACACTGGTGGTAGTAAGGATCATACACATACATTCTCAGATGACCCTACAACATCAAGTAATGGCGGAGAAAATCTAACTATTCCTAGAGATGGTTGGGGGGTAGATGGCGTTACTCCTGCTCCTGCACAGGCAACTACCTCAGGAAGGATGATGGTTGGAAGTGGTCTAGTGGATAACACAGAAACCTTGGAATCGTTAAACGGTGCAGGTAATGACCAAACTGTTACCACAACAGACCACACTCATACAGTAAGTGTCTCTGGAACAACAGGTTCATCTTCAAATCTACCTCCTTATCGAGTGTATAATGTCTGGGAAAGGACAGCTTAAGAAAGGAATATTTTCTGAGAAGGAATTTTGGACAAAAAGAAAGCCCGTCACAATTAAGTGAACGGGCTTTTTGTTTATGTAAGTTATTGTTTTAAAACAACTTTTTAGAAAGGGATCGTATCATCAAAGTCATCTAAATCTTCTACAGGTAAACTTTCTACAGGTTTACTTGCATTAACTTCCTCTTTAGGAACACTCTCTTTCACAGAAGTTTCCTTTCGAGCAGGAGGTTGTTCCTGAGATTGTTCACCTCGGATTTCAGAAATAGCTTTAGCAAAAGGAGTAGATGTATAATCAACACCCTTCTCAAAACTATACTCATTACCTGTCTTCTTAGAAACACCTTCAATCAAGAATGTCTTACTAGATGAAGCACGTTTAAGGAAACCATAACTATCTAGGCTGATGTATTTCATCTCATCCTGTGATAAGTGACTTACATCGTCAAGCAGCGCCCCAATGAAAGGCATTAACTCTTTACCGTCAAAAGCTTTCTTAATCTGCTGGTCTGCTGTGAAAACAGAATCATCTGGCATATCAAGGTCTTGCACTTCAGTAGGTTTTGCACAGCTAAAGAACACACCTACCTTACCTGAACCATCTTCTTCATTGTAATCACGATCATCTAAATCAGCTTTAACTGTAAATGAACAAACAGCTTCTGCTAAAGTCGCAATATCGAACTCACTAGAGATTAACTCTTTCTCTCGACCTGCTGCTGCACAAATCTTATAAACAAGATTGTTTTCACGAACAGGTTTGTAACTGCCATCAAAAACAATTGTCTTGTAGAAGTCTGTGTGGAAGCCTGTAGAACCATTCAAACAAACACGTAAAGGTTTTTCACCTAAATGTCGCATACTTTCATTAGGGTTCTTTGAATGATCAATCATAACCTGTGGAAAGTCTACCGTCACACCATATTCCTGTTGAGGAAAGCTAGGTGATGTTTGTTTACGAACACGTTCACTTTTCTTAGTCTGATCATTATACTCCATAGTCCAAACGAAATCGTGAGTAGGGTTCTTTTCTTTCCAAGCAAGCTCTTCCTGAGAATACTCTTCACCTTCTGCGGGTAAAGCACACTTCGTAGTCCACTCACTATCTTTTGCAGGAGGGAAGCCTAAGTCTTGGATGTAACTTACCACACCAATTAAACTCTTCTCCTTGCGTTTCTTACCGTTAGCTAATTCTTTCGCTTTAGCATTAAAACATTCCCACTGATATAAATTCCAAGCATTACGTTCCTCTTGTGACACACCGCCACCTGATTCACCGTTACCTGTATTCATGGGTTGGTCTGCTGCTGCTTTCTTAGAAAATGCCATATTATACTTCTCCTCTGTTAGTTTTAAGTATATTCATTGTTGTATCTCAAATGTTTGTATATCTAAATTCTGTGATTAAGTCACAACTCTGTGTTGGAATATCTCTATCCCGAAAGGTTCTTATTACGAGCTACCTTTTGTCAGAAAATCACGTTTCAAAGGTTGTCTGATTCAACAAAGTGGTAGCTTATAATGTATGATAACTTTTTAAAGGTTGTGTGTCAAGGGAGATGTTAGATAAATCTAACTTTTCCCTCTAATTAAAAATTTTACCAAAAAGTTTATTTATTTTCTGCGAGTATCTTACACTAAAGACTTTCAAAAGTAAACCTATTAATGTAAATAATCCTAGTAAGAAAATGCCCGTCATTCCCAGAAAGAATACCATTGCCCCGAGAATGAATCCTATTAGTAGTGATAATTTGTTCATAGTTAATCTCTCCAACCTAATAATTTAGCTACAATATTTTCGTGCTGGTTAAACACACCTTTAGGCCAACAACTTAATTGAGAATTACCTGCAACATAGGTGATCAATTCTTCCTGTGTTTGCTCCAAACAATTAATACCTACGTCCTTCCTGCCATACAAATAAGGATAGGCAATTTGCTTTAAAGCTTTACGTTCCTCACCTTTAATACTTTCATCTTGGAGTAGTTGGATAAGTTTTAACGTATCTACGTCACCCTCGCAGATAAATTGTGTTTCTTTAGTCATAATCTTCTCCTATAATTTTTAAATTAACTCTTAACAACACCCTTAAACACTTGAGCGATTTCATTGATATTCATTTTACTCTTTGCTTCGAATAAGTCAAGACTTTCTTGAACAATTTTTGTTGTGCAGACAATATTATCTTTAGAGACAGGTTTTGTCTTATCCTTCACCCACACAGAACGGTCTGACAAGCTCTCTGGCAAACTATTTCCTGTTAGCTGACACTTCTTACGCAAGAGAGTTCTTTTGTAGTCAGAGAATCGTACATCAAGCCTGCCACCACTGTCAACAATTAGTTCTCCCCACTCAGAGAACATCTTAGTAACATTCACTTCTTCTAAACGTTTCTTTCTCTCACGAGCTTCATTTGCCAGACGAATATTCTCTTTAGCAATGTTACTCTTGATGTCAAGGTATGGCTTCTGTCGATCAGATAATACTTCTGGAGAGTTGAATAGTTTTGTCAAGGATTTGACAAGGTTTTCTTCCTCCACAGTGTTTGCGACAAGGGATTCTCCTCTATCGATAATAACGTTCTTGATGTCATTGGCTACCTTTGTCACCCATACACAGTTTTCAAGAGAGTAAGGCATCTCTGAGTTGATACGTTCTATCGTAGGGTAGTAATTATGGTTACTGCTTTTATTGAAAACAAACTTCTTGTTGGTATAAGCACAATTCTCCGTAGAGCGTAATTTGTAAAAGTGTTCAAACTCTTCAAGAGAGAAATTCCATGCAAGGTTACGTTTTGCTGCAAGTTCTTTCTTGTGGTTGTAATATTCTTTGATAGACATGTTTGACATAAATTATTCTCCAATTGATTAACTGTGATAATGATAACCTTGGTGGTGAGGGGTGTCAACAATTATTTGAAATAAATTTTATATAAAAAGCCCACTCTCCGAAGAGAATGAGCTTTTGTTAAGGAGAGATTAATCCTCTAGTTTACGTAGTTCTTTTAAGTGAGACATACCTTTAGAAAGATCCTTCTCTTTATTCTTACGAATATAGTTGGCAAATTGAAGAAGATCCTTGTTGTTAGAGAGCTCCTTTGCAGAAAACTTTGTACGGGATTTACTAGTTCCACGACCATTAGTGATCTCTATAGAAATAATATCCTCTGCATTTAGGCTTTCTAGCTGAAGGATAAGTTCTTTAACAACCTCTACATTTTCTTCAAGAATATGTTCCATCTCATCAGGCATACCTTTGAACATTTTACTTTTTGACATAATACATCACCTCTTAGATAAATGTCTGTAGGAGAAGTATTTCCCCTACAAAAGTATTATATCACGAAAGAGACTATTCTGGAAAAGGGTGTTCCTCTGAGTAAGGGTATTTGTTGTAGAGAGTGATTTCTGTGGTCATGTTATTTCTCCTAAATATTTAATCTGTTAATTATATTACTGTGTGAAAGTTAAGTTGTCAAGGGAATTTAATTAAATTGCAACTTAATAAACTCTCCTCGAAGATTGCACACATTCTGCTTATTACTTCTATAAGCAAGGTAACTTTCCCAAGATAATCCATGACTTCTATGAGCAGGAACTCTGTAAACATTAATCAACTCCACACCAAGATCATTCTTCCAAAGATATAACCCTTCTGAGTTAATATGATTACCTGTGAAAAGGGATTTATCTATTTTAAGGGTTGGTACTTTCATAATATTATTTTCTCCAAAAGGTTTGTTTCGTTGAGAGGTATATTAGGGGAAAAGGAGGTGGATGTCAAGGGGGAATTTTGGGAAAAGTTTTTGTTGGGGAGGTGGGTGGACACGCTAGGTGTCCGATGTGGGAGGTCACACAATAGATGTGTATCGTTCTTGACGAACCAGAGGGTAGATGTTGCCATCAAAGAGTTTATAGCATTTTTGAGGAGGAAGATCCTCCTTGACAACCTTCATCGTTGTCTGGTGAGGCTTATTCTGAAACTTGTACCATAAGCACTCATTGGTCTTCCCAGTTTTATTGGTGTAGAAACCCTTACTTCCCGTAGAAACATTATAACCTGAAAGAATTCCAGCAAGATGAACACCTTCAGATATATTTGTCCAGTTCTGAGTGATAACTTTTATACCATTTTTACTAAGGTGTCCATCTGCTTTTTGAAAAGCATCCATAAAGGCTTCGACATTACTGGTCGGTTGATCAATAATAAACCCAACAAGGTCTATTTTATATTTACAAAGTCTTTCAAACCCTAATTTTTCCCAGTAATCCCTGAACCATTGAGACTCTATGTAGTAGTTTCTGCATACGTTTGGTGACCGTTTTCTCTTGTGTGAGAAAGATAAGCAGCCTAACCTATTCATTAAGTTTTCTATCTCCTTGCCATACTTGTTATCATTCTGAGTTACTGTTGCAATGACACCTTTCCTTTTACCAAAAGATGCTGATGTCCTCTCAGATTTCTTGCTCCAACTTATATATCCGTCAGATAATAACCACCCTAGTAATCTACACTCGTCTTCTGTTATATTAGTTTCACTGTTGTTCCGAAATGTAGCGCTGTTTCTGATATGGAATTCGCAAGATAAATTGTCCACATTCCTATGATCCAAAATATGTTTTCTGGAATTATCTGATAGAGTCATTCTCCTATATCCAAAAACTTTGTTGTCCTTTGAATACTTAAATTTCCAAAAACTATGTGATAACTCTACAACGCCCTTAAAACCTTCATGGATATTCTCAATAGTGTACCAAGAGTATTTGAATTCTTGGTCGGAACAAAGGATCTCTGTACCATTATAAATGTTCCAGACGGGTTTCCAACCTTGTTTAGTTAAGACATAACTGTCATCCGTAATCCAAGAATCAGATTCCATGTCACTTCTTTCATGTAAAATAATGTTGCTCAAACTCAATATTTTCTCCTTATTTATTAATAAACAAAAATACCACCCCGAAGGGTGGTTAGTTAAAATTAGTGTGCTCCAGCCCACCCTTCTGTGTGATGAGCTACCAAGTATTCCCCTGTAATGTGTACAGGACAGTTTAATTCCTTGTAGGCATCCTCTATACACCTTACCATTAACTCACCTGCTCTGGAGTAGCACCTTCCTATACTTCCGTCCTCAAGAACTTTAGTATTACCTGAAAGTATAAATTTTCCACCCTCAAGATTATCAGCCTGATCTTTTGCCTCTATGATACACTTGAGTTGCTCCATTGTCATGTTGTATTCTTTTAGCATTTCTTTAGCTGTCTTATAGGGCTTCCCTTTTGATTTAGCTTTCTTAGATTTAGCTACATCTGCAAGTAATCTTTTTACAAGGTCTTGATCTGAAAAACCTGTTTCAAATCTCTTCCATCGGACAAGTTTGTCTGGAACTTGTAGCTGGTATTCATCCTTCCTGTTATAAGAGTCGTTAGCTCTTTCTGAGATCACTCTCAGTGTCGGGTCATATCACATTCCACGAGGGAATCCCACCGTTTCAGATACACTTGTATCCTACGAACAACTACGTTCTGACCTCCGCACGTTCCCTTTCGGGCTTCGCTCAGGATTACCTCGTAAGGCTTCCCTGAATTAGATGGGTTTTTCGACATACATTGCTGTATGAAGCCACAATGAGTTTATGGTAGTAAATGGTCCTAGCTACACCCTTATCCAACAAACCTTCTTCTAAAGCTCTCTCGTGCCACAAAATACCTGCCAAATCCATCCCTATAGCTCCTGCACTTTGGAGATAACAATTTAACAATGAGTGCTTACTTCGTGTCCAGATTTTTCTTCCGTCAACGGCAACGATATACTTTTTACCTGAAGATTCCCAAACTTTCTCTAGATGTTCCTTTCTTTTCTTTAATCCGATGTTTCCATCCCAGAAAGCATCAATAACTTTTTGTCCTACTTCCTTACTTACTCCTAACATATTTGCTATTTTAGGGGCTGCTGCACCATACATTATCGTTACAGTCACACAAGGTCGTTAATCTTGCGCGGTTCTCTTATGAACTCCTGTACGTCTCCGTACAGACTAGACTATATCTTTCTCTTCAACTTTACTTGTTAAGAGATCTGCCGTTTCGATTTAAAGCTTTCCGCTACCACTTGGCTCTACTCCCATCTCAGGGATAGTCGTTACACGTTCAAGAACATAATGTTCAAGCTTCGCTCGGTATTGTCTCTTCAAAAGAAGTAACTTCCACCGAATTAGACAGTATTCAATTATAGGTTTCCCTATAAAGGGGCTAATTATTTAACCATAAGTGATGCCTTTGCCACCTTGCCTAGTTACCTCCCTTCCTGCAGCCTTGGAGTAGTTTTCAGCATTTCTTGAGTGAGCATCTTCTTCCTCCATTATCCTAAGATATTCTCCTCCGTCAAAGTCATAGGCTGCCCACGCTGCACACATCCCTTCCAAGTTACTACCATCGATACCTAGTTGCCAGAATCCTTTTGGAACGGTGAATAAGCTCCTCATTTCATGACCTAAAAGTGCATCTGTAGAAGGTATATTTGCTATAACTGAGTGTTTTCTGCGATTCGTATTGGTCAGACCACTATATCTTGCAGGTAATTTACCATCTATTTTCAGACGAGGGTGGTTCAGCCAACCAGTTTCCTTATCTTCGTCAAAAGCTTTAATTACCGACCTCCTGTTACGAAGAGATAGCCACTTAACTATCTGACCCGCCATCTCACCATCAATCTTTTCCAGATTAGGGCAAAGCTCCCCACGATCATCTTTCAACTTTGCAGACATCGGTAAGAATCTTCCCTTTTTAACCACCCTTTGCATATCTTTGTGCTTCTCAGAGGTGATTTTCCTAATATCGAAGCCCATCTCCTCATTAATCCATTTTATGTAGATGGAGTCCTTCTTATCCTGCACCCATTCCCATGCCCTTTCCAAGACTTCAAATTCTGGGCGGTTCTTCTTGTTCTCGTCTCTTGTAACATCTTTTGTTCCTAGTATGGTAGGTATCCAACCACCTTCCTTAACCAACCACTCCTTTATATCTGCCTGATTAGCTAGTTTCATCGGCTCTTTTAAGAACTCTTCTGGAATATGTCTATCCTCTAATTGTTTTCTTAGTTTCTTCATCTGGTCATCAGGTAAAGGAACTAAGGTATTAGCTTTATTAAGCTGACCACGTATAAAATCGGGCATCTTATCTTCATCCTCCACACCCATCTTAATACAATAGTTATAACCGTTCTTACTTAGAGATCCGTCCTTCTTAAAGGCAGTTTTCGGAGGAGATACGTGTTGAAAGTATTCCTCATTAGGTTTGTAGCCTAAATACTTTCTTGCATAGTTCCATCCGTGACTACTTATTTCCCCTGCCTTATCAAAAGGATTAGCTGGAAAGTTAGGTTGACGACTCTCAGGTACATGTTTTAAAGGCAGTTTGGGTTCCACATCTTCCTCTATTTCCCTCATCATACTATCCACTTTCTCAAGCAATTTCCAAGCAGCCTTTTCATCGAAGACTACTCCCTGCTCCTCTTGGATTTGCATCAGATAGTCTGATTGAGAATTTCTTAATAAGGGAACTCTCCAATCAATACCCTTATCCTTCCCATCCTGAGATTCTTTAACCAAAGCTTGCCATTGCAATTCATTTATGATCACATCAACCCATACTCTGTCGCAATACTTCCACAAAGGTAGCCCTCTCCAGTCTTCTATTTGAACTTTTTGATTTGCAAGCTTATAGCCCCAGCTCTCTAATGAATGGCTGCCAATCGTCTTAGCCTTACCTCCAGAAGGATTCTTAACCTTAGAGGGACATCCGTGAGGTAATGGTCGGTCAGGGTATAGTGCCCTTGACATACTTAGTGTATCAAACAATCTTAGTTTTCTACTACCAATACTTTCTGGAAACATACTTGATTCCAATCCAAATTGATCAGCGATTGCCAGCAAATCGAATCCAAACTGGTTTTGACAACCTATAGCAGAAATGTCAGAGTCGTTCTCAATCCAATCAGGAAACTCTTTTAAATCTTTAATTCTTAGGTTGACATTTTTCTTATCAACAAATTCTTTTGCTTCTTTAAACTCGGGATGGGAGTGATCAAGAAAGATCACCCAATCATCTTTTGCATATTGTTTAAAGAGCATTACGTGAAAGTGCGTCATATGGTCTTCAGGTGCAATGCTTTTACCAGCTAAACCGTCACTTTCAGTATCGTAAATATATAAGCCCTTCAATACTTATCTCCTCTTAAAATGGTTCATCATCTTCCATATCTTCTTCGAAGTCGGGTAGAGGATCAAAGGTTTCTTCCTTCTCGTCGTCCCCTGCAACCGCTACCTCAGGTTCTTGATATCTTTGAACAGGTGTCCATTCACTCAACCTTTGACAGTATTCATCTTCAAGAAAGCCTTCAGGAGGCTCATCCAGAACCCCTGTATCTACATCATAGAACAAAGGTATTTTTGCTGTCCTACCGAACTTCCTATCATCTAGAACTAGGAAATGCCGTGTGTTTCTGACTTTTTCTGGTTGCTCAGGATCTTTATTGCCTTCTAATCCGAACATGTAGTGACAGGCTTGCATCATCGATCTAGATCCACGGAACTGACTACTCATAATCTTACCACCAAACTCGTGAGAAGGACCTCTCTCGGGAGCTTTCAGGTGGCAAAAGCAGTAGTAAGTAAAACCTAAATCTTGACTCATCTTACTAATCTCATCAGCAAATCTTTCCAACTCTGTGTTGGCTTCTGCAGCACTCATACCAGCAGTTAAACGAGTAATAGGATCAATAAAAATATCCTCTATATGCTCTACTAATACAGCGTGTCGTATAGCCCCCTTCAACTCATCCCAATTACAACGACCATAGTTATTGTACATCACTAATTTATGACCTACAGAGTCTACAGCTTCTGTCAATTCTTCATGAGTGAAGTAACTATTTTTAACAGTTTCATCTAAAGGGTTTCCCCATATATCTACTTCATTACCTTCGTTATTTATGAATATAATTTTCTCAGGATCAGAAAAGTTCTTCCTGTAAAACTTACCTGCTACTTTCTTGACAGTTTCATCTGGTTGCTCTTCAAATTTGAACAGAGCTACCTTTTGCGGATCTCCAAGTTTGTTTTTATCGTGAGTTGTTATGTGCTCAGTCAAAGTATCTACGATAACAGATTTACCCATCTTAACCCCTGCACCAAAGTAATACCCCTCGCCTATACGTCTACCTAACGTAACTTTAGTAAGGCTTTTCCAAGGCCAAGGTTTACCTAGTGTAGGTAACTCAATAGCTTTATCACGGATTTCATCATATTTAACAAAACCTTCAGGTGTAAACTGGATCGGCTTCATTAACGTCCAATAAAACTCTTCCTCTCCAAGTTCTTCCCAAGCTTCGCAAGGGTCTTTATCTTCAGGTAAACTCACAACTTTGATATCTGGTAGGAGTCCATACACATTTGCCGTTGCTTCTTTACCCTTAACAATACCTTTTACTTTTTCATCGGCCGTTGCAGAATCGTTGTCAAAACATAGTATGTTTTCTGGGAACTTTTTCAAGTACTTTAAGTTATGTTTTTGGCCTATATTTTGAACTGCTGTAGCCGTACCGTTAGATATTGAAACAACACTTGGATTCCCAGAGGGATATTTGTTTTTTAGAGTTTGCCAAACAATCATGGCATCAAATTCACCTTCTGTGATCCAAATCTTCTTACCTCCAGTCTTATTGGATGCGTGAGTGCCAAACAAATCACATTTTATACCTTGATAACCAACCACATCAAAATGTCCTGCCTGCTGTTTAGGTTTTGTTAAATCTCTTTTCTTAAAACCTACAAGCTCTCCGTCAATGTGGTAAGGGAAGTAATAGGCGATAGGAGTTATACCGTCTTTACCACTGTAAGCAGTTCTAACACCGAATTTCTCTGCAGTTTTCTTACCGATACCTCTACTATCGATCGCATCACAAGGGTAATTTAATATGTCCTCTAAAGTCTCTTTTGTGTAAGTCATCTTCTTATTACCCCCTGTTCTTTTGTTCTTATAATAACCATCAGAATTTCCCAATTTCCATCTCCTCTAACTTTTTCAAACCGTCACTAGCCTCACAAGCTAATCTATCCGCTAAGTCATTCATTGGGTGGTCGGAATGCCCTTTTACCCACTCCCATTCTACAGAGTGATATTGGCAAAGCTTATCTAACTTTTGAATAAGGTCTTTGTTCTTAACATCCTTACCGTTAGCCGTTTTCCACCCTCGCCTTTTCCAACCACTCAACCAAGTTGTCATACATTGTATACAATACTTGGAGTCCGTTATTAACTTCACATTGCAAGGCTCCTTTAAAGACTCCAATGCTAAGATACATGCTGTGAGTTCCGAGATATTGTTAGTCCCTTCAGGTATAGGATGCGAAATCTCTTTCATTTTACCTTTATACAACAAAACAACTCCTGCTCCACCATGATACTTAGTTTTGTCCTTTATTTGTTTTATAGCACTTCCGTCTGTGTAGGCTACAACACACTTCCTCTCCCCACTCACAACTCTCTCCCCAAAACACCCACACAATTATCCAAACTCCCTTCCACAAAACATTCCTTCACGACAACAAACCCTTTCTCAAGTAAACTTCTTGCTGTAAGGGTTGTGTAAATTCTTGCACAAGTGTTGTCCTTGTAATAACTAAAACTCTGTTTACCATTATCCATTTGGAACACATATATTATTTTTCCAAAAGATATCTGTATAAGCATAGTTTTCTGAGCACTGGTTAATTTATCCATCAAAACACCCTCATATCAAAACTATAATTTATCCGATGACATAACGCTTTTGCAGATTGTCTATCTATTCCTAATAAATCAGCAAATTGTTGGTGTAAATCTACTCCTTCTGCAATTAACAGATTTGCCTTAGGTTGTTTATACACTTTAACAAAAGCTAATATCTGTTCATCATTAATAAAAGTATAATCCATCTTGCTCTACCTCCTTTTCTTCGTAACAACTGTTCATATGATCATACCACTCATCAAACTCTTCGTAAAGACTTTTATACTCACCTGATATAATGTAAGGCTCGAACATTTCAAAAAGGTTTTCTATCTGACTTTCATAGTTCTTCAGTTCCGCTGTACCTTTTACATGCAACAAATCATCTTCTGCTTCAATCATTTGAACACTTGTAAACCACCCTTTCCGACCATTATTAAAGAATTTGTAATCTTTAAAATGAGGAGGGTAAATCTTATATGTAAAGTGTTCACTTTCGCTGTGTGGTTCTTTCAGCCACTCAATAAGTTCTATCAAGTTGGTATCTTTCTGCAATACTAAGTCATACTTGAGTTCCGTATACATACCCATCTCTATCCTCCAATCTTCATAACAACATTATGTACCATTGCCAAATATTTTTCAGCAGCACGTTCCCATAATAAATCTTCCACTTGTTTAATGCAAACTTTAATATCTCCATCTTCTTCTAAATCAGATAATTTTATGTCCAACCTCTTTGGTAGGAGATCATAAGCATCCACATAAACCTCTATAATATAATTACAGAAAGACCAATCTACAGCAAGGAATTCATCTTCAAGTATACCTGTGATAACACCTTTTGTGATATCAGGGCAACCACTTTCCGTCTTTTCCAACCCAATCATCTTCGCCAATTCTACTTTATTCATTACCACTCTCCATAAGACGACCCCACTCTTCACTTAAAATCTTCTCTACAGATTCTCTGTGGTATTTCAATTGTGACAAATGATTCCATAAAACAGGATTCACTTCCACCTTAAAGAACTCTGGAGCAATGTCCTTAAACCCTTCATCAAGATTATAATACTCTTGAATCATTAATATTTCATATTCGTTTGGTAACTTACTCATCACCTACCCCTCTTTCTAAAACAGTATTTTTATAAGAGTTTAGATCCCATTCAGTTGGGTCACCTTTACACCAAACACCTGCCTGACCTGAAAAATATTCCGACATATAATTTACAGTACTCCCTTTCTCAGCACAAAGCTTTTCAGCATAATAAATATCTACACCATCGATTGTTTGCCAAAAACAACCTGACAAGGATAGTACTCCTGCAGTAATAATTGACATCTTAATTTTACTCATAACAAATATTTCCTCCGTCTATCCACTATTTTAATATATTAATACCTATCTTTAGTGATTGTCAATCACTAATTAGACAAATTTGTATTTATTTAAAATAATGTTATAATTAAGTATAGGGTGCAGGGAAAGCAGAGCTTTCTTTACGTCACCACCCTGATACTTGGTTAATCCTGTATAAACCACTAGGTTTGATTAGGTTCGAAACTGATCACTATAAACGCTTAGAGGCAAAGCCTCAACGCTTAGGACTGAATCCGTTTAGTGGATAGCGTTAGCTATCTTCAGTATGTGGCATCACAATTTTCTTGACTAGCCAAATCTTCTAATACTTGTTGTATTGGGTGAAGTTCATCCCATCTTAAAGGGTGTTTAATTTCCATTCTTCCTCCATACACTCTTTCATTCTTAAAGTTGTAGCATCATTCAAATACCAAGTATCAAAAGGTAGTTTACCTTGTTCACGTTCACTTAGTTCCAAATTAGCTAACCAAATCTTTGCATTAGTAAGGGCTGTGAAATTAGGATTACCCTTCCCTTTACCAATTGTATTATAATCAATAATTTGTTGACATTTTTCTCTTGTTACAATCACACCCACCTCCTCCAAAATTTCCAATCTTTATAAATAATCTGCCCGTTAAAGTGTACCTCTTTGAACCGAGATAAATCTTGGACAGAATAACCTTGCTCATAATATGTATCTTGGTCAGTTGTTGTATAAAGTTTACCACTGTGAATTAATTGTTCACACCAAAAATGTTCCACATTATGTCCGATAATAATTCTTGAAACATTAACAATACCTGTCCAAGTTATAGTTGTCAAGTAAGCATATTGTTTTTCACTAGTATCATTTTGCATAAAACTTTCCTTTGTCACAATAATTGCATGGTAACTTCTGAGGTTTTTGCCAACGGTAAATTGTCATTCCGTCTAGTTTATATCCTTCAGTGTATCCTTTATCTTTGCAGTGTTTACATTTTGGTTCACTCACTCTCCCACTCCTTAAACTGTTCTTCCAAGAACTCTACTGCATAAGGATCATTTGTTTGGAAACTACTATTGGAAAGCAATTCTTTGCAGAAACCCTCCAATACAGAAAATTTATCTTCAACAGGTGTTTTTGCCGAAGGTAGTTTATCTTTATAGTCTCCCCATTTAGGATTCCAATCTTTCCCAATAATCAATCGTGCTCGCCAGTCTGACATATCCGCATAACGACCACTTTCATCAACAATAGTTACACTTACAGAATCAATTCCATCTACATGACGTTCAATCTGTTCTTGGATTTCTGCTGCTTGTGAAAGGCATTCTTTGATGGTACGTGACATACCTCCCATACTAATACATCCAAAATCACCTGCACTTTTAGGAGTGAGTTCTAAAGTAAAATCGAAACACACCATTTTTGTCATCATAATAACTCATCACCTTCTTCCTCCACTATCAATACATTTCTTGCACATCACTTTATCAAAAGCTTTCCCCGTTAACAAGGAACTCTTTCCACAATAGTCACATTTTCTTCTAACACTCACTATTGCTAAGAGGAAAACTGTTATACAAATAAGAGCTACGATACTCATATTACATTCCCAAAGCTGTCATAAACATTCGGAAAATAAAGGATGCCACAACTAAAAATACCACTATCACTACAGGTAGTGCAAAGAATAAAATAAATGTAGTACACACCTTATCACTTAAATTATCTTCGTTGTGGTAACTTATAACTAAGCATATACAAAACCATACGCAACCTATAATAGCAATACTTTGCTCATCCATCACACAACCTCCAACCTATTCACTTCAGCAAGCTTCTCTTTTGCATCTTCAACCTCTTGTTCAAGTTCACGGATCTCTAACTTCAGATTACGAACCTTGTCAGCATATGTATCAATAGTGAAACGACAACGTTGTGTGATACGAATCTTCTCTTCTTTGGTGATAGTTTTAACATTACTCATCAAATCTCTCCCTCTTTAATCATCTTAACGATTTTACTAATTTCTGCAGCAATTCCTGTTTCTGGCAGGGTGTCTGTATTATGGATAAGCTCACCATCTCGGTATACATATAAACAATGACCATATTGCTGAATGACACAATCCTTATAAATTTGAATATTGTGCATCTACCTTCCCTCCTCAAAACGTTCTTCCGAAATAACACCTATATCACTATTCATACACTCCAAAACTACCTCACTAGGATAATGTCCATGAGTAGATTTAAAATCCTCTTGAACACTTACTCTCAGCCAATCCTTTGCAAGAGCTTCACCTTTATCAGTCCACTTCTGAGGAGGTAACTCTACCTCAATCCCAATCTTCTTGTCAACAACTTTCACTTTAAAAATATATTCTTTCACACATCCTCCTCAAACCCTCTCAAACACTCCTGACGCTTCTTATGTTTCTTTAAGGAACGTTCGTCCTTTCCACAAGAGATATCCTCTCCAGAAGCTTCCTGCTTACTAGAATTAATCTTTTCTAGTATGTTTTCCTTAAAAGGTTTATATGTATCCCCTTGTTCAGCCATCCCTGCCAAATAAATCATCCCTTTCTTAGACAACACTTTCAGCATCTCATATTGCCAAGCGTTATACTTTCTTTTGAGGTAGGACATTATTTGCAAGTTCTTCTTTGCAATAGAAAGTTGACTCTTGAGAGCAGTGTTATCTTCTTCAAGTTCACGGATTCTCTCTAGGTAATGTTCGTTCTTCATAGACATACTCATTCTCCTACAATTTAATTGTTTCAAGGTTATTTGTCTTCAATTTACGCATCAGTTCTTCAAATGTCAAGTCCGAAAGTTCATCCCCATCAGGGTTTATTTTCTTGAGCTTATCTTCTGAACAAGCGATAATATTCCCCTCTTTAGTTGTGAATGGTAAGAACCAACCAAATTCGTAATCGTTTTTTAACGGGTTATAATATTTACTAGATTCATTCAGTACAAACCTCTTACCTAACAAACTCTTGTTTTTGTGCTGATGAACATAAATAATCTCCACCAAATCACCTTTCTTGAATTTCATTATTTCTTCCTCCAAAGTTTCTTATTTTGTTGCTGCTTCACCCAAAAATGTTCTTCTTCTAGTATACCGTCTTTTGGTAGAAGGAGTGTAACCGAGTCACATATCAATCCTTCTTCAGGAATACCTACAACCACTACCTCTTTTCCCGCAACCTTTAGTGCAGTAATAATATCTTCTGAGTAAACAACATCCTCATCTGCTGTAAAACTTACATAAATCTTTTCTTCGTACATAATTATTTCCTCCAATCAACTTGCCAACAAATCTATCTCACAAATATTCCTGTGTCAAATATTATTTTCGGTAAACTTTAATTTACTTATAAATGTTTTGTAAGAGGTATTCCTCTTAAAGTAAAATATATTTTCCCAAGTAAAGTTGTTGACAAGGAGAATATGTTTGGTAAGATGTGTCTTGTTGAAACGAATTAGGAGAGTAAATAATGATGAATAAACAATTAATACACAACAGCATACAGTGCCCTGATGGAACTATCCTTGTGTCTAAACACAGGTATGATTTTAAACAGCACATTCAAGAAGATGGAAGAGAGTACTTTGTAGATGGAGGAGTAGATTATCAAAGAGTAGGTCACTCCGATGACGAGTGGATTAATCTATCAGTGTATGTAGGTGATGCACATGGCAAAATTAGAGAAGTTTTCACTTGGACTAGACAACTAGACGCCAACGGAAATGTATTACCAGAACCAGAAGTTGTTTTATTAAAAGATATTACTGATGACCACCTGAACGCTTTGGTAGAATGGACTCTTGACGGATATCCTGATTATATCAATAGTGTTTTTGTTGAAGAAGTTAACTGGAGAAAGGGAGAATAAGTAATGAATATCAAAGAATTTTACACAGCAAATTTTAAGCAACAAGTGGAAGAAAGAAATAAACCTATCGACACAACTCAGCTTCAATTAGATAGTGTCCAACTATTTATGGAACAACTTGGGTATAAATTGCACCACCCTCAAAAAGATTACCCTTCTCTATGGAAAGGTTTTATTAGAAAGGTTGATATTGAAGGCGTGTTGTTACCAAAGTGCCTGAGTTTTCAATACACCTGTCGTTTACATAACGCTGTTACAGAGAAAGAGTACCAGTTTACAGGTGCAGTAGCTAATTTCCCTGTAAACGTACTTATTTCCGCTTGCAAAGCTAAATTAGTTGAAAAAGTTTATTTACAACGAAAAGGTAAAAGTGTTAAAGTACAACAACATTGGGTAAAATTAGTAGATTAGGAGATGCTTATTATGAGTAACAGGTTAGATATTAAGATTTTAGGTGTGACTGTATGACATCATTTCAATATGATCAGTGAACATACGAAAGATAAGGGTAATTTAGATTGGAACTTGTTAGTGAATAGTGGTACACAGATTGTAACAAGAGAAGTTTGGGGGCATACTTATGAAATTGTTTTTAGTTATTGCCCTTATGAGGAAATTCTTATAGCAGAGTGTGTAAGATGAAAATTAAACAAACATACGTCAGAACCTTTAACCCTGCAGAAGCCTCCTATGCAAGTATCAGGACTGCAGCATGGTATCCTGTCACAAAAGCTGGTGTTTGGGGTGGAGGTAGAATAGTCAATAACAATGGCGAGGTATATTATATAGATTTGCATAGTGTAGAAGTATGCCCTTATTGGGAAATTAAAACTGTGGAGGTGGAGTTGTGAAAATGAAACACTTCCTTACAATATTACTTATCTTCTCAGGAATGTCTATGGCAAAAGATTGTTCTAAGTGGTATGATTTATCAGATGAACAAAGATATCGTCTCCAGTGGGCATATAGCTATGGTAAACAGTATGATCTAGGGTGGAGTATGTCTTCAATAGCGTGGCACGAATCTAAGGCAGGGGTGTATAAAGTCAACAGTAATTCTCAAGACTATGGCATCTTCCAAGTGAATATTACTACGGCAAGCGACATCTTGGGGGTGTCAGGTTATTGGAATAAGCAAGCCCTTATTACAAGAATGGTTGTTGATGATGAGTTTAATGCTTACTTAGCTCTACACGTATTGCAACATTTCCAGAAAACAAGAAAGTCTTGGAAGAGTGTTATTAGGTCATACAATGAAGGTAACAAATGGCTAAGGGATGAAAAATCTTCAAAGAAAAGTCTTGACTATTACCAAAAGATACGTAACAATGTGGTTACTTTGAGACAGTGTAGTGGATTTTAAGGGGAGCAAATGTACCACTTAGCAATAAAACAACTTTACAAACAACAATCTGAACAACAGAAAACTTTAGAGGAGAAATAACTTATGGCGGATTATGATTACAACTTAGCAAAACAAACTATTCAGAAATATTCAGACCTACTGGAAGAAGCATCGCTTGGTATGGCAGAAGATTGGTTTTGGACAGCAGAAACTGTTTACGAAGAAGGTGTGTTTAAAATTAATTTAGATGAAGAAAATCTAATGATTGCAGGTATCGGGGGATCTACTTGGGCAACACCTACATTAAGCTTAAAGTTTAAAGATGGCTCGGAAAAACTACTACCTTGTTATACAGGTGAAACAGATATTACTAAACGTCCTGAATGGTTAGAATTAGGTTGTTTGTCACAGCCTTGCCAAGATGAAATGGATAAGAAGCTAGGTAAGTACTTAAACTAAAGGAGAAATAGATTATGGAATTCTTGAAATACCTGTACTTTAGTTTTAACCCTTTCCACAAACCAAGATTTAAAATTGGTGACAAGGTGCAAGAGAAGCCTAAGATTGTTTTTGAGGAGGAGGTTGTAGATTACAAAAAGATTCGCACAATAGCAAATATCTCCACTTGTGGAAAACATTATAAACTTTATGATTTTATGGAATGTGAATCAAAATCTTCTGTAGCTTACACCGATGCAACACACCGACTAGTTGAGGAGGAGAAATAATATGAATTTCAAAGAAAAACTGCAGTCAATCTACACAGCACCTTCTGAAGAAGAGATCCTTGATATGCAAGACTTTCTTCATCGACACGTAGAATATTGTTTTAAAGAGGGTGTTGATTCAAGAAGAATTCTTATTTCAAGTGAAGAATTTATGAGGAATGATATTGACTCGAAGAAGTTTATCAAGTATCTTGAACAGGAAGATATCGAGCACGAAGTTGGTAGGACAAATGCTTTGAGTAAAATTGAGAATGTTGTGATTGATTTGGAGGTGTAAGAGATGAGTACAGAGAAGAAATATTTATCAGATGGTCGTAAAGTTGTAGTTATTGGCTCTATCAACAAAACAGAATATATTGTGCAAGAGGTGTATGTTACTGAGGATGGTAGTGAGATCCCAAGTGGTGAAAACTTTACAGCAAAGAATCTTCTTGATGAACCAGCTAAATCTTGGAAAGAGAAAGAAGCTGAGAAAATTGAGAAACAATTAGAGGATTGGAAACTTGAGAAAAAGAAGCTTGACACGGAGATCCGTAACCTTAAACAAAAGCGTCTTGCACATAGTACCTTATTACAATCAAATGAGAAGTTTTTAGAATTGTTCGAAGGTTGTGATACAGAATTTATGGCTGACCTAATGACAGGTAATATGAAATATGTTATGCCTAAAGAGGATGCTTATTCACGTTTCGAAGTGAAAACTTTTGAAGAGGCAGTATATCGTTTTGAACGTCAATACTATGATGATGTTTATACTTTTGAAGGTATTCGTATGATTTCAGTAATGGCCGCTAAAGGAAGTAATTACCCTTCAGATAGAAAGTTTCATGCAAAGATTCACACTTACCAAGATGGTAGTGGTGGTAGTCGAGAACACGATTTCTTCAAGGACTTGGAATCTGTTAAAGAGGAACTTACTAAACGTATGTATAACCTTTTAAAGGAACGTAACAAGAAGAGTGATAAACCTTCTGCAACCACGCCTCGGACAACATTAACCTTTAAAGAGATTGCTGATCTTGAAAAGTGGATTATTGTTCCAGAGGAACTAAAGGAAGCTTCTAAAGAAGAAGATGTTCGTTTGGCAAAGGTTCGTTATGAAGAAGCTATTAAACGTGCAGAGGAGCAGTTTAATAAAGAAATTGGGGAGGTGTAGAGTATGTGGCTTAATTTATTTTTAATTTATGTTGGAAGTGTATTAATCTTGCTGGGGATGTTGAAACTTAGTAATAATAGTGATACTTTCCGAGAGTGGAGTTGTATTGGTCATAACGATAATTATAATACGTTGGTTAATACTTCTCTTGTTCCTGTGATTAACACTTTTATGTGCATAATTATTGTGATGGCAGCTTTAATTAATACAGCTTTCAAAAGTGGATTTGGTAGTAAGATTGGCAATTTTATTAAGAAGATTGTGGAGTGAGTATGAACCTTTTAAACACATATAAAACTAATCTCTGCAGAAATGCTTTGGAACACTGGAGGGTTTATGGCTACAAGTAAAGTATTTACTAAAGGGAAGAGATACTTCTCGGAAAAGTATGGTTGGGCACAGATTGTTGAGTACAGAGATAAGTATGACGTACTTATAAGATTTGATAGGACAGGTACTATATCTTCTGTAACTTGTGCTTCGTTAAGAGGGTGTTCTTTTCAGGATCTCAACCAACCTACCTTACTTGGTGTAGGTTACAGAGGTTATGGGAAGTACTCTACGAGAAGTTCTGATAAGAACGGTAAATCAAGTTCATACCTCTACTGGCAAAGGATGTTAAGACGTTGTTATGACCCCAAGTGTGCTGATTATAAAGATTATGGTGCGAAGGGTATTACTGTTTGTAAAGAGTGGCATAACTTTCAGAATTTTTCTGAGTGGTTTTATTCTCAAAAGAACCATACAAGGAAAGGTTACCATTTAGATAAAGATCTAACTGTTAGAGGTAATAAGATCTATTGTGCAAAGGCTTGTAATTTAATACCCGCAGAGTTAAACATTATGAATATAGATAAGATTGCAAAAAAGTTTTCCGTTAGTTCAGCAGGTAATTACAGGTTCAGTTCTAGGGAAGGTGGGTATTACTCTTCTTACGAAGAGTGTAAAAAGGAGTATACTAAGTTTAAAAGAATTAAACTGGGAAACCTGATAATTAAAAACTATGAGGAAGGTTTGATACCTTATGAAGTTTACAAGAATCTTCTATTTATATTGAATGATAATTTTCCCTCTGAAAGTGTAGATGAGTTTTCTTTATGTAATATGGACACACCAGAAGATACGGTGAAAGATATTATAGATCTTTTACCAGAAGTTAATGCACCAGAGGGGTGTTACCATCTTTTGAATAAACTAGTGGGTAAGGTTGAATGGGATAACAAACATTATAAATAACCTCAAAAACTAATTGCTTTATTGAAAGAGGTTCTTCATACTAGAGTCTCTTTCTTAATAATACAATTCATAAATAGATAAGTTTTTACAGGAGAAAATTATGAAACAATTTAATGAAGATTTTTACACTGCAGATTTTGACCAAGAAATGGTTGATTTCTTACTAAGAGAGGGTCATGCTGTGACAGGTCAACAACAAACTCTGAAACCAGATACGAAGGATAAATATTTAAAATACAGTAAAGCTGTTGGTTGTTTTTGGACAGACAGTTTTGGTGTGTTTAAGTTTAGACACCTAACAAAACAACAATTTAAGGAGAAAATCGGCATGACAGAAAAATCATCTGAAAAGAAAATCAAACATTGGTTAGTGGAAACTTTACCAGAAAATACTACCTGCCACCCGAAGAGTTTTATTGCAACTAACCTGAGCGAGTCTGGTTCAAGTTTCTACGGAGAAAAATCTACAGGTGATTGGTTCGATTGTTACAAACTTCGTTGGAAATATACCCCTGTTTACGAAGAAACTGTTTCTCAAGAAGATTATTCTCAAGATAACCCTTTCACAAAGAGTATGCTTAAGAGTGGTCAAGTTGTGGACCTTAAAGAAGATTGTGTTCATAATAGGGGTATTGTGATTGAAGACAAAATATTATTTGAAGATGGGATTCTAAGTTTAGATTCTTTTACCTCTGATTTAGAATTTAAAGATGAATGGATGCGTGAGTTAGGGATAATCAAGGTTTTTGTTACAGGAAGACATTTCGGACTAAGAGACCTATCTTCTGGAGAAAACCTCACACTTATCTGGCAACGAGAAACTCCTGAGCAAGCACAGAAACGCCTCAAGAGAGAGGAACTTGAGAAGAAAGTGTGTTTGCTTAAAGAAGAGCTTAAACAGGCTGAGAATGAATTGAAGGAGGTTTGATATGTGGTATATTAAGAATGAAGAAGGTTTGTATTATGCAGGTTATACTAACGGATGTGTAATTTGGAAAAGTCATTGGTCGAGAGCTTATTACTCTGGAGATATGGGTTACCTTCACGGAGTGGTAGATACTTTGACAGAGGTCATTGGTTTAGAAGGTTTAACAGTGGAGTGGGAAGATGAGTAAAACATACCATACAGTAGTAAGACGGACTTTTATAAAAGATGGCTTATTACAAGAAGAATATAAACGCTTAGAAGATGACTATTATGAGAGTGCAGATTACTATGAAAAATATTACTCTGATTCTTGGAGTTATCCTGATACAATAAGTGCTGTTGTAGTTAATCAGTTTGTTACAGAGGATAGTGATGATGAGTAAAATTAACGCACTCTCCCATCAAAATGAACTTATCTTTACAGACCACCCTTACACAATAATCAACTGGGATAGAATGGCAGGTGCAACAACAGGTATGTTCTTGAAATGGATATGTTCTCAACAAAGCGTCTTGATGGTAGATGAAAGGGATGTAAGATTTTATACGTGCTGTTACTTCTTGAAGGAGCTTGGTTTAGAGTTTAATGTTGGCGGAGATAGAGTATACGGGTACAGAAGAATTATTTTGAAAGACACTTTGTTGTCGATAGATTTTTACAATTACAAAAGTTTTCTTGAGACAATACACTATTTACGGCCAAATCAAACTCTATGGTTAATTGATAATGTTGATATGTATTTCAATGATAGAGAAGTGGAATCGATTATTAACAGGCTTAATTATAAGCAACAAATTGTATTTTCTTGTGACAGGAATAATCTTGGTTGGAGACATTTAGAATACAATCGTGGTGAAGCAGTTTTTGATGACAAAGGTAATCTTGTTGTAATGGAGTATTCTTGGGATAGGTGTCTTATTGATTGGAAGCATAATGATCTGAAGAGACATTTTGCTACAAAGGTAGGAGAGGAATTTTATAAGATGGGAGTGAGGGTGTTATGAGTATACGCCAATAATGGAGCTATGCAGAGGGTATAAAAACACACTTAACTTATTGAATCTTATAAAGAAAATGACCTCTCTGAGATTTGAAATCTTCTATAACAGAGTGCTGTTAGGCATTTACGACAGTAAAACCTCTTTTAAAAGGGTGATAATATTAAAATCAGGTAATTAAACGTAATTAAGGAGCTTAAGGTATGATTTTTAAAAAGGATAAATGGTATGTTTATTTCTTCAGGAGTGGTAAAACACATAACTATAAAATAGGTTATTCTAAAAACCCTCATCAAAGGTGGATAGACCTTCAAACAGGTAATCCATACTTAATATATCGTATAGGGTATATAGAATTACCTTCAGAATTTTTGGCTAGAAAGGTTGAGAGTAGGTTGCACAGTAAGCTGACAAAGAAAGGAAAACATGTATTAGGTGAATGGTTTTGGTTAAAAGGTGAAAGCATTCCTAAACTTATTGAATCTATTGGTTCAGACCCTAAAAGCTTTATAGAAGATGATTCTTAACCCCAATCCAATTTTTCACTTGACAGTTATTTCTAGAGAGTGTAACCTTATTGGCAAGTTAATTATTGAGGAGAATAATTATGAATCGATATACGCTAGCTAGAGACTTTTCTAACTATATCACCGACCTTTGTAAGAGATATAAAATAATTAATAATGATGTTGGAATAAACGTCAACTTTATTTTTGAAAAACACCTGATGGATAGGATTATAGATAGGAAGATAGAAGATACAACAGTAAAGAGGTGTATTGAGAAGATTATAAAATTCAAAGTTTGCGAGCTTATATATCTTTGTGAATCCTCAGGAAAAGACCACACTAGGGTTTTGTGTAGGTATAGAGATTATGTAGTAGGTGTGACAATGTGTAAGACTCGTAACGGTAATTACCGAGCAAAGATAAACACTATCTATTTAGAAAGAAAAAGAGTCAATGGGCGAGAAATAAGTACTTTTGAAATAGATATTACAAACTAATTAAAATATTAACATTAAACTTATTAGGAGAGAGAAAATGACAAATCCAACAAACTACAAGTTCCACAGCACTAATCAATTCCGCAATGTTGTGAAGAACATTAAACACGCATCACAATATAAAGGTTTTAATGCAGAAAAGAATGAACCTATTATTGATCGTAATGCTGTTGCACCAAGACTATCCTACATCGGAACAGTAAAACTGCACGGTACAAACGGTTCTGTTGTAAAACATGAAAATGGGGATATCAGTTTCCACTCAAAGAATAATCTTCTAGGTTATATCCGTGACGGAGAGTTTACCCTACTGTCTGACAATGCTGAGTTTGCACAGTCAATGTTTAGACGTAAAGAAGAACTTGAAGATATTATCCGTGTAGTAGAACGTAAAGTAAAAGGTTTATATGGTGAAGTGACCTACCCTTTCAAGTTATCAGGAGAATATTGTGGTCAAGGAATCCAAAAAGGTGTAGGTATTTCTTACCTCGATAAGCGCTCTTGGTTTATCTTTGGTGTCAAGGTTGGTGAGACGGATCAGGAAAACAAGATAGGTTGGTTAAGTGTAAGTCACTTAGAAGGGATCACTGATAACTCATCTCACGAAAAAGGTATTTACTCTATTACAGATTTTCCAGTATTCAAGGTTGATATCGACTTTCAAAATCCTGAATACAGTCAGAACAAGTTAGTAGAGTTTACAGAGATGGTTGAGAACTGTTGTCCTGTAAGTGAAGTTCTTGGTCTTAAGAATAGTGATGGAGAGCCGCAACGCCTTGGTGAGGGTTTAGTTTGGACACCTGTTAGTGAAGATTATTGCTATGACTCGGGTAACTTTTTCAAAACTAAAGGTAAGAAGCACTCTGTATCTAAAGTTAAATCTGTAGCTGCAGTTTGTCCTGAAAAGCTAGAGTCTATTCAAAAGTTTGTTGAATATAGTGTTACTGATAACCGATTAGAACAAGGTATTCAAGAAGTAGGTCTTGACCAGAAACTTATCGGACAGTATATTGGCTGGGTAAATCGTGATGTCAACAAGGAGGAAGCAGATACTTTAGAAGCTTCTAATCTTACAATGAAAGATGTTGGTAAGAAGATTAGTGATAAAGCTCGTCAGTTCTACCTTGATAGGTTAAACAATAATTTTTAAATAAACACTTTACAAAAGAAGCTTGGTGAGGTATGATTCTTATCAAGCTTTTATTTTATGAGGAGAATAATATGGAAACTTTAAAATTTTTAAACAAATTTGGGATTGAAAAACTACAGGAAGAATTCGCAATCAAGGTAAGTGTTGATGAGCGTTTCCCTGATTTATACGTACTTAATTACAATCAAATAGATTCACCTAAAAATCATCCTATTGTTAAAGAATGCCGTTCTTTAGTAGTAGGTAGTGAAGATGGTGTAAGTTTTAATACAGTAAGTCGAGCTTTTGATCGATTCTTTAACCAAGGTGAAAATGGTGAAGATTTTGATCTATCTAAGGTGAAACTATGTGAAAAGGTTGATGGTAGTTTGGTAAGTGTGTTCTATACAGAAAAATATGGTTGGCTATACCGTACCAAAAGTATGATTATGCCAGAACTAAGTGCACAAGGTTGGGATCGTACTTGGAAAGATCTTATTGAAACCTGTTTAGGTTGGAAAGGTTTCGACATATCTTTGCTTGATCCAGAGTACACTTATATCTTTGAAGTGGTAGGTCGTGAGAATCGAGTAGTGGTGAATTATAAACAAGAGGAATCTTACCTCCTAGCTGTACGAGAAAACCTCACAGGAGCTTATAAAGAAGCTGTAAACACGACTTTTAAGCAATCCCGTACATACTCATTTAACTCCACAGAAGAATGTATGAAGAGTTTGAAAGAGTTACCCAATCTTGAAGAAGGTTATGTTGGGTATATTGATAATATACCTGTTGTAAAAATAAAGTCACCTCAATATTTGGCCGCACACCGATTACGTGGAGAAGGGTTAACTCCTAAACGTATTATTGAAATGGTAGTTATTAATGAATATGATGAATACTTTGCAGTATTCCCTGAAGACAAACCTCATTTTGAAAAATATATTAAAGCTTGGGGAAGGTTACATGAAGTAGTGGTATTACAATATGAACAAAACAGTCACATAGAAGATAAGAAAGTGTTTGCACTTAACATTAAAGACCTTTTCTTTAGTGGAGTGTTGTTTCAAGCAAAACAATCAGGTAAAGAAGTGTTGAAAGTCTTGCATTCACAAAAGACTTCGTTTAAAGTGAAGCTACTTGAGACAGCTATTAAAAATGGTTATGAAGAAGGAGTGACAGAATGAAAGTAATTATTACACAAGGTTGTAGTGCTTCAGGTAAAACTTATTGGTCTGAGCAATTTGTAAAAGATAATCCTGATTATGTAAATATTAATCGAGATGACATTCGCGGTGAATTGTTTTGTGATGGTGGACTTGATTGGTCAAAATATAAGTTCACAAAAGGTAATGAAAACAAGGTTACTGAAGAACAAACACGGTTGATTGAAGAAGCCGTGTTGCAAAGTAAGAACATTATTATCTCAGACACAAACCTTAATCAAAAGTATCTGGATAAGTATGAAGAAATGGGCATCTTGAAAGGGTACGAATTTGAGTATAAAGTATTTGAAGAAGATTTATTAACACTTTTAAAACGTGATGCTTTGCGAAAGAATGGTGTTGGTTATGAAGTTATTACTTACCAGTATGAACAGTTTTGTAAGATGTTTAAATCTGGACAACATCATACCTTCTCAGAAGACAAGGAAGATGCAATGATTATTGATGTAGATGGTACAATTGCAAAAATGGTTTCTCGAAAACCGTTTGATTGGGATAAGGTGGGTGAAGATGAACCTCGTAAGGAAATCATTTCTATGGTAAAAGGTTTGTTGTACGAAGGATACACCCCAATATTCCTATCAGGTCGGGATAGTTGTTGTATGAACCTCACACAAGAATGGATTGAGGTACAATTTCCAGAGCTTGAAGGACATTTTACCTTACTGATGCGCTCTGAAGGAGATATGCGAAAAGATGTTGTAGTTAAAAAAGAAATCTTTGATAGGTATATTGGTCATCGTTACAATGTACGTGTTGCAATTGATGACCGACCTAGTGTATGTCGTATGTGGAAGCATGAACTCGGTTTAAATGTTGTTAACGTAGGAAACCCTTATCTAGAGTTCTAACCTCTCCTACAGCCTCTCTCCTTCACACAGAGAGGCTTTCTCCTCAAAGTAATACAATCACCCTCCAAACAGTTTTATCACCTCACAATTGTTCCTAGAGGCTTATATAGATAGGGAAATGATGTGATTTTTATCCCGCAGATTATTCAGACCTCGATAAAAGATCCATTTCCCAAAAATTCCAACTCGATAAGATTTTTATTCCACAAATTATCCTAGAAGCAACTAAGTCAATTTCAAAAGATCATCCCCCAGATCTTTCTAGAGAAATCAAATTTCATTTCCCAAAAGATATCACTCCCAACAAAGGGATTTTTCTATAGAGGGAACTATTTTCAGACAGGATATGTTATAACATAACACTTTGCTAATGAGATGTTATATCGTAACAAAACGTTTTTGTAATGTTATATTATCACAAAATAAATAGTTGGCATGAAATTTGCTTGTTGTCAGGAATGGCAGGCAGGGGCGGTGTATATCTTCAAGACTTACTCTTTACTATGTATATAAGTATATAAAAGCCTGACCAATAGATCAAGCTCTATTTGCAAAAAGTTTTAAATTATTTAAAGATGTTTTTATAAATCTTATATTGTAAATTAGAAACCTCTTTATAATACCTTTCACACTTATCTTTTATACTTTCATCAGTATGACCGTAACAGTTCACAACCTGACCATTACTTAAAGAAATTATATGAGAAGTTTTCTTCCCTTGCTTAGTTTTAAAATCCTCAAAAGTAACAACCTTCATAAAATCACCTTTTCAATAATTAATTTGTTTCAACTGGGATACATTGTATAGAAGATTCTCTTGTTGTCAATAGGGGATTTAAAATAAAATTATTTTTAAAATAGTGTTGACTTGTCGAAAAGTATCATTATAATTGAGTGCAGATTTTGAGACAAATTAATTTAAGGTTATATTATGAAGGTTACAAGGTTAGTAAGAGACTATCACCGCTACAGGTACGAGCAAAAGATCCCTTTATGTATCCGTAACAAGGTAAAAGAGATCTCTCTTCATCAAGTTATTAATGAACGTGTAGCAGAGGATATTAGACGACCGATCCCTAAATATGTGTATAACCTTATGAAGCTAGACCGAACACCTAAAAGAAAAATAGAATTATTTATAATTCATGCATTTAGTGAAAAGAATACACGATTAATACGTGTAGTTTTTAATAGGTTTTTCGGTAAACTATTGGCATTATTAAAAGAAGGTAGAATCTCAATCAGATTTTATGATGATAGAGCTTTTAAGATCCACAATTATCAATTTATTTCAAACAATAAAAAGCATAATAACTGGTATACAAAACTTAAAAATAATGTTGACTTATAAAAGCACCGTGTAAAATGGTTACCAGATTTTGAGAAAACAATTTTTAAAAGGCTATAACATGCTCCCGAACAAACTAGGTACATGCTGCCAAATCCTAGACGCTAATGGCAAACAATACAAAGATACTGTGATCGGCACTGTACAACAAGCCACACTGGACAAAATACTCGCACAAGGTTTGTTCAGTGATCATAAAGTTGTTACTTCTAACCCAGTTACTCGCCTAGACATATTACAAAACAATCAAGCCAAGTTTAAACAGTGTCATGATAAAGTGTTAACCAAGGTTAAGCAAAACCTATCAGCATTACATAAACAGCTTAAACACGTTGCACAAATGCCAGACGATTGTAAAATGTTCCGTATTAGTAGTAATCTCTTGCCAGTGTTTGATCATCCTGAATACAAGTATTTATATGATGATAAAATGATCATTATTGTCGAGTATGGGTTATCTCTTTGCAAGAGAGTTATTGATGACTATGGGATCGTTGTGTCGTGTCATCCTGATAAATTCTCAGTCATTAACAGTGATAAGGAATCTGTTCGTTTAAAGTCGTTTATTACCTTAGAATATCACCGTTATTTTATGGAACAACTCACAACTTATGATCAATCTTGTATCAATGTACACGTTAACGGCAAACTTGATCATACCCCAGAATTTGACAATGGTTTGTATCCTGAGCTTAGAAAATGGCTATCTATAGAAAATGATTGTTCTATTAGTCACGCTGGAGTGCATGAAACGTTAGCTTATTGCCAAAAGTATAATATTAAAATGGTTTATGACTTGCATCATGATTATTGTGAAAATTCGGGCACTAAAAGACATGCAGATGATGATCGTACTATGGCGAGTATAATTAACACTTGGCAAGGACAGACACCAATCTTTCATGTATCAGATAGCCGCGACCCTTTAGGGTCTACCCCTAAAAAGTTAAGCCCTCATAGTGACTATATTAATTGTGAGAAAGTTGTTCAGCGTGTTAGTGAGTTGCTAGAATTTGCTAGGATTGAGGTGGAAAGTAAAAAGAAAAATCTCAGCACATTAGATTTACGAAACAAATTATTAAATAATTAAAATTAGTTGTTGACAAGGATAGTCTATCTGCTAGTATGTATCTCAGTTAAGACAAACAATTTAAAAGGTTATGTTATGAAAAAGTTATCAGTGAGTGAAAGAGAAGTTTTAGAGAAAGAGATTATTCAATTAAGACGTCAAAACTATGAACTAGAACAAATAGCACGTGAGGCAACGGAATCTGTGAAAAATCAAACCGATCTTTTAGATAGTATGATTAAACAAAGAGATGAATTTTTAGAATTATGTAAAAAATTAGCTAAAGAATTAAATTTAGATTTATTCGATTAAACCATTGACAGGGGATCAATTTTCCCCTAATATTCTAATTGTTCCCAAGGGAATGAAGCAAAGCTTCACCGCATAGCGGCATTTACTCAAGCAAACGGGAATTATCCCAAACTTAATAAAACGAGCATATTATGAAAAACTTAAACACTATCAAACACTACGCACTACCAACAAGAACACTTGCACGTCAATTCACTAACATTTTAAAAGAGCAAGGTCATAGCACAACTCAGCCTAAAAGTAAAAATTTAGATCATTGGCTTGTATCCACCAATACCAAGTTTAAAAAGCCTACTGCAAAGAAAGTGTTTACTGTTGTTAATGGGCAAGCTATCCAAGCTTAATTTAAAATAAAGTAATTTTCTTATTGACAGCTATTAACTTTTGAATAATAATAATGGTTGTCAATTCAAAAAGATTATTTAATTAAAATATGGTGAGATTATGAGTGTATCAGAATCAATCAAAGTAGGTTTTAACTGGTCGCAAGATTGGGATCAACTATTCACAGAGTGTGAACAACAAGCACAGACAATTGATCAAGATTGGGAAAACGGATCAACACAATATAACTTTGTTGATAATAGCTGCCTTGTAATTTGTGGAACTTTTGTAAACAGTTACAACGCACAAAATTAATTAAAATTTTTACAAAATAATCATTGACAGCCTGACACAATTTGATAAACTGAACGGGCTTTCAACAAACAATCTAAATCTTAGGAAAATATTATTATGAAAACTTTCAACGCTTCTACAAATTGGCTAAACGGTGATGACAAGCACGAGCAAAAAGGCCGTGATCACTTTGCTGGGGTTCTTTCAACTCTAGAATTTTACCAAGAGCATGGAACAAGCTTAGAAGGCTACGAGCATGAAGGTAAAACCCGTAGAGATTTATTAGAAGAAGGTTTCGACCGTCACGAGGTGAAGGAAATACTGGACATAATGTACGAGTTTGAACATGGCTGTGGTTCTTTCTATAACTACGGTTTAAGCTTTGATTTTGTGGAAGCAGACGAAGAGACAGACGGCTATTATAGATTCCAAATTTGCTGGGGCGGTCCTTCTAGTGAGATCAGATTCTTTCCAGACGGACAAATAGAGGCGGTTTACATGGATTGGTTTGTTGGTGTAGGTTTTAACGTTACAACTTGGGACGCTTTCAACTGGTTAGGGAATTGGTTCAAAGAGTGCGAATGTATAGATTTCTATTCTAAAGAGATGAGCGAAGTTTGGGCAGAGGATTACAGAATCGTAAACGGCCTTTGTGAAGACGAAGAGGAATATTAATCAACAAACATTCAAACGAGGCAATACGCCCCAAACAATCTAAATTTGAAATAGGAATATATTATCATGAAAATTTCACCAATGAAAAGAAAAGTAAACCGTCTACACTCAGAAAGCTATGAGCGCGGCCTTGAACGTCAACAAGAACATAAATCTGTTAAAACGAGTCGTAACATTGCTCGAAAGAATAAACGTCTTAAAATGGCTATGGGAGCGTAAAGGATGATGGTTAATTCAATTAACGCTTTTATCAAGAACCTATTTGCAGACAAACAGCCCGAACAAGATGTAATAGTTGTTCAAAGTGTAAAAGATTTGTTTAACCGTGGTTATATGCTCAACAGTGAACAACTTTTTGATGATGCAATAGAACGCATTAAAAAGAATAGTTTAACTTTAAATATTAGTTTACCAGACAGGGAGTTAGTTTTTAAAGAGGGGGTTTTGATATGCAAAAGTTAGAAGACTTGATCGCCAGTGCTTATACTTTCTTAGAGTTTGGTAAAAGTTTTGCAAATTATCAGAGTGATTTAATAAATTTACAAGATGGACTTACAAGAGAACAATTGAGAGGTGATTGGGATATGATAAGAGCGGATTACAATCTAGTTAAAAAGTATATGACAGATACCGCCTTACAGCACGCTTATAGTTTAGTAAAGGATCACTATTAAACAAAATATTGTTAGATAATGATCTATCTATCCGTAGCCGATCATTTTCTAAAGTGGTCGGCTTTTTTGCACCTAAAATAAGCTCAAAATAAATTTTGAATTTAATTGAAATTATTTATTGACAAGGGTGCTTTATGTGATAAAGTTATACATATTGAAGCAAGGGACGTTCCCAAGCAAATTAATTGAGTGAGAAAAGGTATGAATACAAACATCATATACAAGAACGGCACAAACGGTGTGAAATGGTTCAAGGATTATTCTGCGGCTAGAAATTTCTTTTTCAAAAATCGTGATAGTGTAAAGAGTGTGACAGATAGAATGGGGAATAGAGTATAATGGATGGTGCAGAGATTATGAAAGAAGTTGAGAGGGTGAAGCAATCAACTAAAACAATACACCTTTTAAATGAATTGTTGAAAACAAAACTTGACAGCAATCAACACTACCTATTAAGTGAAATTATTAAAAGTTATGGAAAAGAGTGGGAATAATAGTTGATCTTTAAATAATAGGCGTTTACAATAGCGTCTATTGATAAAGAAGCTTTAACAAAGCAAACATTTAACAAAGAGAGAATTTTAAAATGTTACAACTTGAAACTAGTGAACTATACGAAAAAGAGCTTTTAGAGTTTTTAACTGAAAGGATGGATGATGGCTGGGGAAAACCTTTTGAGCTTTTCAGTGAAGAAGACAAAGAAACTATATTAGAAGAGTTTGCAAATTCAGCACAAGAACAATTCGAAAATCTAGGTTATCAAGAAATAAAAGGGAAGTATTTAAAAGTTGGTCAATGTGGAATTTTCGAGTTAACAGAAAGCCATTTTAACATAGTTTATGAAAGCAACATTTCAGATTATAAAAGAATGCCTTTAAAAACTTTCATTGAACAAAGTGTGTTATTTAGTGAAAATAGTTGATATTATTGTTACTTGTGATACAGTGTATACATACAAAACTTAAACAAACAAAGAGAATTTTAAAATGGAAAAATTAGTTAAAATCGACAACGTTTCAGATACAAATGAAAATGGCTTCAAATGTTTTGAAGAAACAAAGAAAGGGCAAATTCTAGCATTCAGTTTACTAATCTACATTCTATCAGCCTTCACACAAGCTTTTCATATGGGCTTTAAAATGACAGGTATGCAAGAGCAAAACCCTTTTCTAGGCATGATCAATGTGCATCAAGTGTTCTATGCAAAAGCGGGTATGATTGATTCAATTTGTTATACTCTTGGGAGGTTAACGGCTTGGGCGGTAATGTAAAAATTATCCTATGTAAAATAATTTGAAAATTAGCTTGCTTTTAATAAAAGGAACCTTATACTAAAGGCTCCTTATAATTAGATATGTTCCTTAAACAAACAAGAGAATTTAAAAATGAAAACATTCAACCAACAAGTAAATCAAGTCATGAAAACTAAATCTAAAATAGAATCCTTTTTGAATAACCTTTCATTCTCGTTATGGTGTGTTATTGGCGGAACTACTTTTGCAATGATGTTATTCGGACTAGAGATCATTAGTTTAGAAAATTGGCCTTTTTAATAAATAAAGTATTGACACAGATAACCAGTTTGCTACTATAACCTTACTGAAACAAAACAACTTAAGAGAACATTATGAAAGTTAAAAACTTAGAGTCACTAAAAGAATTAATCTTT